CCAATTGTTTTTTATTCCCAGCACCATTTGACCTTTCGTTTTGGTCTCTACCAATGAATTTACCACCACTTGCCGAGGAATAAGGTGAACTTCTATAATAAAATGTGTTAGTAGGGTCGTGGAAATAAACTAAGTCCTTACAATAGTTATAAAATGGTTTATTTTGAGTATCGAAGAAAGTTGTCATCTGAAATGGATACATATACAAAGTACCATTTATCCAATTATTCCCAAATGTGTGTGAAAATACATCAAAACATAATGCTAGATTTAGTTTTAGTCTTTGGAAAAACTCAGTTAATAAAGTGAAATCTTTAACAATTGAGATGATTGGAAAAGATACTAAATTATAACACCCAACACCATAATCAAACCATTTTCGATATCCGCCATTGTTATAGTTTTTACCACAACAACTTCCATCTGATTGGTCACAAGGTTTTAGTGAAACTGTGCCATCAGCATTAGTTACATAACACTCTAAAGGTAACGCTTTACTACACTCAGATAATGTTTCAACAAATCCACTATATCCGTTAGGAATATCTTCAGTTTCTACCTCAGAAAATGTGTAAGACACAGGTGAAGAACCTAATGAACCAGCTGAACCACTTTCATCAAATAAATAAATTGTAAAACTGCTATTTTGATGTAGCAGATAAACACCATTACCAGTAGTATTACCTGTTGATACCTGTGTTGATGATGGTAATCTATCGGTCCTCATAATTAATTTACTTGGGTTCACCATATTAACTGATGTTGTGGACGGATAGATGTTACTAATATATGCGGCAGGTATCGAACCAACTCGATACGGGAAGGCGGCACACGCTGGTTCATCTATACTATCTGTCTGTTGTATTAAATTTTGAACACAAGAACTTCCTCCCTCAAGATATTCCCCACTTTGATAACCAAAGAAACTATTGTTACCTGTACCAAAGTTATATCCTAATCGTAATGAATAATTCGTGCCACAATCACATGGTCCTTCATTAATATTTGACACAAACCCAGAACCTTGTATTTGAACCTTTGTGAAAATACCCCCAGTTTCACTTACCGCGGTTGAACTTACCGATTCACCCAATCTTGAGTAATATCTGATTAAATTACTAGTGTACCCTGAAAACGTGTTCTGAACATTGAACGTTCCATTAAAAAATATCGTACCAAAAATATCGGTAGAGTTGTTTGTTTGGAACTGGTCATGTCTAGGTAATTTTAAATTATTGGATGCTTGTATAGGAATATTTAACTTATATTCACCTGTTATTTTTAACCCGGGTTGATTATAATCATTCCAACCAAATATTCTAGATAAATCAACTTCTTGTTGTACTTTAGGTGAGTGTGGGTCAACACCTCTTTGTAATATTATTATACCTAAACCATCTCTTCCATCTAACCAATATAACGGACTCCTAACATTAGAATTTTCAGGGACGTTATATAAAGGACTTGGTGCCAATGCAATACTTCTCCAAAATTGATTAGTACAATCAGTATTTGTACCTAAGAAATTGGCTAGTGTCATATAAAATTTCATTTCATTAAGTAGATACCTATTTAAAAAATCGGGTCTACTATAATTTCTATTTAAGAAATTACTATTAACACTTGTACTATTTGGTGTTAGTGCGGTAAATGAACTTAATGTTAACCCCGTTAGAACCTGGAAATATTCCATATCAGTAGGGTAAACTAAATAGTCTGGGGTTTCTCCAGTGTAATTTATTACATAATTTACTGGACCAACGTTATTTGCTGGAGCATTTGGGTCAGCATAATTCACAGACCATATACCACCATTCGTAATCGGTGTTCCTGTTATTGAATTTGTACCTCCAGTGTTCGCAATTGTACTCCCCGTTAAATTTGGGTCACTTGATAATAAAGGATTACTAAACGATATAAGTTGACCTGTTGGGAAACTTGATATTTCTCCATTATCCACAACTAAAACAATAGTGTTATCAAAATGAAATAATCCTCCATTCCCAGATATTGTTCTTTTTACTTGATTCCTACCCACCCCACCATTTACTGGTGTGTTATTAAAGTACTTGTCTTTTAAGTTAAACATATTTAACTTCTCTGACGTAGTTAGTGAATTCGTGAAGATTATATCTTTTGAATTGTCCTCATTTAGTGATGCACTTGAGTCAAATGCTGTTTGTCTAATAGGCCCTTCCATCACATATGGTAAGTCATCCTCGGTACCATCCATATTGTAAGCGTCGGCGCTATTGAAATCGGCGAGTGGACTTGAGTTAACCGAACCCGATTTTGCCGACTCTAAATTAGAGTTAGCTTCACTTGCGACATCATTACCACTAATATCCATCTCAGTGTCTTTACAATCACATCTTTCACACCCATCACTAGTGTATAGAAACAATGGTAACTTTATATTTTTAAACCAATTATCTTTCCATTTTGTACGTTTTGGTTTATCACCACAATCCCCAGGTTCCTTACCTATCCAACGTCTAATTTTATTTATAGCTTTACAAAGTCCATAAATTAATAATTGTAATAAATACACAATTTGCATTATGACAAATATTATTGGCCATAAAAACGCCAAAATATGAGTTACAATTAATATTGGTGTAAACGCAAATTTGAAAATTGTAATAAAAAAACTTAGAATAATAAAAATCGCATCAAATCTATATTGTACATCATTAGATGGAAACTTATTAACTGAATTTTCACATTCGATGGTATTAATATTTTTAATTAAAGTTGTATTCCAAGAAAATCTTCTAGATTGGTATCTATCTAATAATTGTGATATGGTATACACTTTATTATATTGCATTTGATAGAACGTATCCTCACAATCTATGGCGTCGATAGGATTAGCATAGTCACTCCAACTCAAACTAAATGCGTATGACGCTTCTAATTGAAACTTTTGTGCTGAAATTACTTTAAAAACTAAACTGCCCTGATTTTCATTTGGAGTGGTGTATGAAATCGTGTAGTTCCCATCTTGGGATAAATTGGTTCCATTTATTACCTCGTCGTTTGGTCCTGTAATTGATAGATTTTCAAAATTACTCTTACTTTCAATTTGATATACGTATCCATTTGGTACTGATATGTTTGCAAATGCTGGTACGTCTCCAGTTGCCGCAGGTAATAATATTTCAAAAGATTCACTACCTTCATTTGCTGGGTCTGAATTAGAATTAGACCATCCTCTTTCTCGAATGTTTGGTACTAAGAAATATGCTCGTCTACTCTCTTCTTTAAGACCAGAAGGTTGTTGCCATTTAATTTTGAATCTGTATTTTCCCTTTGTTGGGATACCTAAATTTGGGTCTTCACTTAATACTTGTTCGCCAAATTCATTAGTATATACATAATCAAGGTTCATTGGGACCTCTATTAACCACGTACCGTCAGCATCTATCACTTTTCCTTCTTGTGGTAAGTCAGCAACTTCTAATATTGGATAACCTAATTCATCTTGTCTGATTGTTTGTCTGATTGCTAAAATCTGTCCAGGTCCGGGTGTTAATGCACACAATTGACCCATTTTAGATTTAACCTTACATCTTCTCTTAACTTTTCTTAAAGTATCTGTCGAGAAAATTGAACCCATGAATACCGAAGTTGGTTCAATTTTAATATTTGCAGCACCTGAAGATAAATCAAAATCAGCTCTTGTAATACCAACTTGACAAAGGTCTTCTTGCCCCCAAAAAGCATTAACTTGTACTATCTTTGTCTCATAAACAATTTGTGGTAATTCATTAAAATTATTAGAAGATTTAAATCTACTTCCGTTAAATTGACTTTCAGTTCCTCTACCCATCCTCAATAAATCTTGAGGGGTTAGTGAGAATTCACCAATATCAGATAAATCCACATTTAACACTAATGTATGTTGTCCAGGTGGTACACCATAAATCATATAGTCACCACTTTCGTTGGTTGTAACCGTATACTTATAATATTTTTGATAAAGTTCTGAGGCGATTGGGTCTCTCAATACATCTTCCCTAGTTGGAAATGTTCCTGTTGGTGTGTGTCCTGAATATGACGGAGTATATGGTAGAAGATTGTATTTAAAACCATCTTCATTTATATCTGATAATGTTCTATAAGGATAATAAGATGTTAGAATTGGGTTATTTTCATCCTCTTGTTGTAGAGGTATAAAAACCGAAACTTTACATTTTGGTAGTCCGTAACCACCATTTACAAATACCCTACCAGCAATTACGCCATAATTTGCACAACTTTTCGGATATACTTCCGATTGTCTTATTTTTAAAGATAATAACTCAATTTCTTCAAAATCTTGGTCTATCTGTATTGATATATTTTGGTCTTTTCCTGGTGTAGATTTAATCCTGAATGACTTACCCATCGAACTTTTTATTAATAAATACTTATGACCACATTTTTAAAAACGTAATCAACATAATAATAAACAGAACCGAAAATTAAGAAACAGAAACGGATTGGAAATTCTTGACTCTAACTCTAATGTCTTTAGCTGGGAATCTGATTTGGTATATCTGATTCGGTAAAGCAAATAAAGTTCCGTCTTGAGGTTCAATTTGTTTTGTAGTACTATCAGAATAAGCCATTGATGTTTGGGACGATGAGTATTCACCTCCAACTTCATTGAAAATGTCTATTTGTGTTACCGATATTACGCCATTTTCAGATTGTAATATTCTATTAACTTCAGATATATTAACATTTTGTCCTAATTCTCTAGCTGATGGGTTAAAATAATCAGCAATTTTTTGAATGATTGTACTAATAATCGCACCTTGATTTTGGGTAGACTCAAGTACAACATACACATCAACACTTAAATCAATAACATCCGCAGTTTCAATTGAGATGTAGTCATTTATCATTCGGTAATTTGAAAGGTATGACGCTAAGTTATCCATTAAAGCGTTTGATACAACAGGCGTCAATGCTCCAGTTGTGTCAAAAGAAAGGATTTTAATTTTAATTTTATTATCTTCCTCCATTACGGCAACTTTTGCAGGTGCTCCAAATTGACTTGGCATTTTTCTAATGATTGCCTCATAGTCATTTACAGTAACTGCTCTGTTTTGACTTGCAAAGTTAAATGCCACATAGTTTCTAACTTCTTCAATCGTAGGTTGTCCAGCACCACCGATTGCGGCAGTAACATTTGTACATCTAAGTGAATTTACAACAGAAGTATTCGTTCCTTCTGATGGACCATTCACCACAAATATGACTGTACCTATTTGATTGATTACGTTTACACCTAAATTACTACCGACCCCACCACCAGAACGATACTGAATAAACAGAGTTGTATTAGATTTAAGTGTTGACCCTAAAGCAAAATTATTCAAAAAGTTTTGGATTGTTGGCATATTACCTGTTCTAGTAAACTCAACCAATTGTTCTTCAGCTGAAGTATTACCACCACCAAAAGTAACTTTTAAGAAACCTTCAGGGGTATATTCACTAATAAATCTATTATTAGTTTGTATCCATTTTCCGATTTTAACACCAGGTCTATCTGATGGTTTTGTTGAATCTTCAACAAATACTCTATCTTGAGCAAGTGCATCAACTTCATACCATCTTCCAATCTCACCTAAAAATTCTTGAGCAGATGGGATATTAGCATAATTTGTACCATCTTTTTGTATAATACTTGTAATACCTAACACATTTTTACCAGGTAAAAATATTTCATAAAATGGTCTAACGTCATTTGGTGTAATAACTTGTTTAAATACTTTTGTAACACCATTAACAACTAATTCTCGTTTTGTAATTGTGTAGTTAATTAAATTACCTCTTGAGTCAAAGTTTGGTATTTTTAATCTGTTTGGATATCCTTGTGCGTTATATGGTGATGTGAAATCAATATCATATATTGTTTCAAATATTTGACCAGCACCAACAACCTGAGAACCCCTTCTTAAAATACCTTCATACCTTTCATCATCCTTATCACCTGAAGCTGGAACAGTAATTGAAAAGTCAACTAATGCAACTGATGGTCTTTGTCCTGGTATTTTTAATCCGTATGTTCTAGCTAAGTTGTAAATTGAGGAACGTTGTTGAGCAAATTGTAATACCGTCTCCTGAACACTTCTGTCAATATGGTAATGTAAATTATCCGCAACAGCCGCGTTTAAGTCCATAAAAACGGAAAATACGGATGCGTCATTGAAGTTATCAATTAACTCAGGGTAATAAGCTTTTACAAAATTTACTAATTCTGTTCTAATTCCTTGGAAATCCCTGACGGTATACGCTATTCTTTTTTCAGCCATGTTCTTATATATTAATTATTACAAAATCTTTAGAATTAAATACATTATCTGTAATAATATAATCAATTCTAACTTTTGCAGTGTATTCTAAATTATTTAATCCAGGCATCCTGTAACTTCTGTTTGTAGCATTACCTTCAGTAGTAACAACAATATCCTCCTCTTCCGATGAGGCTGCCGTAATAGTTATTTTATTTATTTTTAAGTTCGGAATATACCTTTCACAACTTTCTCTAATTTCAGATTCAATACCATCAAAGGTTGGTGAGTCCATTGGTTCGAAAATATATTCATATAATCTTGTCCCAAAATCAGGTAAATAATATCTAGTTCCCTTTCTAGTAAGTAGAAGATGTATCAAATTGTTTCTTATTTCATCGTCCGCAGTTTGAGATAAACTCAAATATTGTCCATATTGGGAATTTCTGAAAGGAAAATCAATACCATATGTTTTACCATTTGCCATATTGTATAAATATAATGTTGTGAAATTTTAATTAAATAGTGTAAAAAATAAAAACCCGACTTGTGTCGGGTTTTAATATTAGGATGAACATCCAAAACAATCAAATTGACTATTGTCTGGTTTTGGAGGTAAATTCATTTCTTTATAGTCTACTTTTGGTGGTTCAGGGGTTACTTTTGGTTTAATCGTTTTTGATATGTCGACCGCTAAATGTTTAGCTCCTGTTGAAATCGCCTTTGTTCTAACATAGTAGCAAAGTGTTTTTAAACCTTTTTCCCATCCGTAAAAATGTGATGATGAAATCTTAGATAGAGTTGGGTTACCCATATAAATGTTCATTGATTGTGATTGGTCAATGAATGGTGCTCTATCTGCCGCCATTTCAATCAAAGACTTCTGAGAAATTTCCCAAATTGTTTTATATTTCTGAATCAAATGTTCGGTTCTTTTAACTTTTGAGTTGTATTTCTTATCTTCTTGGTCGAGGTAATTATTAAAATTTATTCCTTGTATTGAACCTTCGTTCATGATGATTTCATTCTTCAAATCCTCAGACCAAATTCCAATCTTTTCAAAATCGTTAATTAAATACTTGTTAACAATCATAATTTCACCACCAACTACACGTCTGTTAAAAATAGCTGAGTGGGCAGGTTCGGTCATTTCATATGAACCTGTAATCTTGGCCGAAGATGCCACAGGCATCTGAGCAGTAAATAAAGAGTTACAAACACCATATTTACTAACATTTTGTTTTAAGATACCCCAAGGCCATCTTCCTGACAACTCATCTTCTTTTAATCCCCACATATCAAATTGAAAATTACCTTGTGACATAGGTGAACCTTCAAAGTGTGAGTATGGTTTGTATTCACCATCAATACACAACCTATTACTTTCAGTGATAGCTGCGAAATAGATAGTTTCAAAAATTTCTTTGTTTAATTTACGAGCTTCGTCAGATGTGAAGATGTAATCCATCAAATAGAATACGTCAGCAAGACCTTGAGTTCCAATAGCAATTGCTCTTTGGGCTAGTCCACCAATTCTACCTTTTTCAGTTGAGTAGCTATTGATATCGATTACTTTATTCAACGCTCTTACCACCTTACGGGTTTCTTCATACAATAGTTGGTGATTAAACTCCCCGTCTTTAACGAAGTTCTTTAATACCATAGATGATAAAGTACAAATCGCCGTAGTGTCCTCATCAGTATATTGATAAATTTCATTACAAAGATTTGATTGTTTAATTACACCAATATTTTGGTGGTTAGTTTTCTTATTAGCATTGTCTTTAGAACAAAGATAAGGAACTCCGGTTTCAATTTGAGATTCGATAATTTTATTCCAAATGTCTTGAGCTTTAACTTTTTTACCAAGTCCTAATTCAACGGCTTTATTGTAATTAGTCTCATACTCATCACCATAACATTCTTGTAGTGGTTTGATACCTGATTTCTTAATATCATTAGGACAAAACAAATACCAATCGTCATTATTCTTAACCGCTCTCATAAAATTGTCAGGAATCCAAAGTGCTGTAAATAAATCACGAGCTCTTAATTCTTCAGCACCAGTATTCTTTTTAATATCCAACAAATCCAAAACATCTTTGTGCCAAGGTTCTAAATAAATAGCCGCAGAACCTGGTCTACGTCCTTGTTGGTTAAAGAAACGGAGTGACTCGTTAACAATCTTCAAATACTTCAATAATCCACCCGCATATCCCCCTGATGAGTTAATACGACTTTCCTTACTACGAATATTTGACATACAAAGACCAATACCCGCAGCATCTGATGAATACGTTGAGATGTCTCTCATAGTGTCTAAAAGACCTTCACGCGAATCGTCATCATTGTATTTCAACACACAAGATGCAAGTTGTGGTGTCTTTGTACCAGCATTAATCATAATTGGTGTTGCGGGTGATATAAGTTGATTTGACAATGACTTATAATATTCAACGGCCTCCTCAAATGACTTAGTTACCCATAATGCGACACGCATGTACATATGTTGGGGTCTTTCAACGACTTTACCTGTAGGTAATTTTAAAAGATACATTTCTTGTAATGAACGCCATGCAAAATAGTCAAAATTGTAATCATTATCGTGATTAATAACATCATCAATATTACTAGGTCCGTATGATTCAATAATTTCCATTAATTTATCATTAACAATACCATCAACATGTAGTGTGTGCATAACATTAGAGAAACTCGGGTCTGTTTCTTTGTGATAAGATGATATTGCAACTGATGACGCTAAACGAGAATAGTCATGGTGACTACCCGTAAACGCTGCTGCAATTTCATAAATTAACTTGTCCAAGTCCTTGGTAGTGATAATGCCTTCAGTTGGAACTGAAGTTATTACCTTGATGAATATTTCGTCAGAATTAACCGTTAATCCTTTAGCGGCTCTTTTAATTCTGTTATAAATTTTTTGTGGGTTGAACGACGCATCGTCACCACTTCTTTTTTTAATTCTAAGTGACATCATAGTTTATAAAGATAGTAAATTAAAAGTCATCAGTAAATGAGAGGGACTCATTTAATTTCGCTTTTTGATATTCAACCGTTCTTGATTCGAAGAAATTCCCTTTCGTTTCAACGGCTATTTGTTCCATAAATTTAAATGGTTGTTCAACATTGAATTGTTTTTTACATCCCATTTTAACAAGTAGTCCATCGACCACGAATTCTAAGTATTGTTTCATTAAATTTTGGTTCATACCAATCAATGAAACGGGTAATGATTCAGTAATAAATTCTTTTTCAATCTCTAGAGCCGATAAAAGAATTTCTTTAATTCTCTTTTCACTTGGTTTATTTTCGACGTGATTATTCAACAAGTGGATTGCAAAATCACAATGTAAATTTTCGTCTTTGAAAATCAAAGAGTTTGCATTACACAAACCTTGCATGATTCCACGAGACTTTAACCAAAAGATTGAACAAAACGACCCTGAAAAGAAAATACCTTCAACTGCTGCAAATGCAACAAGTCTTTCTTGGAAGGACGCGTTTTCAATCCAATCTAAAGCCCATTTAGCCTTCTTTTGAACTGCTGGTAGATTATCTAATGCCGTGAAACATTTGTTCTTTTCTTCCTCATTTGAGATATAGGTATCAATCAATAATGAATACATCAATGAGTGGATATTTTCCATTGCAAGTTGCATTCCGTAGAAAAATTTAGCCTCTGGATATTGAACTTCTCTATAAAAATTTTCCGCTAAATTTTCATTAACAATTCCGTCAGAAGCGGCAAAGAATGACAATACATTTTTAATAAAATATTGTTCATTTTCCGATAAATTCTCCCAGTCTCTAATGTCGTTTGATAAATCAACTTCTTCAGCCGTCCAAAATGCCGCTTGATGCATTTTATAATATTCCCATATGTCGTTATATTGGATAGGAAATATCACAAATCGGTTTGGGTTTTCTTTTAATATTTTTTCCATAAAATGTAATTTAATCTGTTTTAATAATTATACTTGTTGTTGTTTTCTTTTCTCCATAACCTCTTTAATTCTGTCTTTTTTCTGTTGCTCTTTGTTCTCTTCCAATCCTAAGAAAGTAACAGAACTTTCAGTGTCAATTTCCATCAACTCATTATTAAATTTACAATTTTCAAATACAATTCCGTCTTTACCAATACGTGATTTTGTAATTGCAATTGTTGCCAAATTTAATTCTTTTTGTTGTAAAGATTTAGCAATTGTAATAATAACGTGACCAACTTGAGCTTTCTTAATAGAACCCCCCATTTGGTCAGTAGTAACAACCTCAGATGAGATTGAACTTCTATTACCTTGGGTTGCAGTCCAACCAGCAATATGTAATTCATGACACATGGCTTCAAATGCTCTCATTACAGAACCTTCAGATTTCCATTCGTCCTCTAAAGATTTTTCAGGTGTAACACAATCAATATAATCCAAAATAATAACATCAAGGTTAATACCATCAGCAATCATCTTTCTTAATTGATTTTTAATCTGATTCATAGTTAGAGTATCTGAAGGAAGTTTTTTAAGGATAAGTTTATTTTTCATCTTATCCTTAATTTCCTTCACCTTTTCCAAAACTTCTTCTTTGTGTTCACCCAATTTGTCAGGAGCAATTCCTGTCCACATAGTGAAATGTTTCCTTTGGATAATTTTTGGGTTATCCTCAAAAAATATCTGAAGAACGTTAAATCCCATATTAAAAGCGTGGTTAGCAATTTTGGATGTAACGGTGGTTTTACCTACCCCTGTTGGGGCTAAAATTACACCAATTTCACCCTTTGCCAATCCCCCTTTAAGTAAGTTGTCGATTCCTGGTATTCCCATTGGGATTGGGTGTCTGTAATCGTCCGATAATACGTCATCAAGATTTTCAAAGACATCTCCAGTCCCCCTATCAACTTCACCCACTTGTAAAGCATCTCTAACCATTTCTTCAAGTTGGTCATAATTTTCGAATTCACCCGAATCAATGATTTTTTGAGCCTTACTCATTACTTTCTGTAACTCTTGTTGTTTACAGAATTTTAATGCCTTTTCTTGGACAAATGTTTTACCTTCGTCAGGGGCAATTTTAATTTCCCCAATAGTGTCAAGTACTATTTTTCTTGCCAATTCTTGTGAAATTTCACTTTTTGCAATTTGAGACAGAGTTTCAAAATTAGGACTAGCCTCGTATTTTGAATAATACTCTTTAATCATCTGAATGATAATCTTGTAGTATTTATTTTCAAAATAACTATTTTCAACAACCTCCACAATTGAATGTGCAAAGTCTTTATCTGTGATGATTTGATTCAGTAATTGTAACTGAAATGTTTGTCCTAAATACTCGAAATTTTTGTCTGTACTCATAAGTGTCTGTTGGTTTTTTGATAAATATTAACGAGCCAAGCGAACACCCATATAATCTAAAGTTAAATTTTTAGTTGAGAAAACGTCGGTCAAATTACGTAACAATTCTTTTAAGAAGATACGTACGTCAACAGTGTATCTAACTTTTGGTGGGTATGGTTTAGCGTCGAACTGACGATGACATACCAATTCTCCGTCAATTTTGATGAACATATTAAAGTTTTCCGGACCATCTGTATAAGACGTTTCCAACATTTGTGGGTCTTCCATAATTTGGTAGTCGTTCTCTAGAAGATAGTCGATAGACCGCATTTTTAAATGTCTTTGTAATAACTCTGAAAAGTCCAAAAGTTCATAATAAAGCTCCATAGAATTTTTAGCTTTAGGATTATACCCTCTTACGTTGTAAAATCTTTGTACAACGATGTTGTCGTTTAGAGTTAACAAAAACTCCATTTTTGTCATTTCATTTTGATTCATTTTTTATCTATTTTTTGGTTTGTTTTTTTCTTTTCTCGTTAGTTTCATAAAAGGTTGGATAAAATATGTCCATCCGTTATCTCCTTTTGGGAGATACTTGAATAGTCCATCTTCGACCATAAATTTGATTAAGTTTTTATAACTCCGACCCTCAATATCCAATCTTTCTTCATATAAACTTTTGACTTGTTCTTTGTCTTCATCATTTAATAGTGGTTCTGATAAATCCACAATTTGTCGATTAATTTCAAAGTATTCTTGTTCGTATATTCCTGACTTTGTTTTACCTGTTAGTAAATTTTTTAAAGTTTGACTATCTTTTTGTTCTTTTAAGAGTTCCTCACCCTTTTTCAAAATATCGTCAAAAGAAACTGGTTTATCAAGTATCTCAGGAAAAAATTTTACTAGAGTTTTTTCACCCAAAAGGTATATCCCTTCAATATTATCTGATTTATCACCAATTAATATCTTCAAAGTTAACACATTATAGTGTGGAAACTCAAAATCATCAAATTTAATTTTATCACCATTTTTGTAGGTGACTTTAAGATTTGGGAGATATTGTGATACTTTCTCAGAAATCAATTGAGTTAGGTCTCTATCTGCCGAAAATATCAGTTTGTTTTCATTTTCAGAAATTTGACAATAATAAGCAATTAAATCGTCAGCTTCTCTACCAGGAATTTCAATTTGTCTTACGTAAATTTCTTCAAGATATTGTTTAATACGATTACGTTGTTTTAAATAGGATTCATGAATCCCATCCTCCATTTCAAATTTACGATTTTGTTTATATTTGGGATAGATAGTTTCTCTAAGTCCCCTAGAGTCTTCTCCATCCCAAAATACAATTACTTTATCAAAATTTTGTTCATCTACAAACCTCCTGATAGTGTTTAAAAAGTGATATACTGCACCAATGTGTTCACCATTATTGAAGTAGTCTTTAACACCATGAAATCCGATTTTGAAGAGGTTGTTACCATCTATTAATAAAGTTTTTTTCACTTTTAAGTTTTTTAGTTGTTTGTAACCATATACTCTTGGAAGAATTGTTTGAAGATTTCTTCCATAACCGGAACACATATTGAATTACCTGCAAGTGCTACGTGATTTTTAGTACTAATACTTGTTGATAATAATTTTTCAATATCCTCTTCCCTTACACCCATAAATCGGTAACCTTCACGTGCTGTAATATTTCTTACTCTACCATCTCTAGTCATAATTTGTGGTGAACCACTGGTAGTTAAACAAGGTGAACAACCATCAATAGAGTAGATACGTCTAGCTTGGTCATATTTTACATCATTTCGTCTAGCGATTAACCTACAAGTAGATTGTTTTTTTGGTTCATTAATCTCATATTCACAATCAATGAATAGGGATTCATCGACGTTTTCAGTCTCCACAAAATCCTTCATAGGTATATGAGTTTTTTTGTTTTCTAAAACTCTTCTCATTTTGATTTCAACTTCTTCATTAGTTTCACCAAAAACTGACATCATAAAAACTCTTTCTCTGTTCTGTGGACACCCATAATCAGCACCATTTAACATCAACCAAGAACATCCATACCCTATTGAATTTAGATAAGTTATATGGTCTTCAAAATTTTTAATGTGGTTTTTAGAAATTAAATTTTTTACATTCTCCATCAAAAGGAACTTTGGTTGGTTTTTACTTAGAATTCTTTCAACTTCATATAATAATCCACTTCTAGTACCTTTTTGAATTCCTTTTTGTATTCCTGAAATTGAGATATCTTGACAGGGAAATGAATAGGTTAAAAAATCACATTGTGGGAACGTGTTTTCATCAACCTTAGTAACATCGCCTAAATTACCAATAGTCGTAGTGTGTATTGAGTCATAAGCAATATTTGCAGTATTTAAAATATCACAATTTGCTATAGTCTCAAAATTAACCCCAATGTATTTAAGGGCCAATTCTTGAGTGCCATAACCTGAAAATAATGATATTACTTTTAATTTATTATTCATTTAATTTAAAAATCTTTATCTTTATTATCAAAAATTTTCTGAGTCGTCGTTTTGGAAAATTTCTTCTGTCTCATCTAAGATAATTTCTCCAGTTCCTGAAAGAATTGCGTTCCAATATTGGGAATACTCTTTTTTGTATTTTTCAAGAGCGTCTTTATCGTCAGCAATATATCCTTGTGGTGTTGCAATAATCTTACCGTCTTTATATCCTAGTCCATTGATGTGGTTCTTTAAAACTGATATTTTAGTTCGGATAGCGTAAGATACTGTTCTACCATTTTTAGTTGCCGTAATGTGATTAATACCAGCATTTTTCTGATTACCGAATAAGAATACAAGTGCTGATGCTAACCACATTGCCTCCCCACCTTTAGCTTTAATTGTTGGTTGTCCAAATGGATTATCCGGTAATTCAACCCAAGGTTGATTAACAACAACCATAGTATTAGTATAAGGATAATCTTCTTTACGTGATTTAGTAATACGGGCTTGGATACCCATACCGATTTTGTCCGCTAATACGGATGCGTTATGTTGTTTTCCACCTTTACCATCAAAAGTCATTTTACAAGGGATTGAACCAACCGAATCCCAAAGGAAACAAAGTGAATATGGGATATTACCTTTTTCCTGTTCATCTAAAAGTTCGTTAATATAATCAGTAACTTGTTCAATATAGTCAAAATTATCGTTAAATAAAAATTGACCATCCCACTCCCCATCTACCATTTGAGCTTGTAACCCCAATTCTATGGCGTGTTCCCACGACCATTTTTTTTCAGTAATAATGAAAACGGGTAAATGCCCCTTCTTCTGTGCCGATACAGCAGCTTTAACAAGAGCTGTGGTTTTCGAAGAGTTCGAATGACCGAGGAACATATTGATGTTACCCAAAGCAGGACCAGGTAAACCACAAGCACTGTGGAACGCTTCATCCACTTCATAAAACTCCGTCTCTTTGTATTTAGTTTTTGTAGAATACTTGTTTTTGATTGCATCTAATGAGAATTCTTTTTTCTTTATTGCCATAAATGTATATGCGTTTTAATTGTTAGTGTTAAAATAATAAAGGAGGGACACTTGTATAGACAAAGTGCCCATCCTTTTAAACTTTTTAAGGAAATCTTAAATTGACTCTATCCTTTCTTTTGTAATTATAAATTTTTTCAACCAACTCAATATATGTATCTGATTTTATACAATTTACAAGGGATGTTGGTTGTTGTTGTAACTTAACAATAAACTCATCAAATTTGAACTCCTTATTACCCATTAATGTCATCATCGCATTAATAAACATAGTTCTTTTATAACCAGCATAAAATGGTCTAATCATTAACAACTTTTCCATAAAATCACATGCTCTTTCATAACTTTCAATTTTAAATTTTCCATTTTTAAAATCATTAGTATATGACCTTTGGTGTTTCCATTTCAAAATTTTCTGAGAGTCTGAGTGATTCAAACTATATTTTTGTTTAAATTCTTTGTATTTAACATAATGTGGATTCTCTTGTTTTATAAAACATCTCAAATAATCGTCGTTTGTCCAATTTGTATTATTTGTGTTAAGTCTTTTCATTTCTTCCTCACCATATCCATTAATTACAACATAGAATAATGGTAAATTAAGTTCTCTTATTGCATAATACCTATGTTGTCCGTCACAAATTTCGTTTTTTTCATTCACAGTTATCAATGTAAATAAATAATCTTGTTTCATAGACTCAATCAACGATTTCACGTGAGTTTCATTTACTGGTCGATTTAAAGGATGAAACTTAAAAGTAGAATAATCTGTAGTACAATTTATTGATGGTATTGTAATTGTATTATTTAAAATCATAATTTTAATTATTTAAAAGTTAAACTAAAGAACTTGGACACCTTGTCTAAGTAGATGTCCAAGTTCAATGAATTAGAATGGTAAGTCACCATCAGGTTCAGCACCTTCTTGTGGGTCTGAATATGAACTAGAACCTCCACCCATACTCATTTCTGCAGATTCACTATTACCATAAACATATCCACCTTTGTCCGAATCCCATCTTGGGGTTTCACCACGAGCAATCGCTTCAAGGTATTCAGTTGGTTTTTTAGAGTAAACATCTCTCCAAGTCAATTCATCATTAACCCAAGATTTACCTGTTACCTCGTCAGTGTGAATTGGGGTAGCATCATCATACATAACTGTTTGGATGATTGTATATTCCTTACCTTTTGGAGTTTTAGCTTTAGCTAATTCAATGATAAGGTCACGTCCTTTTTCAGGGTCAGTGATATCACCTTTTGCTTTCCAAATTGGGATGATTTTGTCAAGAACTCCTTCGTTCTTATAGTTGTGTTTGAAACGCCAGAACTTTGGTCCGTCCGCCTCGTTATCACGGTCAATTACTTTAACGATGTAGAATTTACGTGCCTTATATTGTTTAGCAAGTTCCTTGTCGGAATCCTTACCTGTACTAATAAGTGCGTCGTGTACATCTGTTAGAGGTGACGCCTCGTTGTCGTTTTTACCTGGGTCATAGAATTTATTCCATTGACCACCTACCTGAATTTCATGGAACCATCCCTCAACAAAGGGTGAACTACCATCTTTTGTAGGTAAAATTCTAATTCTCTTCTGAGCTGAAGATTGATTAGCTGGAAGGATTGCTGCGAAATACTTTTTCATTCGCTCTTCCTGCGTCATTTTGTTTGACGCACCGCCTGACTGTTTTGATTTTTCGTACTGTGCCAGAACTGAATCTAAGACTGATGACATAAATTATAAGTTTTAAAAAGTTAATTATTAAAACAAATATAATCTAAAATTCCAAAAAGTCAAATTAGATTTTGTAAAAGTCCTCGTCACTAGTTGGTGGTGTGAACGTTTTTTTAATCTCCGTGGGTGAAAAATCTTCAACCTCATTAGATGTTAAAACGTACTCATTTTTACCTGACTTTTCCAAGTCCTCTTCCTTCTCATCAAAGAAATCAGTAAGTTTTTGATTAAACGGATATGAATCCAAACTTCTTAATTCCAACTTTTCTTCAGGTGTTTTTGTACGATATTTTTCAATCTTTGTTTCCAACTGATTAATTTTATCAACAATCTTGTCCATTTCTGACAATTTAGAAGTTAAATTCTCCAATTGACCGAATAATTGTCCAAAATAATCATCCTGTTTTGTCTGAGTTTCTTTTTGAGCATTTACCAAATCAGTAATCTCTAATTCTTCAGTACCATCACCTTCTGGTTTAGACTCCATAGATTCTCCACTATCATCCACTTTTTCAACTTCAGTATCCGTATTAACATCAACCACTTGTGGTTCTGCTGGTAGTGCTGTAGTAGCATCGGTAGTGGCCGCTGGTTCAGCCCCAATTGTAGGTTCAGCGGGAGGTGGAATTGTTGCTTCATCACCAGGAGCTGGAGGTAATGCTGCCGCATCTTGCTCATTTAAGTATTGATTAATACTTCTATATCTTTTAATTTCAGAGATAATTTTTTTATCGATTGCCATTTTATTAACCATTTAATAATCTTTTAATTCCATTCGGAGTTTCTACATTAACTTTTTTGTTAACATTCATAGTGTTGTCAACTCTTTCAATGAGACCATCTTTCATTCTTACTGTGTAACAATCTCCACTATCTAAATCACACACTTCTTTAAACCCGTTTCCAGTGTCTTTTTCTGAATATCTTGTTCTTTTACCAAGATAATTATCTAAAATTAATTGCAAACTCATACTCTTTTTTTTATATAAATATACAGATTATTATAAAATTAAATTAAACCTATCGCTTTTGCCTCCAAATAGGCTTTTTTAACTATTTCTTTTACATTATTATAGTAATCAACATTTTTAGTTTTGAACTCTGAAAAACTCTGAGGAGTCATTCTATCCAATTGACTCCAATAAACGTAGTATATCTCCAAAGATTTATCGATTGATGTTTCATCTATCTCATTCGCATTTGTTAAATTAAGTGTTAAAACTATATTTTTGTACTTAGAGTTCATCATTTGAAATGCTGTTGGTATTGAGGCAAAGACAGCATATGGGTAAGATTTACCATCAGAACCTTTTTGACAGAAATATGTTTTTTGTAATGATGTAATCAAAGGACCCCAATCACCTAATAAATCTGCATTTCCAATATTGTTATTGAAATATAAAAACTCAGAATTCTTGTATGATGTTAGGTAAGCGGTCAAGAACATCATCCATTTGGCAGCTCTGTTAGCCGAACCTGTACCTTCAATTGCAGTTTTAACCGATGTAATTGAAAGTGCCGCCCCTTGTACCGCATTTGTTGGTTCAAATAATTGATATTTTTGATTAGTTGGTTTACAAGAATTTTGTGGTGCCGTTTCTCCAATTGGTTGGGAGGTTATTGGTGCGACACTAGAGGACTGAGCATTTATTGTTGTTGTCGTAGTGACGGTATTAATTGAGCCACCATTTTCTGTTGATTCTTGTTTTCTCAATTCCAAAACTTCGTCTAAAATTTCTCTAACTGCTCCTTGTATATATGAATCAATCTTAGGGAAGACAAACATAGATTGTCTTGACCCAGTAAACCTAGTAGTAAAATTACCTGGGGTTATTGTGTGTTTGACACTCATAATCATATAAGTCCCATTAAACATCGGTACGTGTCTAAGATTAAAATACATAAGTGGTTGAATTACTGCATTACCGATACATTCTACCGAACATTCGTAGTTCCTAGACTTATAGAAATTCCATAAAGAAGTATTTTGTGTCGTATACTTCTTACCTGACGCTTGGCTAACAACATTATCTAAATGTTGTGCTGCTTCCAACGTTAATTTTGCAGCATTTTGTGATATATCAAATTTAGTGAAAATATTCTGATTTCTTATTCCAATATCAACATTAAACCCAACAACTCTATTTGACCTAGCATAATCCACTTTTCCATTTAAAGTTTCTAATAGTGGATTATCCGAAGAACGACGTAATTCAAAACTATCTGAATTGTACTTATAGTCTTTATTATTACCCATATCCAAGTACTTACTTTGTCCATCCTGATAATAACATAAAAATTTAGTACGTGTCTTTCTCGTATCTACCGATAGAAAGGTTCCAAATAAATTATTACCAAACTCCAACGTCCCATCAACTTTAGGTGTTGTTTGGTCAGCAATTTCCTCAGCATTGTAAAAATTAATATAACCTGGAACTATCATGTGGTATAAATGATGTTCAGCTAAAATACTTGCTACAAATGTGTAAACACTACCGGACATATTAATACTATCAAATCTATTCTTTAACTTGAATGGATTTATAATAATTTTGTCACCAATATTTCTATTAGCTCTGTCTAAAAATAAAAAGTCTTCAAATAATGTAGTCTCACTAAAATCACTTCCTGCTATCCAAGTGTCGTTAACTCCTTTAAAACCATCATATAGTTCTAATTTCATTTGTTCACCTTCATAACCTACTTTATTTGTATCCTCATTAACCTCGGAAACATTTGGAAGTTGGTTTCGTACTTTATTAAAGAAATAATCTAAACTAATATCCATATTTAATTTAGTGGTTCTTAAATAACTTCTAATATTATTCAAGAACTCAGGACCAATCCCTGACACACTAGGTGGGGTTTGTTGTTGTGATAAAGTTTGTGGAGTGTTAGTTTGATTGTATTGATTGGTATCAACAACATATTGTGGATTTTCAGGGTCATTACTTGTATTACCATAAACCGATATGATTGATTCATCAACTAATTGTTTAATTGTTATTTCAGAAGACACAAATTGTCCATCATACTCTAATATACCTAAAGCATTTCTCATTTGTGCCTTTCTTCTCGAACCTGATTTTGTAATTGTAATTTCAGAACCATCTTTTAAAGTTGATTTTGCAACTATGTTTGAAGGAGTATTTTGAGTAATATCAGTTATGGTCGGTGGTACTATTGGTGCGGTTTGTAGTGCTGGTGTCGGTGGGGCAACTTTATTATATTTTTGAGTTGCGTAAATTTTAATAAGTGGTGCCAACAATATTACATTATCTTCAGAAAATTCAATATTTAAATCGATAAAGAAATCAGTAATAAATGACCCACTATTGGTATAATCCATATTAGGGATTGTTGAGAACCCGACGTATGTTTGTAAGGCTTTCCAAGCATTCGGGTTCTGTTCCTGTGATTGTTGTAAGGATGGTGACCCTAAACTACTAGGTAATGAACCTGGTGTATACAGATTAAATGTGTATGGTTCTTCTATGTAAAATTCAGTTGTTTGAGCCAAACTATAGAACAATTTTTTATCAAATTGTCCGGGGTTACCAATTTTTAATAATTTATCGTACAATAAGAATTTATTTAATTCAGGTAACAATTGGGCATCTTGTTTTAACATTAAAGTTTTCAATAATGTTATTGGTTCAGGACTTGATGATGGTTGTAAACCAAATAAGTTTTTCATCAACAACTGAAAATTTTGTAAAGATGCATCAGGAGTATTCTGTAATTTATTAATTGTTTCTCTAACTATTACATTATTTTCATTCTTTAATATTGCAAACTCATATTGTGATTTAGAAAAATTTAAGAAATGATTTTCCATTTCATCCAAATCTTGTTTACTAAAAACACCAAATAAATCTTCTATTGAGGAGTAATCCGTAAAATTAAATGCCATTTGGTTTTCTTGAGCCCTGTAAATACGTTTCATATATTGTAGAGGAGTTGGTTTTGATAGACTTGAATTATCAAAATACCCGAATTGGGAACTTGACCAGAACATTCTAACCGAACCATTAAAAATAGCAGGGTTTCCAATTACAGGTATGCTTGCAATTGGGGTTTTACCAAAACAATCGTAATCAACTTGAGAGAAGTTAGACCCTAATGATGGTACTAAATATTGTTTTCCATTTATTTTATCGGTAACTGTACACGCCCACCCCCTATATTGTAAAGCAGTATTTGGGTGTGTTGTGTCGTGAGTTTTTGTTTTATTTAAATTAGTACCTACTAATGGTATCACATTAATGTCACCATTTTGAATTTTTTCATTAATTTCAGTATCAGTAAATGTTTGGAATATTGTTGTACCATTAACAAATAAACTAATATCATTGATAAGTTTTGGATAAAATCCGACATTTATACACTCGGTTGATACTCCACTTAAACTTTTATTAGTCTGTAATTGTATTGATTGTGGTACGTTGTTTATTGAAAAGACATAGTTTCTCGCAGGGTCATTAGTTATTGGGTCAAAACTAGAAACCGCATCAAAATCTTTCCAAACATCGTCAAGAAAATCGACTCCGGTATCAATAAATGTTTTATATCTATTCCAAACTGAACCAATTTTTAAAATAAAAGCATATGGTAATCTATGGACCCCACCATATTTTTTCAAAGTTGCAAATATGTAATCAGAGTAGTTAGTAAAATTATTTTCAAAAGAAGTATACTTTTCACTTACATTTGAAATTGGTAATGAATTAAGGAATAGGTATGCCGCAGCAACAAAAGGAGTTTTTTCTCCACTTAACCAATTATTCACCCCTTTAGAAATTGCGTTAACAAAATAAGGTGTGTTAAAAATTGATGTGTTTTGTTGTGGTGATAACTTACCTTGGTAGTCTTTATAAACTAATTTACCTTGTGTTGGGTATAATTCTCTTTCGTCTACTGGACTATCGTAAAAAGTATTGAATGTTGTTAATACGGGTTGTTTTGGTATTGTTGCAGTAACAAATTTATAGCTTGTAAATGGTCTATTTTGGTAAGCTTTAGTGTCAGGCGTGAAATTAGTCACTAAATTTTTACTCTGGTATAATTTAAGAACCGAATTAGTTTTCCACGAACTTTCAAAAGTTTGACCTTCACCATAAGCTAAACTACTAGAGTAAAAACTATTTATAGCTTGTGGGAAAACATCTAATAAATCAGTATTGGATGTATACTCGGCCCCCAAATAATCCACCATTATTTGTTGTGATGGTGGAACTTTTGTTATTACCGAACTATCAAAACTTTCAAAACTTTCAATTACAAAACTATCCGAGACTCTGTTTTGTAAGTAAGGTGTATTAAAAATACCTCTAATAAATTTTTGCCAACTTTCCCCAATACCATTGTTTGATATATTAGCAAGAAATGGGACATATATTGTAGAACTAAGATTGTATTGTTTCAGTTTTTGTGTAAGGTATGGTGACCCACCTGCTAAAGATTGTTGTAAATTCAAAAATTCAGCATCACCAACACAAGAATAACCCTGTGCTTTCATAAAATCACCACGATTAAACCTTTGGTAATAAAAGGGAAGAATAAATCTTTCGTAAATTTCATAAAAAAACTTAACCTCTTCTTTGTTTGCAAAAACTAAATTTGTTAATGGGTAATCAATCGCATTAAAAGACGCTCTATTAATTACTTTTGAGTCGTCTCCTTGTGGGACTGGAATTTCTAATGGTTTATCAATCAACATCCTTCCTTTGAGGTACTCCTCAACAAATTCTACTTCAGGCCAATAAGCGTAGATATATCCTTTTGTCTTATTACTAACCGCAGGGTCTCCAGGGTATCTCATTTCAAATCGTTCACCTTTTTCAGTATTTGTTTCAACAAAATAATGAGGCCAAGGATAAACAGGTATAAGATTAGTACCTCCTTCTTGGACGGAGTCTTTAGCATCTGGGGATGGTGCTGCAGTATCAGTACCTAAAACAGCCTCAAGTCTATATTTATTACTTCTTTGATTCCAAGCTGATTCATGTACATCCTCCATTAAACGTATGAAAGCTTCAGCACTTGCCATAATCACCGCAATCACATTAACTAGTGTTGGTTCAAACCCTAGGCCCGTATCACTACTTTGTATTTTTTCTTCAAGTGCTTTGTTTAACGCGTCATCAATTTCTTTTTTCTTCTCATCAACCTTCGCATTCAAACCTTTAATATAGGTATCGAAAGAATTATCTCCATCTATTTGGTAGGTGACAATACTAGTTGTTTTTACTCCGTATTTTTCTAATTCAATTGTAATATCTTTTTTTTGACCACTTTCACCAGGTTTTGGAGCTTCTTGTGATGCTTGGTCTTGTTGTGATTGAGTACTAGTACCCCCACCTCCAGTTATGAGTCCTTGTACTTCACTCTTTAACTGATTGATACTTACAGAATTAAATTCAAGTTGTAATTTTGATATTGTTATTTGTGTTGGTTCTTTACTATATCTTTGTCTATATGTCTCAGGAAAATCAATATCACTATCGGTAACAATTCTCAAAAATTTTTCATAGTTAACCTGTTCTGCAGGATTGACAATTCTTGTAGATATAATCTTATTATTAACAATAACATTTCCAGGTAATAACCCAAACGTTGGGTTTTTCATCATTTGGTCTTGGAACTTTTTTAATACCGTATCTAAAGATTGTAATGATTCAAGTATTCCCCCACCTACCGCATAATTTGGTTTTAGTTTATATACTTTCAATCCTTTAGTTGTTACCCAAAACTCATTTTTTGTACAATACTTACCAAACCAACTATCTTCACCAGTGTAAGCCACTACTTCACCTTCATATTGTCTTAATATTTCTCTAAAATTTTTAACTTCTGTTTGTGAACTTAAATCTTGTTTACCAAATGATTCAAGAACATATCTTTCCATAAATTCTAACTTGTTCATTAATTGTTTTACAGTTAGTTCAGGAAAAGTATTTGGTATTAAATTTTTAGCTTTGTATTCAGAATAAACTTCTTTAATTTTTTGTAGTCCTTTTGACTCATTTATTGTAATAACATCATTAGTTAATGGTGTTGCCCCTGCAGCAATTGTTGGACTAACTTGGTATTTTTTATTGTACATGTATGGTACCGCAAGTACGTTACCTAACATTAAACTATTAAGGATGTTATATTTGAAGGCGGACATCCTTAAACTTATATTGTAATTACCTGTTGTGGTATCAAATCTTGCAGCAAAACTCGTTAGTGTTAATTGGTATTTAACCGCTTGACCTATATAACCTTTAATAGTTAAATAAAAAATAGGGTATGGAAGATTAAAAAATGCCGCGTATGGAGAATTCTCACCTTTCTCAAATAAAGCCCTTCCTCGTATGTCAACTAACTCTATTTGAACTTCGGGTTGTCCAATATTTTGGTTTTCAACTATGATAGAAGTGATACCTAATAAACCAGTATCAACATTATTAATTGTTTGTTGTTGGAAATAGTACTCTGTGGACTTGTCAGCTCCTGAAACTTTTTGTCCTTTTTCTGATGGTTGGTTTAACCCTTGTCCACTTCTACTATTTTCACCTGTAAACTCATCGTAAAACTCATTCTTTAGTAATGATTCTCCACCAGGTTTTAAAAAGTTAATTGAGGCTATGTTAACAACTTCAGCTGTGGCACCTTGTGAACCACTTGCCAACCTTGTTCTAGGAAATAAATTACATTCTAAATTTGCAAAACAAACAAGATTCTCAGGTGGTAAAAATCTCTCACCAACTTTACCCTCACTATCAATTACTTTATTTGGGTCAACAAGAATGATGTTCTCATAATCAAATTCAACCAATACATTTTTGTTTTCACCTACCATAATAATAAAAATGAGTATCTAATAAAGTTTTATAGTCTTGTAATGAAGGTATTAAAGGAAATGGAATTGTCAATAAACCATTGTCAGGAATTCCACTTTCTAATCCACCATATTGTGGATTTGCTTGTAAAATTAACCAACCATATAAAGGTGAACCATAATATTCTTGTGAAATCTTATCTAATCTAGAAACGTTTGATATATAAATGTATTTTTTGTCCGTAGATTTACCATTAAGTTTAATTCCAGGGACAACAGTCTGTTTTCCATTAATCAAAAATAAACTATATCTATCGTAAGTACTTTCAGCCATAATTAATTGAATTTATGTTTACCATTAAAGGTCGATTTATCCTCGTTTGAGTTACCTGTCTTGTAAATATTTAATAATCTATCTTTCCAAGTCCCGTCAGCAGGAATAATAGCATAATTATACTTTCTATCAACATTTTTTATACTAGTATCTAATTTTAGATAAGTCTGTCCTTCAGCAGAATCACTCCAAGTTTTAATTTTTTGTTGAGCCTTTGTTATCTCAGTTAAATAAACTTTATAACTTTCGAACCTTACTTTTAATTCAATTTGAGCCGTAGTTCTATCGTTACTATCTTCAATATTTTCTGTTAGTTTTTTTGTTAAATCTGTAAGTTCGGCATCATTTCCTAAATATTTGGACATTATAACAACAAATAAAGCATCTTGATTGGTTAAATCTAAAATAGCGAAATTAGTATCCGTTGTCTTATAATTAACATTACCTAATAGTCCTGTACCACTGATTGAGGTGTAAAAATTATTTAAATTATCAGTTATTGTTTTGTAATCGGCTTTTAATTTATCATCACTACCACCAATACCACTAATAGATAATAATTCTACTGATTGGTCACTTTTAATTTGACCATCATAACTTCCAGACACCAGGTCCATTTTTTCAAAAAATAAAACCATTGATTGTTGTTGTTCAATAGAACTTTGGATGTATTTAGAAATATCTGTAGTAAAATCAATCTTATATGTGTTTAAAAAATTCACAAAATTTGAATTAATCTTTTTTCTGTCTTTTCTTTTAACAATGTTTTTATACACATCATTGTTTTGATACGATAAACTCTCATCTTCAACTGCGGTAATTAAACTACTTATCATACCATCAACTGATGTTTGTATACTATCCGTTTTACCTAATATTTGAAGTGGCATTTCGTCATTATAAGGTTGTACTTTACCTTTAGAGTATAATTGTTTTGATGTCGCGATTTTTAAAATTACATCGTTATATATTAAACTAGTATCAGTCAAATACGTAATAAATGCATTTACATAATTTTGAGCAGAATCAAATGTTTCATCAAATAACTTCTTATAATTAAGTGTTCCTCCGGTTGCATTACTACTTTCAACAACCCCTAAATATGTTCCTCCATTATTTTGAACCGCGTTTTGAACAGTTGTTGCCCCTGAAGATTCGTTTCTATCACTTAATATTTTCTTAACTAAATCTTCGTCTAATTTCTTAAATGAATCATCGGTCCACTCCGCCCTCTCATCAAATATTTCAGTATTAGCGTAGTAGTTAAACGATAACGCATTTTGTAATGTATCAATAGGTTCTTTTAATCCTGAACCACCAACAAATTTAAAAGTCATATTAATCTTAGCAATCATTGGTTGGAAACCGATTCCTTCGGGATTAAAATCAAATAAATTTTCATATGTAATTCCTATTGACTCAGGAATTATTCTAGTATTATAAAAGTCACCAATTCTTAAAATAAGCACTGGTGGTGCTCCAAATGCAGTATTAGTCGCTGATGAATATTTAGGTTTACCATCAGTACCAATTGTAGGTATTGTATCACCAGGTCTTGAACATTGATTAAGGAAAGTTAATCTTGAGTTCAAACCTTCGGGTGTCATTGAGTGGAAAGCAGGATGAAAATACTTCAATTTTTGTTTAATTGAATCATAAATCATCGGGTTTTCCTGTTGGATTGCGGTAAAGTAATCACATTCGGATAATAAATCTCTCAATATCTTTTTAGAAATTCCTTCTCTGATTTTTTGAGTTGTAGTTATTGTGGGTGGTACTACTGGTGGTGGTGGTACTAATGTTTCTTGTGGATTTGTTACCACAGTATCAGTTGTTGGGTTACCTTGTGGTGTATCACCACCTGGTTGACCCTCAACTTTAATTTCTTGTATTGCAACCCTTCTACACCACATAGCTTGATATGAATATATTTTATCATATCCAGTTACCCCAGTGTCAGCATCAGTACAACTTTGTAAGGCTGTTGGTATGTTAGCTCCACTATCACTTTTAACTTTTGGTTGTGACTCAGTTTCTTCCTCCCCTTTACCATTTGGTTCAACAACTATCTTTCTTTCAGCAGCATCACTCATATATTTACCTAAAACAGTACTTTTTAAGTAATTTTCAACAGAAGAAATTCTTCTTTGTGATAAGTTAACATTATATCCTTGTGAAGCTGGAGCTGATGCACTACCTCTTAATTTCAGAATAATTTTAGTGACTTTTGGATTTTGTTCCATAAAATCAAATAATTCTTTAACAAAAGCGTCACTTTCAGTACGATTATATTCGACTACATTTTTAAATGTGAACTCAACTCGTTGTTTTGCTAATTGTTTTTCTTCTTGAGTTTGTGGTTTTATCGTTGACTTATCTAAATATTCGGTCTCTCTTCCTAAATAATCTGTATAAGTACTTAACCAATTTACATCAGTTTTAGTAATTCTTGTATTTGGATTTGGTTGGTCATTATGAAAATACCATCCTAAATTCACCCATTTAGATGCAAGTTCATTACCTGGATTTGTAGTATTAGTATTATTATTAGCACTTGAGTCATTATTACCACCCAATTCACCCCCTTCACTATTTGTCACAACCACTCCAGCTTCTTGAGCCGCAGTAGCTATTTGGTCAGCATTTGCCGATGGATTGGTGATTATCTGTTGATAAACAAATAAATCTCTTGTAGGTATTGTTGTAAATCTTCGTGCTAATTCATATAAGTCGTATTTAACACATCCAGCAAAAAATGAATCAACAATAGAATTTACTTTTTCAGTGTTTGACTCGTTTTGTAAAATTTTATTAGTGATAGTATTCAAAACTGATGGATGGTCAACAACCATTTTCCAAGATAAACTACCACCACGAGTTGTACTTCTATAGGTATATATTGGTTCTGGTCGACCCAAAACTTCAATACCATCAAATCTAGGTGATATTGTTTCACTGAATGTTAAATCATATGGTGGAAACCACATTACTCTACCCCCATTTGGACCTCTTTCACATACAGGTAAATCGTCATATGTAAATCCTGGTCTATTTGATGTTCTCCAAGCTAAATTTTCAATGGAAAACATATATTTTTTAACTTTGTTATCTTTAATATTAGTTGACCCAGGATTTTTTAAAGGTGCAATATTCAAATTGTATGAACTATCCACAATAGAATACGTGAATTTTCTTCCAGCATTTGTAATACCATCTGTTTTTTGTAAATCAGCAAATGTGTAATATGGTGTATCTTTAGTGAAAACTCGACAATATTCAACCCCACCACCGTGTTTATTAGTTGCCGCATCATAAGTATACGAAACAACTTTTGAACCTTTCGTCATTTCCTTATATCCATCGTGAAATACTTTTGATAATTGATTAATAGCATTACCAACGTGTGATAATCTTGCAGCACCTTCAGGAGTTGATTCTAATAATCTTTGTGTATTATCAAGGATACTATCATTTCTGAAATCAATATTTGTGGAAACAGAACTTCCATCAAACTGACTACTAATTTGGTTAAATTCTGAGTCTTGTGTTGATGCTGCATCACCTCCAACAGTCGCTTTAAATCCAGCGTTATTATATTTTGTAGATGTCCAAGTAAATCCTCCAGTAATACCACCAGCATCTATCGTTGTTTTACCAGCTAATCCAAATTTAAAATTTTGGTCTTCTCCCTCATACAACTTACCCATAACATCGGGTCCAACAACAGGTGATTTTACTTGTTGCCCAACTGAATTAATAGGTAATTGACCCGGAGGTGAAAAAATGTCTGATGGGTCTGAGTTATTTGCCCCAATATAAAAATCAGATGGTGGTGCTTGTTCACCATCTAACAAATTTTCAATACCTTCCAAGATACCTCTACCGAGATTTCTTAACGCACCTCTGTCATATCTTGGTTTATATTTATTATAGTCAATACTATTGAATAGTAGTGACCTTTGACCAAAACTAGTGTTATTTAAAAATAACTGAGAAGGATTTGTATCATTTTTTAGTAATCCAAAAAACTTACCTATAGCAGTTTCTCTAGGGTCTTTACCACCACCAAATGCAGATGTTATTTGATTTAATGCCGTTGGTCTCCACTGAGCCATATCCTCATCAAAATAATCACCAGGGATAACTGAAGACGGATAATATGTTCCTGAAAGTCTAAGTAAAAAATCGGCACCTGCAACAACTGGATTAGCCGCAACTGTAATTCTATAATTTAAATCTATTAAAGGTCGTCGACCTGCCGCTACTTGTTGTGCAAAAACAGGGTCTTGTAAGGCTTCTGTTAAATTTTCTCTGCCCGATGTATTTCTTTCAATTTCTCTGTCAATCCTATATTGAAACGCGTCCCTTAAAAAAGTTGCTGACAACTGAGCTAACATACTATCTTGAGATACACTTCCATCTGAACCTTGTGGGTTATCACTTCCTAAAATATCATATGGAGAATAAGTAGATGGTACAAAACTTATTGGGTTTGGATTCGCATAAAATGTGAACGTTGGGACAAATTGTATATTATTAATCGTCTCCAAAAATACCTCGTCAAAAGAGTATTTGTTAAGGGATGGGATGTTTTGTTCTGCCGAAACTTGTGCAAAACTTGGCCAACCTTGTCCCACCAAACTTTGTTCAGGTAGTGAAGCGTCCATAACAGTATATTCACCCCCATTAGCATTTTGAACTAATGGTTGTGATTGTGTTATAGTAACCCCATATCCACCTTGTGGTCCGTATTCATTTAAAACATAAAGTCCGTGGAATTGGGGTGGTATAAGATTTGAGGGTGGGTCGTCAATAAGTCCGTTTGGTGAGTCAACTACCGAAAAATTATTTTGATTATATTCATAATTTTGTTCGGCAACAGGTGGTGTGAACGCACCAGCAATAGTATATGGTTGTAAATTCCTTACAACTAGACTATCTCTAAATGTTGACGTATTTAAAAACGATAATGGACTATCTATTGGCATACATTAATAAATACATTTAATCTATTTTTTATCCAAAAGATTCTCTTTTGTAATAGTCCATTTGTTTAATAAATTGATTTTTAAATTCGTTTGAATACACAATATTACTTAATGCGGTATTAAATTGTGTTGCATCTAATTTAATATTCATTTCGTGAGTATGTTTTACCTCCTCAGTTTTTGAGGTCGTTTGAGGGTTCGTATTAACCGCTATGTTTGGTGACGCTAATATTTTATCTTCAGGGTCAATCATTGTTGCAAATTTACCCTTAATATCTGAAACCATAATTCCATCTTTATTTATAAGAGCATCTTGTACTTGAGTTACAGGTGGTGTTATTGTTTGAACCTCATTAGAGGTTGGGGAAACTTTGTTAATCATATCCTGTACTACTGATGGTACTTCTATAGCCTTTTGTCCAGTGTGTGTTTGTTCATATTTTTGTCTAGCCTTTTCGTATTCTTCAGAAATATTAATTTGTGATATTTTTTTAACAATTTCTTTAGAACCGTCTACCATATTATTTGCAACCTTACCTAACGCATCAGATAAGGATAAATCACCATTTTTTAAAGAAGTAGATACATCACTTAAAGACGATGTGACAGAATTAATACCCTCTCTTAATCCTTGAGTACTAATTTGTTGATTTATAGTATCTAAAACAGGTGTAAAAGCCCCTCCAATCATTTCTTTAATTCCAGTTAAAACATTACTAGTTGCTGCGGCTCTTATTGGTTTATCAGTCAATAATGCCGTGTTATTAGCAACCTCTTTCAACAAACCATTAGCGTCAATTTGTAATTGTTCAATTGTTTTAGAAGCATTTTCTTGAGCCTTTTTTAACCCCGCCATGTCATCAATACCTCTACTTTTATCAACAGTTAAGCTATCAACAGCCTTTTTTACATTTTGACCTAATTTTTCATCATAAATTTCAACTTCAAATTTACCAGTTTGTTCGTTAAGTTGAGCCATATTAGCAATCAACTTTCGAGTATCATCAGAGGCAAATTCATCGGCAGTTGGGAACTTAATTTGACTCATTTTTTTACTTAATTCTGAAGACTCAATACCTAAATTTAGAAATTCATCGGTTGTCATATTAACTAATTTAGCAATTTCCCTTACCTCTCTCCCCGCACCTGGCATCATCTGGAATCTTCCTTGTTCTTTATTAAACTCAACATATCTTTGGGAAAGTTCAATAAGATTTTTCTGTAGTTCTTCAGGGTCATTTTCCGCCATATTCATTAATGATATTGGGTCAAGTAATCCACTAATTTGGACTCCCATCCTTTGCAATCCTGCGGCTAAATCCACTGCTTGTTGCGGGTCAAATAACTTCTCCGCAAGTTGTAAAGTGTTTGACATGTTATATTTCAACATCACAGCTTCAGCTGCCATTTTGGCCATACCTTGGACGCCATTATCAAAATTATATAGATTTAAAGTTTTAACATTTTTTTCGAGTTCATCGTAAACAGCACCTGCGGACACCCCAATTGACAATGCGTTTTGTACTATCTTTTCACCTTGGGTTACTACCCCATTGGCACTATAACCTAATTTTGTAAAGGTGTCGTATGCTTTAGATGCTTGAGCAGTTGCATCCTCACCAATTCCTTTAGTAATATCACCTAATGCTAATAATTGACTATATTGTTGTTGTTGTAATAGGAAATTAGTTTTTTCAATTCCTGTAATGTTACCCCTAAGTTTTTGTAAATCAACTAATGTAAATCCTAGTTTTTGTGCAGCGTCCGCGGCACCAAGTATATTTTCCCTAACTCTATCAGCATTTGCTGCCCCACCCCCTAATTCTTTGTTAAAAGTAATTGAAATTTCTTCAAATTTATCGAAAGTTTCAACAATTGTTTTACTTATACCATCTAATTTAATACCTAAGGCATTAATAGCATCACTTAATGGTGTTATATTATCAAGTTTGTTTTGATTTAATTGACTACCTCCTGTATTATTATCTGTAGATTGTAACATAGTTTTTTTTAAATAAATAGATTCAAATTAATTTTCCTTTGGTTTACTATCCTCTATATATTTGTCAAGTAAAAATCTACGTGTACTTACTGGCATGGTCATAAAATCAGAATACGAAATTCTTAAAAACCTAGCTAAATAATAAAATTCTAAATTTTGATTTTGTCTATAATCAGAAGAAAGGGCGAAAAAACTCAACCCCAAAGAGAATATTAACAGAAATCTCTTTTCCTGACGGGGTAATAACTTGTCTTCTTAAATCCAATTTAGGTTCATTCTTATCTATATAATTTTTAATATACTTTGAATCCATGATAGGCATAGATTCAATAAATTTAGATATTAATTCTCTGTCAGTTGAGCCGTCAACCGAGACAATCATTTTATTTAATCTCAATGTTTGTTTTGGGGCGATTCTACCAGGAGGATAGGATTCAACCATTCGTTCAATTTCTTGAGTATCCCCTAAAGTGAGAGGTCTAATTTTTACACTATTTCCTGATTTTGGTAGTGTGATTTGAAATGTACCGTCTTCATCAGGTTCAGCATCAACATCTGTAGAGTATAACTCTGTTAGATATATTTCAGTTGAGAACTCTTTACTAGTATCGGGGTCAGTTGCGGTAATTTCATACGTTGGTCCGAAGGAAGTGTTTCTTAAAAAGATAAGAATCGCTTCTACATCACCATTTAATAATTCTTCAGGACGAATATCAGGTTCATATATTTTGTTTCTCAAAAGTGTCATAACAACACCTTCACGTAAAGTACCACCTGCCATCAAAATATTTTCATCTGACGCAGTTAAATAACCAATTTTTAATGTTTTCTTTTTATTCTTATAGAATTTACCTCTAGATGGTAGAGTTACCACGTCGTGAGGCAAGTTAAAATTCATTTGTCCATATTGAGCACTTTGGTCCATAGTCTTTTTTTAGATAAAATAAGTTTGAAATTTAAAAAATCAATCTTTCTTATCTTTTTTGTTGTGTCTGTTTTCAAATTCTTCTTCTGTTTCAAACACTTTACCACATTGTGGACATACATACTCGGTATTACCTGAAAAAAAAAGTTCCATACACATAAGTATATGGAACTTTAATATATAAATCAATGAAAAATTTTAGTATACTAAGATACAACGGTCGGGTCTAAGTGTTGCAGTAATTGAAGCAAGTGCGTCTGAGTTGTATGCCAAGTTATCAAAGTTTACGTTTGATAGGAATGTACCTTGGAGAATCCATTTTTCAACCACAACTCCTGTCGGGTCTAACAATTCTAAATCAACGTCTTTTTTATAACCTGCAGCATAACCCATACGACCTGTAACAGATTCTGCATGTAAACGTACCCACTCCATAAGTGCTTGGGCTGCAGACGGTCCAATTGGGTCACGGAATTTAACATTAATAGTACCCCACGTAAATCTTCCTGCTACGTAAGTAGATGTGTTTAGAAATTGGATTTCAACAGGATTAATGGTAATTGCAGGTCTCGATGTCGATTCCACAAACCATTCGTTAATTCCTAATGAAGAAGGAAATCTCAATATAAATCTATTTTGTCTTTTGGGTTCGTAAGGAACCGGCATTTTCATCAGTAAATCTGCCATTGTTTTAAGTTTTTAATTCGTTTTATTATCTATAAATAGTGTTGTTTATTTTTTTTTCTATTTACTTTCATTTATTTTAGAAATATTCTTATAATAGAATTAGTACTAGTATAATATATTAATTATCTTTTTTAACTTTTACTTTCTTACCAGTTTTAGTTGAATATATATTTAAACTTTCTTCATCACCAAAGTGTTTCTTAATAGTTTCTATATTCTTTGGGTCATCGTCAGAAAATCCAATTTCAACTGATGGTAAAAAATAATTTTTAACTTTTTTCTTTAAAAAGGCTTTTTTCCCCAACTCCTCGGATAAATCTTTTACATAACGAATAAATTCGTTTAGAGCAGTTACTTTTAATTCTTCTGGAGAAGCTGCAGAACCTTGTCCATAAGTTACCGGGTAAAATTTACATAGGTCTAAGTATTCTTTGATGACTTCCATGTCTGTAAGGTCTTCAAAATCGGCTAAATCCCTATATTTTCTTAAATTTTTCAAACACTCGTTAAAATCTATCCCTCCCTTACTAGAGATTATTAAATTAAAACAAGATTCTTTGAGTGTATTTGGGTTGTGACCTCTAGCGGTAATGATTGCAAAAATGGAACCATTATTTATACACTCCACAAAATCATTCCATGAAGGTCCAGTTTCGGCCATAAGTGAATCGATTAAAAATTTATCGTCACCCTCAATTCCAAATTCTCTAAATGGGTCTTTTGCAAATCCAACGATTACATGACCCTCATACTTAAATTCTTCTTCCCCAATTTTACTTCTATATTTAGCAAAATCGTGAGTAGACATTCCAACCTCTTCATTATCAGAATTAATTAGAATGATTTTTGTAGGCATATACATAAGATTGTCATCCCAATCAAATGCGTAGTATTTCATGTCAGGAGTACCTCCCTCCGAAATCTTTTCTGTAAGAAATCGGAGGGGTTGGGTACTGATTTTATTTTTTATTTTCATAATTAGATATTATCAAATGATGCTCCTGTTGGTGTAATCAAGAATTCGATGTCGATGAATTCTAAAGATTTGGTTGGTTTTACATAGATTTTACCAACTAACTGATTTCTGTCTAGGTCTTCAGCTGATGAAGAAACCGTTACACGGAAATCATACAAACCTCTATCTCTTCTAATCGAATCCAAGATTGGGTTGACTGCGTCTAAGAAATCTTGTCTAACCTTTTGGTCATTTTGTTCAAACAACAATCTTACTGAAACTGCAGAAATCAACTTACGTGCCTGTAATAACAATCTTCTTACATTCAATCTGTCTAATGCAGACTCTCTGATTTGTAAGGTCTTGTTACCCCAAATTACTGTTCCAACATCCGAGAATGTTGCGATAGGATTAATTCTACCTTTGTACAATGTATCTCTATCTTCTTGAGTTAATTTCTTACGTGCTTTGATTGCATTTACAAGACCACGTGTGTAACCCGCAGATGCAAACCAAGGGAATGAGATGTTATCAGTTAACGCTAAGTTTCTACAAACTTCCGCTGTTGGTGGGATGTAGATTTGAGTGTTGTTAACAGTATCACGAGTCAATACCCAAGGATAGTAAGTAGCGGTGTAGTTAGAATCGATACCTGCCTCTTCCAAACTATCTACAACATCTTGTGGGTAAAATAATTCGTCAATAGTGTAAGTAGGTGTAAACAAGTTACTATCTGGTGTTGTTAAGATGTAGATAGAATCCGCTCTATCAAACTCAACCATATCGATAGCTTCCTCAACAAGATTACTATTATTCACAAAATCAATACCTGGAGTTGCAAACACGTTAATATTTGTTGCTTCAGGGTTTTCAAAAGTTCTAATACCCATTAAGTATGCGTAGTAGTCAGTATTTGCCCAATCTTGAGTTCCGTCACCGACACTGATTAATTTGAATGAACCATTACCAGTTGCTGTTGGGAATCTTAGACTTGGACAAGCTCCCCATAGGAAACCTCTTTGGCCAACTCTAAATATGTCTCCATTGGTACGATATTCTCTGTAGATGTCCCATCCGTCAAAACCACCTTGTACTAAGAAAGTAAACTTACGAGAGAATAATCTGTAGTAAGGACTACTTGGATTGGTTGGTTCTGAATTAAAGGATGCTGCTCCGACTTCAAATGCCGATTGACCAGATAATGTATAACCTGAAGGTATTGTTACAACAGTTGCCCCACTATCCATATGGAAACCTTTAGAAATGTAAGCCCATTCGTCACCACTAGTGTCGAAACAAGGGTCGATTGGTCCACGTTTTCCTTTATACATATAGTAATCTAAATCATAACCTACTGTGTCAGAAACACCTAGATATGTTCTTCTTACGTTGTCACCACCTGCTGGTACGGCATCATCACCACCTGCTGTTGTTCCAAAAGGAGGATTATAAATGATTTCACCAGGAGTAAAGTACTTTGTTTTAAATACTGGAGATGGAGTTACCGCACCTTCGTATAATCTGTTTTTAAATCCTTCAAAACCACAAGGTACCGCATCAATAGGTGCGTCAATATTGTAGTCAATCATGATAAATTTAGAATTTAACACAAACTCACCATCAGAAGAACCTACTTTTTTAGCAATGTAGTTATTCTGTCCTGGGTCCATACCACAATTAGTGAATTTCTCTAAAACAACTGGTGCGTCGTCAGTATCATAGAAATCTCTAACAACTAAATCAAATGATTGATTTGAGAAAGACACGTTCAAAATTGAAACTTTGATTTGGTAGTTAGCCGAATTACCATCAGCAATTGATATAACTCTGAAAAGTTTGTATACATCATTACCACGTAATTCTGAAACAACCCAAGGTGAAGTTGAGGATTGGTATTTTTCTAAGTACCAACCAATTGAATTCAATTCAGTATATCCTTGTCTGTAACCAGGTAATGCGACTAGTTCAGAACTAATACCACGAATATAACCTTTATTATATGCGTCATTAAGTAAGAAACTATATTTCTCTTCAACCATTAATGGGGTTGCTAATCTAGGTTTAGTAAAGTTACCATAACCTAATACCTTCTCAATTGCTGTAGAATCTGTCGAAGACATTGAAACTTTGAAGTTAAAGTTCGCCCCGTCGATTGTAGAACCAGTAATTGCAAAAGGTGAGAAAGGATTTAAAGTTGCCGCAGAATATGAACCACTAAAATCCAAACCAACATCAGATGTACCACTTACTTGGTAAGTAGGTCCGTTGTTAGTTGAGGTGTAGAAACTAAAACCTCTTGACCTTAAAGTTGCAATCACCATATTATGATATTCTTCATAAGTTTGACCAGTCATCGGGAACAAATATCCGACAACATTTCCAGAATAACAAATATTTGGAATATTTGGTGTTGAAGTTGGTGTTGCGGTAGGTGTTGGTGTGACATCACAAGGGTTAAAAGTAGATGTTACAGTAACAGTTGGTTCTGGTGTTGTAGTTGTAGTTACAGGAAGTTCTTCTAAATTTTCAATGATGAAAAGATATGAAAAACCTGAATATCCATTATTTGTTGTTGGATTCCACAAAGCATAATACCAAGTATCATTATAAGGTGAGGTAAAACTACAATTGTATGAAGAGTTACCACTTGTTCCAAGATAGTTAGTAATGTTTGTGAAACCAATACCTGTATATGCGTCAAACACATCACCAGGTATAATACCCCAAACACCTAGTGAATCACCACTTAATGTTGTATCTGCCAAAATTCCTTGTACAAAACCTTTCATATCGTCGAATAAACTAGAAGTTCCACCATCAAACTGAGTGTAAACATTGTTTATTCTTGTTTGGATTTCACTAGGGAAATCCTCTAAAAATGCAAATTGTGTTAAATCAGCTGAACAACCAGAGAAACCAACATTGATTTCTGTAGTTCCTGTTATAATACAATTTGTCTCACAAATTGCTGGGTCAACACTAAAATTAGGAGATGTTGTACAACTATAAGGATAACCTACAGTTGTTGAGTCAACATTTGCAATTGTTTTAATTGACCAAGATGGTCCAGCATCATAACCAGACAAACCTAATACTCTTGTAACAAAAAGTTGATTTGATTGTTGTAGGTATGCCTTAGCAATGTAAGACATCTCATACTTTGGGATTTGTGTGTTTACGAATTTTTCGGGTGTTGTTCCTCCAAAATAAGTTTGGAATTCATCATAGTTTGTAATAAAAATTGGTTCAAAAGCAGGTCCCTTAACTGCCTCACCAACTAGACCTAATGTTGTTACACCAACACTAGACGTTACAAAACTTAAATCTCGTTCAGATGTGTATACACCTGGAGAAACGAATACTTTGTTTGCTGTTGCCATTATTTAATTTCTTTCTTAATTTTATTTCTCTATAAATATTACCTTTTTTTTCAAAAAACTTTACTTTTTGGATGGTATTTATAAATTGGAAGAATTTTTTCTACCTTTTTTCTACCTATGGAAAAGAAAATAAAAAACATAAAAATATCAGTTGAGTCACATTCATTACTAAAAAAGTATTGTGAAAAAAAAGGGTATAAAGTTTATAGGTTCTTAGAAGAACTAATACGGAAAGAATGTGAAGAAGAGAAAGATTTGTATGGTGAGAATTAAATTAAGGTGTTTTGGAATTTAATAGTTGAAGTCAGAGTATCGTCTGTTCTGACAACATCAAACCTAACACTATCACCCGAATTAATCTGTATAAAATTTACATTTGACCCGTAATATAGGTTGTTTATATAAACTTCATAACTTTCAATATTATCACTAGTCAATAATTTTAAATCCACACGTTCTGGAAATAAATCACCCAAAGAATTAACACCTAAAGGAAAATTAATATTTTCATAAAATCTATTAGGATTATAGGGCGGAGTTCTTTTTCCTCTTGTCTTACGGTCAGTTTGAAATTCAAATAATTGTAAAACTCTTGAAATACCAGGTTTAACTTTAAATTCATCCTCGTCAATCAAAAAACCTAACATAGTAAAATCATAAGATACTATGTAATACTTTCTTTTTTCAATTTCCATTACAGATTCGTCAGAAACATTATCCCATACTATTGGAATATAATGTCCTTTCACTTTGGTATAGGCTTGTCTTGATGAAAAGTTCTCAAGAACCACTTTGTTTAATTGATTTACTTCACGGACTCGATTACATATAAATTTTAAAGTATATTTTATATCAATAGGAATTGGTTGTGGTATTTGATAAACATCAACACCACTTCTTTGTCCATCAAAAGTTGGGACGTAGGCGTAAAAAAATTCTTTTCTTACTGGTATCGTATATTGTAATGATGGATTTGTACCATATTTCATATCATTTGACCTGATGACCGTAACAAAAGGAGGTGAAGCATTTTTATCTAAGTCTTGGAATTTCCAAGTCTGTGTAAATTGAGCCCAATTTTGAGTGGTAACGATAATATCGACTACAGGTACAGATTTTCCATCAACACTAAAACCTAACTTATTTTTAACAAAATCTAAAAACCCTCTATCTAAATCAGCATGTAACACAGACTTTGGTAGAAATGTACCATCTTGTTGGATTTCTTCCAACATTTCTTGTCGTCTAGCTAACCCTACTTTATTTGGGATTAAATCAATATTTTTTTTAATTTGTTTAGAAAATCCCATGTTATTTAGAAATGATTTCGTTTATGACAAATAATTTGTTTTTCAAATTAATCATATCAACTTCTTTAGCGTTGAATACTGGTGTTTCTGTATCTTTGTAAACAAATGAATCATGTTTATACGGGTTATAGGTTACAACTCTCGTTGATGATTCCTCAGGTAAATTTTCACATGGGTATTCACAATAATCGATTAAATCTCCGATTACAAAAGCATGTACATTTTTTTGTTTGTCGACTCTAACTTTTTCTCTACCACCTTTTCTTACTCTAAACTCAACATCACCTAATTTAACATAATCAGCGTGAAGAACTACTTTAGTTTTATATACTACAGAAAAAGTATGTAAATGAAGGTTATAATATACTTTTACTTTCTTACCTATAAAGTTTTCATCTGAATTATTATGACCACATTTATGACAAATGTATGGGTCATTACCCCCCTCACTTAATTTCCAAGACCAACCACACTCTTCACACGTAACTTTATTAGTGTTAAGTTTTTCAGTTAATATACGTAATTGTTCTTCTGTTAATAAAATGTTCATAACCCTCTAAATTCATTATTTGTTACAGGTGCACATATTATTGTTCGATAATATGGTTTATATCCACCATAATTATGTTTGTTATCGGATGTGACCCTACCATCATTGGATACTGTATAATATCTAACTCTATTTTCAGTTTCATAATAACCAATATAATCACCATACTCAATTTCGGTACCCATCAGTTCTAAATCCTTAATATAAACACTAAGTTGCATAGTACCAGGTTCGAGTTGTTCAATTTTTGAGTTACCCAAATATTTGTTTTCAGTCCCCAAAATTTTAACATAAGCTTTAAATTCAATTGGAGGGTGAAATTTAATTCCGTCTTCAACGGTTTCCCCATAAACATCATCTGTGTTAGTTCTATATCTATCTACTTTATATAGAACACAGGTAAAATTCATATCACCATGAAGCCATTCTTGACCCATCTCTAATTCTAGGTTAAAGTCAGAATCACCAAAAAATTTACCTAATCTTGTTATTGGAACTTTGTTTGTCATAATCTATATACTTGATAAATATCTACTTTAAAGTTATCTTTATACTTGAAAATATAATATTATAGAATCTCCGATTAAAATATCTGAAATTGAAGCTTTAGAAATTCTCCAAAATTACTCTGGGGCTAATAACTACATTTTAAAATTAAAACAACAACAATCGGTCAATAAAAAATTTTACCCTACTAGGGCTCAAACCGATTATATTATTAATTATCACACTAAAGAACCAAAAGTCGCTAAAAGGTGGGTTGAAATTGATAACTATTTTGCAAAAAAATTAGTTGAAGATAACCCTTTCATATCTGAACCTGAGAAAATTTATGTTGAAAAACTTTTGGTTGAGAAAGATAAATCATTCCACATTTGGGGAAAAATTCATAGTGGGGATACGCTCCATGATTTTTGGGTTCCTAAAGCGGCAATAATTAAAGAACCAAAAAAAAATATTGTAAATGTAGATTATTCCAAATATGATAATCGACCCCCACTTAGTCATCAAAAAGAAGCTATAGAAAAATTTTTAGCATACGATAAATTCATATTAGCCGATGATATGGGTCTCGGTAAGACAACCTCAACAATAATTGCGGCTTTGGAGAGTGGTGCTAATAAAATATTGATAGTTTGTCCCGCGTCTTTAAAATTGAATTGGGAAAGAGAAATAAGGAATTACTCAGATAGACCTGTTTATATATGTGAAGGAAAAAAATATGAGGATGCGGATTTTGTGATTACAAACTATGATATTCTTAAAAATTTTCATAGTGAAAGAGAAAAAGAAAATTCATTAATATTAAAATCAAAGTTTGATTTGGTAATTATTGATGAGGCTCACTACATTAGTAATACACAAGCTCAAAGGACTAAATTAATTAATGATATTGTCTCAAACATAAGCAAAATATGGTTACTTACAGGTACTCCAATCACGTCTAGACCAATTAATTACTTCAATCTTTTACGTATGGTTGAAAATCCTGTTGCACAAAATTGGATGGCTTACGTTATCCGGTATTGTGAGGGATTCCAATTTAAGACAGGTAACCGAAAAGTTTGGAATGTAAACGGGGCGTCAAATTTAGAAGAATTACGTAATCGTATTTCTAAACAAGTTTTAAGACGATTAAAAACAGATGTTTTAGACCTTCCTGAAAAAATAATTTCACCTGTATATCTAAGATTACACTCTAGACAATATGAAGAATTTATGGGTGAATACTATGATTGGTATACTAATCGTGAGAATGAAAATAAATCAGTTGCTTTACAATTTTCTAAATTAACTAAGGTTAGACAAATAATTGCTGAAGAAAAAATTACTCATACCATTGAGGTTGCTGAAAATATTATTGAACAGGGTAAAAAAGTTATAATCTTTAGTAATTTTACAGAGCCGTTAAAGAAAATTTATGAACATTTTGGAAAAAAAGCGGTCTATCTAGATGGAACAACGACAAAACCAGCTAGACAAAAGGCCGTCGATGACTTCCAAGAGAATGACAAAGTGATGGTATTTTGTGGTAATATTAAAGCCGCAGGTGTTGGTTTAACATTAACTGCAGCTGAGGCTGTAATTATGAATGATTTATCATTCGTACCATCTGACCACTCACAAGCGGAAGATAGAGCTTATAGATATGGTCAGAAAAATTGTGTTTCAGTTTATTATCCAATCTTTGAAAACACAATTGAAGGTATTATTTATGATATTCTAAATCGTAAAAAAAATATCTTTGAAACTGTTATGGGTGACAATATTGATAAGACGGATATGGTGTTTGAAATTATGAATCAAATAAATTCTAATGAAAAAAGTTAAAGTTTAGATTATTTATCGTATATTTGTGCCTTTATGAAAAAGATAGAAGAAAAAATTGATTTGATTGAATCTCAAATCAATGAAATCGAGTTAACCAAGAATAAAGATTTCTTGTTGACCGAAATGAAAAAAATTGGGATTGAAAAATTACCCTACTCCTACTCAGCCTTAAAATCATTCATTGATTCAGAAACAATGAATGTTCACTATAACAAACATTACAAAGGATACGTAGATAAATTAAATGCTGCGTTAAGTAAGAAAAAATTTGGTGATATGGATTTGGAACAGATTGTTAAATCCATTAGTAAATTTAGTAAGGACGTTAGAAATAATGCAGGTGGTGCATACAATCACGCATTATTTTGGAAGATGTTATCACCAAAACCACAAAAACCTAAAAAATTGGTTTTAGCAAAAATTAACAAAGATTTTGGTGATATTTCTTCTTTTAAGAAAAAATTTAACCAAATTGCAAAGGAAAATTTTGGGTCAGGCTGGGTTTGGTTAATTGTTACCGATAAAAATAAATTAAAGGTCGTTACTACACCAAATCAGGACAATCCACTAATGAATGATGCTGAAGACAAAGGGTATCCAATTTTAGGATTAGATTTGTGGGAACACGCATATTATTTGAAATATAGAAATCAAAAAGATGACTATATTAAAAACTTTTGGTCAGTTGTAAATTGGGAATTTGTTGAAGAATTATATAAAATGAAAATGGAAACTAAACTTAATGAATCTGTCATAACTCGGACATTGTTAGAACAAGAAGAAGATATCGTATTAAGTATTACCCCACAATATTGTAATGGTGGTGAGACTAACGTGATTTCAAAAATTATATTTGATACTAATCTAGAAAAAGACCAAAGGTCAAAAAGACAAGAGACTTGGAGGTCGATGATGTCAAATGGTATTCAAGAAATTTTAAAAAATCACTTCCCAGAAAGATGGGAAAAACCTAGTCCTCTTCATAAACCAGGAGTCTATAGAGTACAGAATGGTATTAAAGTCAGGTCATTACTTAATAATTTGACATCATCATATACAGCACTATGTGTTATTTATAAATTCATAAATGATTATCTCCGTCTCACTGACCAACCTCTTTTGGACTTTGATAGAGATAATTACGAAAAGACCACTTCAGAGGTGAAAAGATTTTTGTCAATTATTGATTCACTAAGAGGATATATCTTTAACCCAAGTACTGAAATTAATAAAAAAATTGGGAATGCTCTTAAATTCTCTAGTTGTGAAGGTGACCAAAACGAAAAAGTTGCTTTACAAATTTTAATTGAGAATTATGGAGAGGGTTGTGCTAAACTAGAATCAGGTTTAGGGTTGACTAAAGATATGATTGGTGGGATTGATTGTATATTAAACACGGATGAAGGTGAAAAAACCGTACAAATTAAACCATTTAGAGCTCTAAAAGAAGAAAACTCTGAAATACATGTTTTAGGTGCCTCTTCAGTTAAGGACCATTCCGTTGACTTGTATATGTTCGTTGATAAGGACAACGGAGTCTTACAAATATTTAAGAACGAAGGTGTTAAGTTTGCACATAGAACATTTATATTCCCTAATACTTCACATATGGATAGTTTATCGGCTAAAAATCCTATTGAAAAAGTTAATTGTAGAATGTATCTTGTGTAATTAATAAATCGGCTAATATTTATAAAATAAAAGCCGATGTCTAAAATATCACAACCCGAAAGAAACAAGTTATTTACAAAAGTAAGACACTTACTTGGTGCACCTTTAAGAGGTATTGAATTGGAAGATGAACAGATGGACACTCTGTTAGAATTTTCTATTGATGATTATTCACAATATATACAAGATTGGTTAACTGAATCACAATGGTCATCATTGTATAATTTAAACTTGGATGAACAATCTTTGTCTAGAGCTTTTGTAACTAGAACTTTAGATTATGAAACAAGATACACTTATGCGTATTCAAAAATTGTTGGGTTACAAACTGGTGGTGATTGGGTTCTAAAGAAAGATTTTATAGAATTAAAAAAGAACCAACAAATTTATGAAATTCCTGCTGGTCGTGAACTTAATGAGTTACTTTGGTTCACACCATCAACACTGACAAATATTTTATTTGACCCTTGGTCTTTTGGTAGTATGGGTGGACCTGGTATTGGTGGACCAGGAGGATATGCACAATTAGGTTATAGTGGTTCATATTTCTTAATGCCAGCTTTTGACATGCTATTAAGGATGCAAGAGATTAATATCCAAAGACGTATCATTGCTTCTGAAATGACTTATCGTGTTACTGCATTACCTGATGGTAAAAAAGCAATACATTTAATGAATACTCCTGGTGGTAAGTTTGACTTTGGTAGTTCTAACTTCGTAAGTGGTAGAGTTTGGTATTGGTATTACGATGTGGGTCCCGCAGATAAAAATTCATGTTTAAAAGCTAATCCCGATATTATTAGAACACCTAATGATGTCCCATATGAAGAACTTACATGGGACGATTTAAATAACCCATCAAGACAATGGGTTAGAAGATGGTTTGTTGCATATTGTAAAGAAACTTTAGCAAGAGTACGAGGAAAATACAGTGGAAACTTGAAAACTCCAGATTCTGAATTAACTTTAGATTATACATCATTAGCGACTGAGGCTAAAGATGAAAAAACTAAACTTATTGATGAGTTGATTGGAACTGATGGAAGACTTACTAGATTAAAGCCTGAAAAGGTTATGGAGAGAGAAGCACAAATTGCCGAAAATCTTAACAAGTCTCTTAAATTCAGAGCAGCACCTCGTCAGATTTATGTAATTTAATGTATGTCAATTATTAAGACAAGACCTGTTGACCGGGTTATTAATGGTCAAATTATTACTGGTTCTGAGGTTACCTTAGTATCAGAAACGTATTATGTTTGTAATGGTGAAAGTGTGGTAATTGTTAAAAATACACCATTCACAAAAATAAAATTAAATTCACTTAAAAACGACAGAGTCACAATTAAGTGTCTGACAAAAGTTTTATTACTTCCAGATTTCGGTAAAATAGATGAGATTTTTGATGAAATGGAGTTAGAAAATGGTGCTAGTGTTGAGTTAATATTTGCAATTGGTAACTGGTATATCCTATCATCAGATGGGTTGAAACAGTCTTAGACCATTTCTTCCCACCCTTCTTCAGCTAACTCATAGATATATTCAGGGTCAATTCCTCGTTTTTCCCAATATATTTTTTCTTGTTCGGTTATTGTTAATAAATCATCAATACTATCTTGGTCTTCGGGTTCAAATGGAACCCCATTTATTAATTTACATTGTTCCTTTGTAAAGATACCTCTTTTACTTGGGTCATCAACAATTAAGTTATTTCTAACTTCTTCACCAAATACAATCAACAATGGTTCAATACGTTTGTTAAACGTTACTATAGCTCTTGGTACATTGTATTCACCTAATAAACTTGGATTATTTTCTACTTCTGTTGGATTCAAACGATAACAATTAAGCTGAATGATTGAATCAATACTATCATCGAGTATTTTACCAAATTCTTTTAGGTATTGTTCTTTGGTTTCATCTGACCAACCTTTTTTTGGTTTATTTACTTTCTGAACATCCCCATGAGAAGCCTTAACACCATTATTAACATAAAGAATAACCTCACCCAAACTAACGGCAATTTTATCTCTTATAGCCAATTCCATATGTGCCATTCTAGACATCTCATTACCAGCTTTAGTCTTTTCTTTTGAACGTTTACGATAATCATCCATAGACAACTTAACCTTTGCTCTTTGTGCGATTTTCATAAGTGGAATTTGTTTATTATAAATATTTTCCAAGTATTCATAATACCACTCAACAAAATCTTGACCATTACCTTCTAACAACATTTTAATTCCTTTGTCCAAGAAATCTTCAATATATAAAGGTAGTTTCTTACTTTTGATGGAATTACCTGTAAGTTTAATCTTTCCGTTGTGTTCCATTGTTGCGTAGTTCTTACGAGCAATGTTCATACAGGATTTCCAAGTCCCATCACAATCAAGACCCATAGCACCTTTCATAAACATATCGTTAAACTCGGCAACATCCGCATCATAACCTTTATATTCCTTACCTTCTTTAACTAACCAATTGTTACCCTTACCGATATACACTCTATCGTCCACACCACCTTCAGGTAACGAGAAGTTCATACCATCCGTATCACATACAAGAGGAGTATAACCTCGTTTCATAAAGAAACGTAACATCTGACGTAAGTATTGTCGTCCTGTACAAGTAATCTGTTCACCCATATACATATCACCCCAGTGGTATACTTGTGGTGCGGATAACGCTCCAAACATTGAGTTAATGAAAATCTTAATCGGTAATTGTTTGCGGTCATAAGATGTTGCTTGTTTTTTGTCAATATCCTGATATTCCTTAGCTAAGTTTTTATACTTGATACGGGTGTTACGGAAGTAATTTAACATTCCTTTCATCGCACCTGTAATATCGCAGGTTGGGAATACGTCATGAACCAACTGAATGGAAGGATAAAGTGACGAGAAGTCAAGTTTCAATACATCGGTTGAAAAACCAACCTTTAGTAGTCGTGACAACCCTCCAACAAATTCTGTCTTTTCATTCTTAGCAGGGATTGCTAACTTATGTTTATAAGACCATGCTCTCATTTGAATTTCCCATAACGTAGCGGTTCCCATAGTTGAGACCCTTTCATATGTTGTTGGAACCAAAGACGCAAGTAGGAATGAACCCTGATTGAATTCTTCGTCAACTGTCAGAGTTTCTTCCAAGTCATCGTCAAGATATCTCTCAACCAAATCATCACCTGTTGTTTTAATATATACGTTTGAATGTTTTGAACACGCTTCGTCAATTGTGGGGTCAATCCCCACTTTCTTATATTTACCATTTTGGATGTTCAACCAAAACGCTTCTTTCTTCGCGTAGAACGGACCGATATCTGTATGGTCAATGTATACACGGTCAGGTGCCTCAGCTTTAATATATTGAGTGATATACTTCAAACCTGCTGATTTAATAGATGAGTTAATTGCTTGAGCTCGTCTAACAGCATGTAATGTATCCACAACATTATAACCCCACATTGAAGTTTGGTTAAACCTTTCGACCTCGTTTGCCAACTTCAACATACTTTCAGATTGTTTGATTGGGTTCATTGGATTGAGGGTTTTTGCTATTTTCTTAATATCCAACTTTAACGCTTTGGCTCTTTCAAATATCCAAAACCAGTCAAAGTTGAATCCGTTGTAAGATGCGATAATACTTGGTTTGAGTTCATCTATTGTGTTGAAAAATTTGATAATACCTTCTCTTTCCTGTTCTTCAGTTGAGCACTCAATTACCTGACTAAAACCTTTATTGGTTTTCATCCCTATCATAAAAATACGACCATCCTTTGGTTCTAATGCGGTCGTCTCTAAGTCAAATACAAACCTCGTGATACTATTGTAATCGTCAAACCCCTTAAACAATCGTTTCTCTTTTGTGACTAAGAATTGTTCAACAGGTGGTAAAATCAAAACTAAACTTTTAGTTTTTTCACCCCAAGGGTCAACACCCCCCTCTCTAAAAAATTGGATTAGTGAACGATATCCGTTTAATGATTTAACCATAAAAGTTAATCCTCTCTCTAGTCTATCATTACCATCAGTTCGTAATTTTTCAATGACAATTTTATGTTTTGTCATTGCTTCTTTTTGCAACGCCTTTGATGATTGATAAAAGTTTAGTCCACGTAAATCACCCACCCAGGCAAATGGGATGAATGTATCTTTTTTAATAAGTTTTCCATGAATTGGGTCTTCAATTATTTTCCAAATACAATCTTTGACGTAATCGTATTCTACTCCGATGATGTACTTTTCATCGTCATTTCCTTGTAGGAAATTCTCAATTTCTTCATTTGTTATCATAAATTAAAATTTGGTCTATTTGCTTCCGAATTATAGGTCGGAATTTACCTTACATGCAAATATAAACAAAAATATTAATTTATCAAATTAACAACAAGCTTTGTCGGAAATAAAACTATCTTGTACGTTAATATATAGTTTTTCTCGTATTGGGACTATTAGGTTACCTTGTTCATTTCTCAATAAAAATTGACCTTCATACCTTCCAGGTTTATTTGTATCCTTTTCAGAGAATTTATAATAGATATAAAACTCTGTTGGGGTTGTTTCATTTAAGAAATTTTTAGATACAAATCCTCCTTGTTTGGATAGGAATTTAGGAATACCTGTTTCAGTATCAACCATAGAAAATAGAATAGTTGATGTCTCAATTAAATCCATAAAATTATGATAGTCACTTCTTCCATCCTTAACTACTTGCATTTTAAGTAATGGAAGAGTCGCACCCTTTTTAATATAAAATTCCATAACAATAAATACTACGATATTCAATTAAGATTCTTTTCTTAATTCTTTGTCATAGTGGTCAAATCTATTGTGTTCAGTAGGTGTTGCTAATAAAATTCCAGCATTAATCAAATTTTCTTTGGTCATTTGGTAAACGTGAGACATCCAAGTTTGTTCGTGAGGGTGAGCCCATTTAGTATTTAAAAATACTTTACGACTACCTTCTTTGGTCATAACCTGTGGCCAATTACAATAATAAACTTCCCCTGTTGCATATGGAACACCTTTATATGACATTATTTTATCATATTTTGTTTTGGGGGCGTTAGGGTCTAATCCTTGTTGTGGTAACTTATCATTCTCAGGAAAATATTTTTGTCTAACATTCTGAGGTACGTTATACCAACTCCATTGTGTTGAATTGTCTCCGAAGAATTCCGTGAAATTCAATTTAAGAAAATCAAAACTATTTTCTTTGGTTATCAAAAGACTTTTTGTATAAAGTCTATCTATTTTTCTAACAAACCCATTCTTACAATTTACATCGGGACCTGAATAGAAAAACATATCATCCTCAAAAAACATCATAAAATCGGAATCACTCTCATCAAAATGTTCCGCAATATATTGTCTACCACCACATATTCCTAAATTTGTATGGGGTTTATAATGAGTAAAACCATATTCCTTACATAGATTATCATATTCCATATAAGTTTCAGAGTTTGTTGAATTATTAATCAAATATTTTTTTGGAAGTTTTAGGAAGTCCTCGTCGTAGACCTCCATAGATTTAATTAATGTTTTAAATTGGTTTGGACTATTAAATGTTAAAACATATAAGGAACATTTTTTAATATTTAAATCAGTCTTAACTTGTGTTTTAGGGTCAAAAGTTTTTAAGTTTTCAAAAAATGGCCAAACTAATCCATTACCAGTAATTTCATAACGATGTATTTGATTTGGGTAATTGTGGGCAAGGATGGTGAATAAACACTCGTCCGCACCCATAAGACCTTCATTTATTGTTCTATAAAGTACATTATAATAATAATTGTTTATTTCATGTACTTGTTCTTTACTACCCCCAAAAAAACCACCTCGACACACATACTCAACAAAAGTAGTATTACAATATTGAGCCATTTTTTTTCTTTCAAATCCGTGAATTTCATCATTTGCAGTGTATGGATAACTGATAAAAGTAAATTTATCTACAAATTGTGTATATTCTGGTAACCTATCAAAAACTTTATCTGTTGTAAAATAACCAGGATTAACAGTTGACGTTATCCCACCATCAATCCAATAAAAATATTCACTTCTAAATGGATTAAGTATAGCCGTATCATTAACCATAAACATTTTACACATCATCATAGGATTGTAAAATTCTAATCCCGCTTGTGGGGAATCTTTTAACCACCCTGCAAAATTAAACCATTCAGGATTTGTTCTAATTTTTTGTAATTCATTAAAAAATGGAAACCACGTTTTAAAATCCTCTAGCTCTTTGAAATAAACAACGGTGTTATGTCTCTTACGTATTTTCCAAACCTCAGACTCTAGTGACCTTGGAATCCAAATACATAGATTTGCATCAGTTTCTAGTAATTCAAAAAATTTTTGTTTATACGTATCAAAACTACGTTGTGCCCATCCATTTAAGTTTTCCCTACCTAAGTCCCACAATCCGGTGACAATTGTAACTTTACTATTCATAATTAAATTATTTTGTATTTCCTAAATTTAAATAAAAACCCTCAAAAGACGATACAACATAAGTTTTTTCTGGGTCAATATTTGTTTTAAAATAAGTTCTCCATTTTTTTGGTAGTTCTTTTGCAATATCTGTTTTAAAGAACTGGTCATAATCAACAAATCCGTTATTTGATAAGTTTAATTTTTTATAATTATTTTTTTTAAGTTGTTCCTCTACAATGTTTGTAACATCTATTGTAATTTTTTCTTGGCTATGAAGACTGCGTCCTTCATCCCGTTGTTCATTAAAATATCCATATTCAGAACTAACCAACTCAATTTTTAAGTTTGATAAATCAGTTCCATCGTAAAAATATTTTGGTATTATTGAGTAGTGTGAGTCATAACAAAAATGAAAAAATTCATAGTATTTTGTGTCGTTTTTAAATTTATTAGACTCCATTAACCATGCTTCACACTGCCACCTAGAACCTCCCCAAAAATTCATAAAAGGGATGTTATTTCTAATATAGTATGCATTTACCCACCAAAAATTTCCCCAATACCAAAAATTGTGACAATGTACACCAACAATGTTGTAAGTGTTTAATTTTTCAAGACATATTTTCCATTTTTCAATTAAAAAATATTCAAGCATCTCAACCCAAGAATTTTCTGATTCAATTTTAAGTTCATCAATTTCAAAGTTTACAAAATTTTTGAACTTATTAAATACTCCTTTAGTGTGGAAATAAAGAATTTTGGCGTCCTCATATTTAAAAGATAGTTCATACACTTGATTAAGTGCTAATACACCTTCTCCATAATTTTTGAACCCATGAATAAAATTTATTTTTTCATATTTAATTTTAAGAGTTTCAACAATATTAGAGTATTCTTTTTTTTCGTCCGTTAAATATATGAAAATATCGTCAGCTTTCTCATATAACCCAAACAATTCTAATTTTCTTAATTGCTCCTCAAGTTTGAGTTGCCAATCATTAACCATGTAACAATGAGCAACAACAAAAATTTTAGAGTTGTCTATCATTTTTTTATTTTTTAACAATTATTGCAGTAATACTCCAATTAGGCCTTACTTTAACTATTTCACAACTTTTTATATTTTCTTCTAGATATTTTGTTTCAGATTCTGTTAAATAATCAGAAAAAATTCTACCTGTTTTTTGAAACTCTTCTAACATTTGTAAGGTCGTAGTTTTTTTAGGGTCTCCCCAATTACACCAAGCTTTTTCAGGCATCAGGGCTTCAATACTAGTATGTAAATCTTCCATCACAAATATACCTCCACTTTTAATTGATTTAAATAAAGTTGCTAAAGTTATTTGTTGGTCGTACATCCTATGACTCCCGTCATCTAGTATTACATCAATGTCAGTATTTTCTTCTGAAAACTTTATTAGTTCTTCTTTTTTAGACTGGTCCAAAAGTTTTATACTAATCCTTTCAAAGTTATTAAATTGTCTAATTGATTCTGGGTTATTATCTAAACCCAAAATTTCAGAATTAACAAAGTAATCGGACCAAACTTTTAATGAATTCCCGTCTAAAACACCAATCTCTACAAATTTTTTAATTTGGTCTTTTATTGGTGAAAAAGTTTTTTCATAAATCTTACTAAAGTAGTCATGTTCGTGGTGTTTATCCGTGGGATAAATTTCCGCTAATTGTGTTAACATAAATTTTGATGTATCTATTTTTATATTGAATTTATTTCGATAAATAACGTCGATAGTTCTGTATGGGGTATTACCATATGAGAATGCATGGAATATAAATTTATTCTCATTGTAATCTCTAGAATTTAAATCACCATTAGGGATGATTTTAAATTTAGTTCTATCGTCTAATCTTTCGCGTACATATTTTAAACAGGTTTGGTCATGCCAAAGTGCGTTTTTATAATGTGGATATTCTTCACAAACATCCCACCAATCACGCATAAATTTTTTAACAAAATCTGAATTTTTAACTAAGAATACTCCAGCATTAACGATTGAGGGTCCAAAATCTTCGGTCATCAATACCTCAAAATTACCATGAATAAATTCCTCAATACGTCGATAATTGTTACAGAAAATCGCATCAATATCTAAAAATAAAACATAATCTAAATTAGGATTTTTTTCTAACATTTCTAAAACTAGTTTAGGTTTATACCAAGTTGCGGCACGTCCCTCTAGTTTAGTTCTTATTTTTTCAGTATTTTTTTCTACAAAATAATAATAATGATTTTCTTCACAATATTTCTCATTAATAGCTTCAGTATACCTACCATATAATACGTTATCAGTATAAAATTGACAAACACCAATTTTTAAATTGGTGTCTGCACATATTGTCGTACTTTGTTTTTTAGGGGTTTTATCTAAGACTAACCATTTTTTACCTTTAAAATCAAACATCTCACTTATTTCGTTAAGGTCTATCCCATCGACTTCGGTAGTTTCTAAATTTAAATTATTAAAATTATTTTGAACCTCCCCGTCAAATTGGACAATTAACCTACCACCTTCCTGAACTGAATTAATGTACTCATCAATTAATTTGGGGTTAGTGTTTTTAAAAATGTCAACATTTGGAATAACTAATGTGTGAATAGAGTTTTTCCCAAAAGGACAAAATCCTCTGAAATCATAACTACTCCTCACTTGTCTTCCATAGAACTCCCAATTGTATTTATCTTTATTGTAGGCGTACCACATAGCGGTATATTCCCCATCACCATACCAAGTTTTTACAGGGGTGTGATTCCAAAAATTAACATCCGAGTCAATAATTACTTTTCGCTTCATCGGAATATTTTGGTAATAGTAGTCCAATACATCCTCAACAAAATATTGTCTTTTACCATTCGTATAATGAATAGTAAAAAATTTTTCACCTAGAATATATTGAGTACAAAGTAAATTTGTCGTTTTAACAACAAAATCTCCATTGTTAATGAATTCAAACAAAGCTTTATCTTCTATAGTTTGGTTTGTTAAATTTTCATGATTCACTAACCCACTACATACTCTTTTTGATAAGAATAGACCAGCACCACCACCTGAATTATTACGTAATACATCAGCATTACCTAATTCTTCTAAAACATTATCTAAAACATAATGATTCACATAAGACCCATCGTCAATTCTAAAAATATAATCAAATTCCTCATTTTTCAACACCCATCCTATTGCTTCTTTTAATCTTTCAAACATAAATGATTTAGTCTGCCCTTGGATTGGTGGATTATGGTCGTAAGTCTCAGGTGAAACACAATGTAATATCTTGTCTACTGGGTTGTATGTAAGTTTATCATTACCTCCATCAAAAAAAATAACTTTGTGACCTAATGACTCAACTTTAGGTACCCATGTCTCTAAACAAGACATTTTTCTTGTTAATGAAGCGTCAGATATTTTAATATGATTACCATCATATTTTTTACTAGTAAATGCTAAAAAAACTATTTTCATAAAAATTATAAATTCCCAGTGATTCGGTTACACCATCCTTTAGATTTAGAGTAAGGCCAAACAACCCAATATTTTGGTTGTTCTGCAGTTTGGAAGTCTCTCCACAATTTACAATACCCGTCAGGGTCACGCATTAGGTTATTAATTTCATTAATGTCTGCGTCTTTTCTGTATAAAGTATTATCTTTTTCATCGTGGAAAGCAACAACCCAAAATTCATAATCTTTTTCAGGTACCTGTGAAAACCCTAAATCAATACAATGTTTGAAAATTCTTGCAAAACTATCTTCCCATTCCTGTTCAGTACTAAACGTATTTGGATTTGGTGGATATTTTTTATCTAGTGTCCATTGTTGAACAGCTCGTTTACCAAAATGTAATCCTGCATATTTTTCATAGTCTCTTAAAGTTCTTTCAGTACCAAAACCAAAAACACCAAATTCTTCAGGATTATATTTTTCACCATCCATCGAGAATAATTTACGATTTTTTAAATGGCACTTGTTATTTCTTTCTACCCACTTTTTATCGTCGTCCCATTGTTTTGTTCTACCTTTACGGGTATACTCATGCCAAATAACAACTTTATGAGGGTGAAATAAATCATATCCGTGTGTATATGCTCTTGCCGCAATTGAAATTTCTTCTCCGTGAAAATAGTATTCAGGGTCGTGTTGAACTTCTTTTGAGAACTGTCCTACTGTAAAACAAAAATGTGCGGAATAAAATCTCGCAGGGATTGGCTCGGTCATTTTTTTCCATCCAGGGATTGTCTCGGGTAAAAAGAAAACCGCACCTTCAGGAATAAATCTATCAAAAGCCATTCTCCAAGGCTCTTTAATTCTTGCGGCAGGGTCATTATCAGGGTCAAAAGACGATACATAACCCGTTAATAAAGGTTTCTTATGTCCTTTCTCTTGGAGTTGTGTAATCATTCCAATTAAGGTCTCGTCCCAGTCCTTATCAAATCTCATATGAGAATCAACCTGAAGAGTATATTCTTCATTCTTATAGACTTGTTGTATAAGATTTCTAGCCCAACAAGCACCTTGTGATTCGTTATAAGGGATATCAATAATTCTAAAACGTTTATCTTTTTTATATTTTGTAAGGTCATCAAATCCATCATTTGGGTTGAATTGTCTAGCAATACCAAATCTTAAATTTTTTGGATTTTTTGCATTTTCAATGGCTGACTCTATGGTTGGGATTAATTGTGGGTCTCTATAAGACGCAATTTGGATAAAAATTTTCATAAAATTATTCTTTTATGAATAAAATTAAAAACTAATTGTTAAAATTAAAGACATTTTGGACATTCTTCTGAAATTGTTCCACTCACAATTTGATACTGATTTTCAGTCACTAAGAATGTGGAATAACCTGGTAAATTTTGATTTAAAACTGATTCTATATACATACAACAACCATCTATTGTAAGTATCATTGGTGGGGTTATTTCTTGGTAAGTTATAAAATTAAAGTAATACCCTCCACTACTATTATTTAAGAAATTTTCACACAATTGTGGGTCACAGACCTCACAACTCTTTGCTACGGTAAAATAGTTGAATGTTGGTGGCTCCGTTGTTGTTGTGGTTGTTTCAGGTATAATTAATTGACAATTTTGACCTTGGTTTATAAAGTACAAATCGTAGGTTCCTTCGTAATTTTCAACGTCAAATGTGTAAGGAATTATATGCGAACCTAAATCAATAGAACCACCACTTAAAGGATAAAATGTAATGTTTGCAACATCTCCTGAAAAAATTTGACTCTTTAATGTTATAACTGTTCCCATTTTACTTTATAAATTATTTACTAATTATTACACCTGTTGCAATATAATTAGACCCATCTCTTATTGTTATATTCCCACTATCCAAAACTTGAGGGGACCTACTAGCGGTTTCATCGTATATCAATATTCCATCCTCGTCTAATTGTGACGTGACACTTTCACCTGTGACCATATTTACTATAATTCTAACCACATCTTTATCCGTAACCATAAATGAACCACTACGACTAACATTCGTATTAACAACTTCTAACCCATTTTTTAATATTCTATAAGTATTTAACTCGGAACCTCCAGCGTCGTCAAATGACCAATTAAAATTATCTGTGGGTGGTAATGTTTCCATTGTTGCCGTAGGTGTAGGAGTTAATTCAGGTAATGTTGATGATGGTGTCAAAGTTGGAGTTTCTGTTAAGGTAGGCGTATTGGTAGGTGTTAAAGTTGGTGTACTAGTTGGAGTTTCAGTTAAAGTAGGTGTGTTTGTTGGCGTCTCCGTTAATGTTGGTGTGTTAGTAGGTGTACTAGTTGGGGTTTCAGTTAAAGTAGGGGTATTTGTTGGAGTATTAGTAGGTGTACTAGTTGGGGTTAGTGTGGGGGTCTCAGTTAATGTCTGAGTCAAAGTAGGTGTATTGGTTGGAGTTGAGGAATTTGTTAAAGTTAGTGTAGGTGTCGGTGGTGGGGTAAAGATGGTGTCGGCAGTAAAATTAAAACCTATCTCAATATTCTGAGGTGAGAATTGTAAATTTGTAAATTCTGAAGTATCATTTAAATTATAATAATCGTAATCGACTACAATAAGTGTACTTCCTGATAAATCGCCAGCTTGTATTGTAACTCCCGAACTAATAATTAGACTATCACCAGATAATGTGCCTAACACATGTTGGAATGATACTGATAAATCAAAATCTAGTGGTTCAGTTGTTACTAGGGTATATTCGGCATTTACAGACCCAGGGCTAATAGTTGAGGTAAAGATTACTTCAGTATTCTGAGGTACAAAATTTAAGTCATAACTTATATCGCAAATATTAAGTATTGTTGTGGTAGTTGTAGTAATTGGTTCAAAAGTAGTTGTGGTTGTTACAGGAATAAAAGTGGTTGTTGTAGTTGTTGATGGTAAGACATTAATAATACAGGTTTTATAAAATCTAATATAGTAAAAAGTATATTTACCATAAACCGATAAATTAGGTTCAATATCGTCACCATAAAAGGTAAAGGGGACTACTTGTTCACCCAAATCATAAACAGACCCGTTTAAAGACTCAAACGTAACTTGTGCAGTTTGTCCACTATAGTTTGTATCGAAAAATTCAACGTATTGTGACATAGTTAAAAATTATTTTCTGTGGCCAAACAAATTTCACCATTCATTTTTATTAATCTCTCCATATCTGTAAATGAGATATAGGCATTACCTTGTAATCCCCATCCCCTTCCCCAACTATTCTTTATTCTAAATAGTCTTTTTCTAGTATCAATTCCATTAATAACATAGGCGTGTCCACCAACAATAGGTCCTCCAATACGAATATTACCATTTCTATCAGGATAAAACATATTTCTATACCAATATGTCCCAGCAACTACGGGCCCAACATTTAATACGGTGTTAATTAGTGTGTTAATGTCAAATGCCCAATAGTAGTTTTTAATTCGGTTTGTTTGTTGTAAATACTTGGCACCAGCCCTAACAGATGTACCATCATAATTTTCTCCAGGCCACTCGTCAATCTTTTGAGACTCCTTATAAATTAATGTTGGGTGTACAATAGGTGGAGTACCTCCGTGTTTTACGGGACCATCCTCAATCCAATGTGCCCAAGAATATCCAACACATTGTGGTGTAATTCCTTGGTTTCCCCACCATTCATTTTGTTCCCAGTACCTAGATATGATTGGACTCTTATTAATTGTTATTTTATCTTTAATTAAGTAATTCTTATCTCTATTATCAATTGATATTCCCCTACCTAAACCAAACACTAACTCTGTAAGTCCTGATGGTGAAACAAAAACCTCACAACTTTGACTTTGAGCTGTAAAATTAAGGTTATATGTTCCTTCGTAGTAATCCGTAACATAAACATAGGGGATTATTTGTGAACCAATATCAATACTACCACCCGTTAATGGGTAGAATGTGATATTAGCAACATCACCTGAAAAATTATCACTTTTTAAAATTACTACTGACGGCATTTAAAAATAAATATCCAAATAAATGATTTATACCCTTTGGAAATACTTATATATTCTTTGACTTAATCTAATTCTTGGGTCATTTTCATTTCTACCTAGGGTTTTGTAGGGGAGGATAAACCCAAAACTTAAAAACACTCTTCGTGATTTAAATTCATTAGTCCAATGTTTGTAAAGAGATGCTTCAAAACAATATAAATCGGTTTCAGATATATTAAGTACGTCTTCTCCGATGAAAATTTGATAGTCTTCGGATAAGACACTAATATTACATTTATAATTAATATATCCGTCTATTGATGCATCATAATGGGGGGTTATCTTACCACCTGAGTCCATATCAACAACTTGTAAAAATATATTGTCTGCTGGGATTTCTAAAGTTTCAGATAATCTGCCAATAATGGACTCAATAAAATCAGGAACTTTAATTTTTAAAACCTGACTGACAGACTGAAAGTTTGTGATATAGTTTGTGTAACTATTATTTGAAATATCTATAATAGTAGATTTACCATTTAAATCTTTTGTGATTTCAGATAAGTGGTGATTTGGATTACCTTTATCCGATTCTAATGAATTTACCCATTCTAAAATTTTTATAACTTCTTCTTTAGTTATAAAATTTCGTATCACCTTATGATTTTCAATCCCCATTTGTTAAGAAATTCTTTTGGTCCAATTTCTAACTCCATTATAGATAAATTTTTTTTATTGTAAATCTTCATCATTTGTTCTTCAGACCCAGCCATTGTACAATACCAATGAGTCGCGGGTTCTTCTCCTGTTGGTGAACAAGGTATTTTCATTACATTTTTATTTATCCAAGCTTCTCTAACTTGTTCTACCTTATCGTTGTCTGTTAAAATGTTAATTCTCATAATATTATTTAATTGTTTTAAATTAATTATTAGTCCTTTATGATTATTTCAATTGGTGTGTAAAATAATGAATCTAAAGCATTAGTTAAATCAGTCACTCCTTTATTACTTAACACAATAAAACTATCAGGATTATTAATATTCCCTAATGAAACAAAAGAAATTATAAATTCGTCAATAGATTCTATATATTTTGATTGTGTGTTTACAATTGTATTATTTCTTGGGAATGTGTCTACAGATATTGGGTTAGTCCCCCCAGTATAGTAGCTTCCAGGAGAAACCTTCCCCCAATTAATTTCAAATCCCAAACTATTTTCTAACACTGAAACACAAAGATTACCTGACGAAGTAATTTCTGAGTAATCTCCCCAATAACTTGGGGTCTCCCCCGTGGCAATAAATACACATCCAGTTTGATTTATTACACCACTTTGAACATAGGCAATATTACTAAAATCGTCATTTGAAACATAGTCTGTAATTGTATAAGTTTCACCTATGATAAATTTTCCATATAACTGACTTGTGTCATTTGCAACTAAAATAGGTGTTTGAGTTAGTAATGCTCTATAAGTTCTATTATTTGTAATCCCTGTTACAGTTATATTACCATTAATTGTAAGGTCACCAACTATAGTCTGACCTGATAAATTATCTATTATGTATTTTGTTGCCATTTTTATTCTGTTATGTTTGTTATATTTAGGACATCATTTGAGTCGTAGTATGATAATCTTTGTCCGCCACCTGCCCTTGTAAAGATTTCGCAATTATAAAATCCGTAGACGTGAGTTGATTCTGAAAAATCAATAGATATTACACTATTACATATTCTATTCATTTGGAAATAATCTACAACAATGTTATTAGTAAAATTATCTCCAATAGTATTATCATAAAAATATTCTCCGATGTTATTATCATAGAAATTATTACCAATCACATTTCCTCTATATGAACCTCCGCCAAAACCAAAACCATCTAGAACTTCGTTACTATAAAAATTAGTACCTATTGTGTTATATGAAAATGAACCATAACAATTATTAAATTCAAAATAATCTCCGATATTGTTACTGATTGTTTGTCCACTCATATTATTCACGAAGAAACTATAACCAACATTATTATAACCAAATTCGGCAAATGTTTGGTTTGCTTTAAAATTTGTTTTAATATGATTACTCCAAAAATCCCCCTGAATGTTATTACCCTTGAATTCATTCATAATTTGATTGTTTTCAAAGGTAAGATTTAAATTGTCTGAATCTCCGATTGTGTTACCTTCAAACCCATTTAATATTGAGTTTTTATATATGTTTGAATATATATTATTATTATAAAAATCATTTAAAATATTGTTACTTTGGAAGTTATATCTAATTGTATTAGTTGCACAATCACTTCCAATACTATTCCCTACAAAATTGTATGACCCTATATTTGTACTAATACCAATCGTATTACCCCCAAAAACTTGACCGATATTATTTTCATAAAATTGGTTATATACAGTATTATTATTATAACCATTACCAATCAAATTACGATAATAGTTTGAATAGCTTTTATTGTTGTTATAACCATTGCCGATGTCGTTATTATAAAAGTCATTATAGATTTTATTATTTGCAAATTGGTTACCTATTTCATTATTTTGAAAATCTCCATTAGTCCAAGTGTTATCTTCAAAGTTATTCCCAATATTGTTTCTATAAAAAGAACCACCAATTAAGACATTATAGTTAAAATCACTACCAATTCTGTTATTATTAAAATTCGCAGTTATATAATTATTATTGAAGTTTTCCCCGATGATGTTTCCATCAAAATCATCATTTGTTGAGTTGTTATAAAAACTATCACCTATTTGATTATTGTCACAATCGTCATTAAATGTGTTATTATATGACCTATTTCCTATTGTGTTGTTTGTGAATGAACCACTAATAAAAACGTTGTTTGCTAAAAGAAAATCTCCTGAGCCAAGCTCAATATATATATTTGAGTGGTTACCAATATAATTGTTAACTGCGGTTGTCTCATTAAATGTAGTATATTCGAAAACCTCATTCACCCTTATATTAGGTTGATAGTAACTCATAACACCATCATCATAGGCCGTGTAATATGATGAATTACTAGTCTCATTTATTGTAACACCTGAAATAGTTGCCAAAGAATTACTATTAACTAATATGACTTCAAAAATTCGAGGGTTTAGATTACCTATCGCAACAAACGAACCTGTTGAAAAATTTGAACTAAATGTTGTTCCTGTATTACCGTATAATACTCCTGTGTTCCCTGTTATACCACTTATTCCAACGAGTCCACTAAGTGGTTCAGATTCATAATACGAATATCCAATATACCTTTTAAATAATATATTTCTGTGGTCATAATCAGTTCTATTACTAAAATTATCAATTCTTTCAGTGATTCTACCTTTCGCGGGACTATTGCTAATTTCAGTTATGTTCCAAGAAATGTCGTATGTTATTTTATCTTTAGGGTGTAGTGTTGAGTGTACTGTCGGTGAGAATCCTGTTATTGAAGTTGCTAATAATAAAATTGGTTCGGTGTCACCTGTCATATAGTTATCCGAAAATATAGGACTACGAAGATTATCGTAGTTTGGTTGGTCATAACAAGTTTGGAAATCTGTCATTAAGTAAAATTGACCAGGTGTTAACGTCCCTCCGGTGTATAAAGAATACAACTCATTATAAGTGATTTCAGTGTAAGTTGTTATACCAGAAAATAAACTTTCTTTTGTTATTTTATATGTTTCAGTTTGAGCTGAATTATTTAATATAAGCCAAGTATTATCTGTTGACCCTGTAAATTCTGGTAATTGCGAAATTTTTATATTAGCCATTTTTAATTTTATCTATAAATACTTTTATTTTTTTCATTTAACAAGGTCCTGTGAATGTTAATGGGAATTGACAATCAAACGCAACCCCACCACCTGCACCTGTAAATACATAAGTATATGTGCCATCCGATGAAACAATTCCTACAAAACTAGTTGACCCATTATTATCTGTTATAGTATCATTTACTTGTATTTGTAAAGTTTCTGAAGTTTGTGTTAGTACAAGTTGATTTGTATTAATAGTTGTACCGCCATTCCATAAGGTTGGAATCACAATATTACGTTGACAATTTGGTGTTAAAGTTAGTGTTGGTGTTGGGGATGGTGTTGGAGTTGGTGAACTTGGTGGTGCTGATGGCCAAGATTTAACGTTTGTCAGTAAAACCTGTATTTTTGCGGTCTGTGATGATGATACCGTTTCAAACCAAGAAGCCCCATTGTTTGTTGTTGCCCACCCAAAGGTGTCAGGAACCGCATTCGGGTAAGCTGGTGACAAGAAGTTTAAAACTGGGTATAAGTTAGTAGATGCTGGCGCCGCTTCAACACCGCTAGGTCTTTTTCTAACGTAGAACATAGTCATACCACCAATTACATTTGGTGAATTTCCCATATAAGTCGGAGTACCAGTGTGATATGTCGTCGTATATCCAAGTTGGACTTGACCATTTTGATTCCAAGACTCTGCAACAAATCCTACAACGTAATAACCTGTAGGTATCGTGAGAGGGGTACTAGCGTCGATTGTTCCAAAAGTCGTAGTATCATATCCAGTTGCAACTGCTCTTGTGTTTACTTGTTCGTCAGTATTACCAATTTTAACCACACCATCAACATTACCAAAAATATCATTATATTCTTGTTGCGTAATAATTACCCAATCATTATCTGTTGCATTTTGATAACTTACTAAACTTGTTGTTAATTGGTCTTCTAACGCATCATAATTTGGGTCGACTACATACGATGGGGCTAAATTAGCTCCAGAATCTAAAAATACTGATACTGTTGTTGATTGTTCATTTGATAAAAAAGATGCACCATACACATTCCACCCTGTAAACATATAACCTGGTGATGGTACTGCCTGTATATTATATGAGACATTCTTTTCAACACTAACTTCAGTTTGTTCAGTATAAGTTACACCATCAAATATTATTGATAAACCACCACTTAATGGTTGGATGTACAACGTTAGGGGTACTAATGGTACTACTGAAGTTGTTGGTGTCATAGTCTGTGTTGGTGTTGGTGTGGATGTAGGTGTTGAGGACTGGGTGAGTGTCGGTGTTAATGTTGGAGTAGATGTGGGTGTAGGTGTTGGTGTTGGTGTGGATGTGAGTGTAGGTGTTGGTGTTTGACTAGATGTAAGTGTGGGTGTAGGTGTTGGTAAACAAAGGTCTAATTCTGTGATTATATAACTACCATTTTCTGCAATAATAAAATCATCGTTTTCAGTTAGAAGATATTGATTACAAGGGTTAAGATTAAAGATTGTTTCCGAAGATAGTGAGATTACTAAATCAACCCAATATGGTGACCATTTAACATCAACAAATTCTGACGTATCATTCAATATATTATAATCCTCTTGACGTATTACAATAGTTTCACCACTTAATAAACCTTTTGGTACCACAACACCTGATTCAATATTTATACTATCTCCACTAATAGTCCCTAAAATATGTGTGAATGTAACCGACAAATCAAAATCTAAAGTGTTACTTAATTGTAGAGAATACACTGCTTCAATTGAACCTGGATATAGATTAGCAATTAATATTACCTCAGCATCTAATGGTATATTATAAAGTTCATAGTTTACATCGCAAGGTATAATTGTAGTTGTTGTTGTAGTTACAGGTATCGTAGTTGTTGTTGTAGTTACAGGTATCGTGGTGGTTGTGGTTGTAATTTCATAAACTATTGCTGACAAATCACACTCAGGGACAATAACCTCACAATCGGGACAATCCCAATCAAACAAATTATACCTACCCTTATTTAATTTAAAATTATGTTTAACTTCGTCAGACGTTAAAGGTTTTACATAGTAATTAAATTGTGATATACCCCCATCAAACGTACCTGCAAAGTATTTTTCTAATACTATATTTGTCGATAGTCCTGATAATGTAGTTCCACTTAAAACTGAATCAGGGAATAATTCAGGGTCTTGTTGGTATTGATAACCTAAATACGATGATGTTGTTGTCGTTGTTGAGTAATCTATTGTTGTAGTCGTGGTAACATCACCTGAAATTGGACATTCAATAAATGTTAAATTTTCTCTCAGTCCTTGTGTACCACCACCCCAAGATATGTTAAACGGAACCCCTATTTGTTTTTCCCTCTCAACGTTCAAAGCTCTAGGTATGACCTCTTCAAAATTTTCAAATGTGTGAAATTTACGTCCATTTACGTAGATTTTTAATCTACCTAATCTATAATCTTTTTCTTTTAACCACTTATCATTTAATTCAACAACCTCTCTACCATACGGAGTTTCAATTGTTGTTACATTATATGTTGTAGTTGTTGATGTGTATGTTGTGGTATAATAGTGAGTATATGGTGGTTGAATTAATGTGACAGATTGATTGTAAGTGGATGCGGTATAAACAAAATTAGTAATGTCCCCTAATCCGCCATACCAATACAAATGACATTCGTCCATTGCACGATATCTCTCAAATACAACATCGACTTGTACCCAATGTTCAAATTTAATATAGTCAGTATTTTCACAAAAATAATGTATTCCTTTTGGTGTACAATACTCTTGGACCGTACAACCTGATGTATAAGTTTTTGTTCCTGTACATGCATCTACGGCACATTCATCGGTTAACCTTAAAACCCTAACACATATTTTTGGATTACCCGGGTCACCACTAAATTTAACCACAAAATTGTTTGAACATGAGTCTCCACTTGGGTTAAGTTCAGGTGCAGTTATTTCTACCGAACTACATGGTGTAGTTTCAGTCACATATCTTAATGGTGGGTATACTGGACCACAATGTGAAAAAGTATTACCTGTATCTGAACATCCACAAGTACTTAAACAATCTAATTTTTCAGTAACACGAGTATAAGCTGAAAATCCTGATGGTGAACCTGAAGCATAATGATAAAATTTATTCTCAGCCCTTGCTCCCATATAGAAGAACATACCTGAATTTTCAGGGTAAACGTCATTTAAAGTTGTATCGCCAGTAGGTACAAAATAATCATCCCATATTCTAGGTCTTAATAATAATTCAGCACTCCATCCGTGATTTGGTCTTTCAGGTAACGTTTCATAATCGTACCCATATAACTTATAGAACCCTTGATAAAATCCTCCGTATAATTCATGGTAAACCCCTACATCAGTTTGTTTGGAAACAATCGAATAGTTGTCATTTTTTTCAATACCTGAAAATCTAATATTTGGTGGTTGGGTATATCCTGTTACTTGGAAAAATTTAGTTCTTCTGTCAAAAGATAACCTATCGAATTTTGTAAAATCGTTAATCCCTTGGGTTATGAATGCTGTCTCACCAGTCATTTCTTTTACAAGACCATTATCAATACCTGTAAGACCTATGTCACATAAACTTGTAAACCCTGAATAACAAGACAAATCTAGATTATCTGGATTATAGTAGTTTGACGAAACTAAAATATTAAACGGATTATATGTGTTATATTCTAAAACGTATAATTCCGAATTGTCGGGATTATTTAAATCAATCTTAATTGGTAAGACGTTCCCGTCCTCATTACCTATAATATAAGGTGAGAAAATAACTTCTTCTTTATAGTCCCTTTCATCTGACGTTAAACAGAAATCCATTATTTCAGATTTGTTTAACAAATACCATTTTGGGAAATTATATTGGTTGATATTTTGGTACGCCATAATTCTTATGATAAATACTTTGGATTGAAGTATTTATTAGTAAAAACAAACTATCAAAATGGAGTTAAATAAAGAATATTTTCAAAACCCTTACTATTTTTTCCTAAAAACTAGGAAGGATAGTGGTTCATTATACTATTCAATATCAAATACTTTATCTGAATCGAGAAAAAAAGACGAAAGATTTGATTTTGATTTAAAGGATATGGATAAAGTTAGAAAGATTGTAATGAAGATTATAAAGGATAAGAAAATAAAAACTATTCCTGAATTAAAGAAGGTTTTAACCAAATCTGTAACTAAAAAAGATGATGGTGAAATTTCAGAATTTGTTGATGAGACAGGAGCTATGAAATCTTCTAGAATACCAAATATTAACCATACCTTATCACCAAACCGTACTATGGACCAAACCATTCTTAATAGAATGACAAACAACCCAGTTACTAGAGGTTATAGAAGATATTATGGAGAAAACGAATCTAAAAAAGGTAACATAGTTAATGAAACTGATTTTTCTGACGCTTTTGGTTATGAGGAAACTAAAGAAATGGATGGACCTGAAACTTTTAACTATTTTGTTAATGATTTGGAGATGGACCCAATTGAAGCGATGGAGAGAACAAAACAATTTGGTAAGGACCCTAGCGGTGAAAAAACTAAAAAGGCACCGAAAAGGATTAGAAATCAAAAAGGGTTCATTGACAGGATGACTTTAGCAGAAAAAACATTAGAAGAAAACGCCGTCAAAATGATTGAGGATATTTTAATGAATTCAAAAACTAAGGATTATGAAGTGACTGAAAGGGAGTCACCTATCAAAAATATATTAAAGAAAAACGTGCTAGCTTTGAAAAATATGGCCGAGAAAAATGGTTTAAGTGTTAATGAATTAATTAAAATGTTTAAAAGTGAATAGTAAGTTATACGGAAATATGGTCGATTTACCTAATGATGTTAAAAACGTCCTTAAATCTGCATTGACCAAACATTCCCAAACTTCAAACAATAATCAAGAAGGTATTACTAGAAATCGAGGTCTTTTAAACAAAGGTAAAGCATCCTACCAACAACTAAAAAGAATTAAAAATTGGTTTGATAATTATAACGGACCAAAAGATGCGAAAGAATATGAGTTAAATGGTGGTGATAAAATGAAAGAATGGGTAGATGGTATATTAAAACAGATGAGAAATGGTGTACTAACTAGTACTCAAATGAGAAAAGAATATCTTCCCGATAAAACTAAAAACTCAGAATTTAATGTGGATTTGAAAAACGACAATCGACCTTCACAATCACATGGAAATTCTTTAGCCAAATATAATATTGATTTAACAGAAAGCCTAAAAAGGATAAATGAAATAATGTCAAAAATTTAAAATTATGCCACAACCAATTATACCACAAGACTATACCCAACCACTAAATGAATTGGGTCAAATTGGAGCATCTCAAAGAACCGCTCTAATCACTGTGAACACATTAAAACCACAGGCAAATGAATATTCAAGTACCAATCCTGATGCGTTGGCAGATGGTGACAATATGGGTAGAGGTACTGGTTTCTTCTTAGATGTTTACAATCAGGCCGCAGGTACAATTACCGACATCACAGAAAGAAATTCAGAAATAGTTATTAATGAATACAAACCAAATAACCCATATACCACACCAACTCTATAATGAAATTAACTGACACATTAAAATCTTTAATTGTCGAGGAAGTTGCCTTAGACCAGGTTATTAGTGCGGTTAAAAATAGAAAAAAAATAATCATTTATTATGATGGTGATGAACCAGGTGGTAAGGGTTTAAGGGAAATAGAACCTGTCTGTATAGGTAGAACTAAGGGTAAGAAAAATTTAGTAGTTCGAGCATGGGATTCTGAAGGAGCCTCACATAGAGGGTTTTTAGGTACAAGACCTATGCCAGGTTGGAGGCTATTCAAACTTAATAAAATAATAACTTTTAAGGAAACGGGTGAAACTTTTGATGAACCTAAACCTAATTTTAATTTTAATGGTGACAAAAGTTTAGAAGATATTATTATTATAGCAAAATTCGACAATAATCCCGGGGAACAAAATTTAGCTTAATATGAGTAAAGATTTAATGGAAAAACTAATGATTTCTAAAGCAATTATGCAGAAATCAGATTCAATAAAAAGAGGTAATGTGAGTGAATCTTCATTGGACACCACAAGGACAATAAATGCACCTCAATTAGAGTCATTTCAACCAGTTAGTGGTAACTATAATATCCCACAAGAATTTATACAGGAGTCTCAAGTATCAAAAATGCCACAAGTGGCTACAAAAGATAGAATTGTTAATTCAAAATTACCTGATGAAATTAAACGATTAATGATTGAGAATCCTATTGAAGCACCCACATCAATGTATGGTGGGTCAGTTATTAGTGAAGAGTTGGTTGAGAAAGCTTCAAAATTAATGGGTACACAACGACCTGAACAAAAAAAAGTGGTATCAGAATCTACTAGTCCTAGTAATTTAAGAGAAATGTTACGTGAGGTTGTTGAGGAAGTTTTAAGAGAGAATGGTGTGATTGCCGAGTCCAGTCAAAAAGCTAATGAAACAATCTCCTTCAAAGTCGGGGAACATATTTTTGAGGGTAGAGTTACAAAAATTAAAAAAATCAGAAAACAATAATCTGTATTGATAGTCTGACTTTCTGTTGTTATACTTCTAAAAAAAGTAAAAATGACAGAAAAGATTAATGTTTTAGTAGCCCCATCAGACAAAACAGGAGTAGGTAAATTCCGCTCTGTAGACCCTCACATCGCATTACAACGACTTTATCCTGAAGATTTTCATGTTGATATTGTTTACGATTTTAATTTTGCGGATATCAATTTTTGGAAAAAGTATCAGATAGTACATTTCCATCGTAGTATTGGTCACGATTTTGACCAAGCGGTCAATCTAATTAAAATGCTTAAAAGTTTAGGTATTATAATGGTTATGGATTTAGATGATTATTGGTTACCAACTAAAGAACATCCACTTCATTCTTTGATTTTACAAAACAAAATGAATGAAAAAATAGTTAATAATCTAAAAGTTGCTGACTATGTGATAACTACAACTGAAATGTTTGCTAATGAAATTAGAAAAATTAACAAAAATGTTGTTGTTATACCAAATTCTATAGACCCTAGTGAACCACAATTTCAATATGAAAAAACTGAAAGTGATTTATTACGTATTGGTTGGTTAGGAGGTTCTTCACATCTACATGATTTAATGTTGTTAGATGGTACATTTAATAAATTACGTTCAGATAGAAACAAGTTTCAAACATATTTGGCAGGATTTGACACTAGGGGTACAGTCACAGAAATTAATCGTGATAATGGACAACAAACACAACGTCCAATTAAACCTCATGAGACTGTTTGGTATCAGTATGAAAAAATAATGACTGACAATTATCATGGACTAGACACAAATTATGTAAATTTTCTAATGAAATTTAAGGAAGAACCATATCCCAATATGGACAATCAACAATACGTTAGAGTTTGGACTAGACCTGTTAATGCATACGCCGCTAACTATAAAAGATTTGATGTTTCGTTGGCACCAATTAAAAATCATATCTTTAATAGAGTTAAATCACAATTAAAGGTTATTGAGGCGGGATTTCATAAAAAAGCATTGATTGCGTCAAATGTGGGTCCGTACACAATCGATTTGAAACATTGTTTAGATAAAGGTAATTTTGTATCGGGTGCTAATGCTTTTTTAGTTGATGAGAATAAGAACCATTCAGACTGGTCAAAATACATTAAAAAATTAATCGATAATCCAAACTTGGTTACCGATTTGGGAGAATCTTTGTATGAAACAGTTAAAGATACTTACCATATTGATACAACAACTAAATTTAGAAGTGAATTTTATAAATCTTTAGTAAAATGATAAACACACCTTTAGACCACATCTTATTTATTGATATTGAAACTGTGGGAATCACTAGTACATATGAACAATTCTGTGTTGATTACCCTGAGCTTTGTTTCCAATATAAAAACTACTATGATTGGTTTCAAAAACGATTTGTGGAAGACTCTCATTTAGACTTAGGTGAAATGTTTAATAAACGTTCAGCTTTAGTTCCAGAGTTTGCAAAAATAATTTGTGTTTCAGTAGCGTTTGTTGACCCAAAAGGAGAGTTAAGAAAACAAACTTTTTTTAATTCAGATGAGAAGGTGTTACTTAAAGAAGTTAATAGTCTATTAGATAAGGTTAATAAATTAAATTTTATACTTTGTGGACATAATCTAAAGAACTTTGATATCCCAATGTTAGCAAAACGTATGATTATCAACGGAATACGTCCATCACAGATGTTACCGACACACGACACAAAACCTTGGGAGATTAAAGCGATTGATACTAAGGAATTTTGGCAGTATGGTCAGTTTGGAGCGATTTCTTCCTTAGAATTAATGTGTGTTAGTATGGGTGTACCATCATCTAAAACTATGGAAGTAACAGGGGACTCAATTCACAAAACTTACTGGTTTGATGAGAAATACGACCAAATAAAAGAGTATTGTGAAAAAGATGTTGAGTGTTTAGTTGAAGTAATAAAAAAAATTAAAAGTCTATAATATGAGTGAAAAAAATTTTAACATTAATGATTATAAGTTTCTTTTTGAGAAGGATGGTGACGACGGTAATTATAAAAAGATTTTAGATTCATTTTCAGATAGAATCAGTAATATCCAAGACAAATTTGATGTTAGTGGATTCACCCCAAAAAAAATATTAGAGTATAAAGTACTAAGTCCGTATGCTACTCATCCTTCTTATGTATATCCTACGGACTCAGGATTTGATTTATACTCTACCGAATCTCTGATAATTCCACCATTAGGAAGAGCTTTAGTTCCCACAGGTTTGTCATTTGACCTACCTGATGGAACCGAACTTCAAATTAGAAGTAAAAGTGGGTTGGCCATCAATAAAGGTATAATGGTTTTAAATTCACCAGGAACTGTTGATTGTGGTTACACAGGTGAAGTTAAGATTATCCTATTTAATTGTTCGTCTGAAGCTGTTGAAATTGAGAGAGGGATGAAAATCGCTCAAGCGGTATATGTTAATTGTATGAATGGTAAGTGGGTTGAGTTGGAGGAAGTTGATGAAATTAAAGGGAAAGATAGAAACGATAATGGTTTTGGTAGTACAGGTTTAAAATAAAAATATAAAATATTAGTCATGTATTTAAAACAACCCTATAAAATTTTTTATGATACAAAAAAGTATCCTTTCAAAGAAATTGTAAAAGAAATATTAGAAATTAACAATTCTGAATTTGATTTATCCGAACTTCATAAAATCGAGAAGTATGATTTATTAGTTCGTGAAAAAGACCAATCAACTAAATGGCATAAAAAGTATTACGAAAAGTTTGAATCTAAATTTAAACCTGTTTATCTAGAACTAGTCACAGAACTAAAAGAAAGATATGGGTATTCTTCAATAGTATACCAACAAATCCCAACATTTAGAGTTCAATTAGGTGATGGTAATTTAGGTGTTGGTGAATGGCATAAAGATAAAACATATAATCATGGCAGTGATGAACTTAATTTTTGGATGCCGTTTGTAGACACTAATGACCTAAATTGTGTATGGTTTGAGTCTGAGGAAGATAAAGGTGATTTTAGACCATATAATGTAAATTATGGGGAAATTTTAGTTTTTGATGGTGCAAACTTAAATCATGGGAATCAAAAAAACGATAGTGATTTCACTAGAGTTTCAGTTGATTTTAGATTAGTTGACCCAAATAAATTCAAACCAAACCAAGAAGGGTCGATTAATATGAAAACTAAATTTGACATCGGCGGATATTTTGAAAAACTATAAATATGATAACAATAATTTACTCAACTCATAAGGATGAGAACTACAATTCCAAGTTTAAATCTCATCTAATAAAGAGTGTTGGACTAAAAAATGTTCAGATACTAGAATACGTAAACCATAACGAATTTCCTTTATCAATTGTATATAATAAAGGAATTTCTGAAGCCAAATATGACATTATTGTTTGTTGTCATAATGATATTAAACTTGAAAGTGGTTGGGGTAAAAAACTTCTAAAAGACTTTTCTAAAAATCCTGAATTTGGGATTATAGGTAAAGCTGGGTCTTGTTATTTTCCAAGTTCAGGTGTGTACTGGGAAAAAATGAATCAAACGATGGTTGGTCAGGTATATCACGAACCAAAGGGACAAAAAAAATGGTTAAGTAAGTACTCAAATAAATTTGAATTTTTAATGCCCGTTGTAACAATTGATGGTTTATTTATATCTTTCAATAGGAATAAAATTAAACATCTTTTTGATGAAAGTATTCCAGGTTTTCATTTTTACGACCATGCTTTTTGTCTACCTAACTATTTAGATAATGTTAAAATAGGTGTAACAACATCTTTTGATATTACCCATGAATCCGTGGGTATGGTAGGTGATGATTTTCATGTAACTAAATTAATATTTTTAAAGAAATACGGAGTTCATTTACCACAAGATTTAAAACCAAATGAGTTTGTTTGTGAAAAAACCACACCAAAAAAAATTAAAACAAATGATAAAGTTGCAATAATCATACCGACAAAAGGATTAACTAGCATGCTATTTCAATGTTTAGACTCTTTTTATGAACATTGTCACTCAGATAATTTTCACATTTTTATTGGTGACACAGGGTCAACACCAAAAGAGTTAGACGAAATTGAATCCTACATTAACAATAAAAATAATATAACATTAATTAAATACGATTGGTATCAGTACTCAAAAACAAATAACACGATAGTTAAAGATAACATTAGTAATGAGTATACATATCTGTTATTTTGTAATAACGATATAAAGATAATGAACGATGTTATTTACAAAATGTCTGAGGTTTTTAGAACTAATACTAAAACTGGAACTGTTGGATGTAGATTATATTTTGAGGACAATACGTTACAACATAATTCAATGATTATTTACCACAGAAAGGATATGAACCTGTTCATCCCAACGCATGAATTTTTTGGCAGTTACTACCGTAGTACAACTGGAAAAAAGAATTGTTTGGGTAATACTGCGGCTTTGATGATGATTAAAAAGAAAACATTTGATTTATTAGGTGGTTTTGATGAGAACTATTTGTATCACTTTGAGGATGTAGATTTGAATCTAAAATGTAAAATGATAGGTTTGACAAATATTTTTGAAGGTACTGCGGTAGCTTATCATTATGAATCAATGTCTAAGAAAGTTGAGGGTAAGAGGGAGGATTTAGAAAAGAAAGACACATTTTTATTAAATAAAAAAATAAATGAGAATTTAAAATTATTACAAAATGACATTTTAGTCTTACAATAATAATTTTTTATATACAAAAAATTTAATAAACATATATTTTAAAATATGAGTAAAAAAATAGGTACTTTTATTTTTGTACACGACCAAGAAATTGTCCTAGACTTTATTAATTGTGAAAAATTTCAAGTCTTTGAAAATCTTACATTTGTATTTGTTGGTAATAAAGACACTTCAAAAATTGAAAATATTAGTAATGTTGTGATTTGTAAAAACCTCGTATATAATATTGAGGAATATCCTAAACTTACTTCGTATACTGGGTGGTATGCCATATGGAAAAATGAATTATATAAAGAATATGACTACTTAAATTTATTTGAGTATGACGTAAATATTTTAGAAAATTTTAATGAATCTCAGTCAGAAGTATTAGAATCAGGGTTGGTTGGGTATATACCATTATCAATTAATAATTCATCATACATAAGAGTTAAAAAATGGAGTGAGGAAATAATCCTCTCAATTAAAGAAAAATACGATACGGATATTTACAAACTTGTAGATAATTTAGATAAAAATTTCAATTGTTCTATAACATCCAACCATACATTTAGTAAAATTAATTTTGAAAATTATATGTTGTGGGTTGAGCCCCTAGTTGAGGACATAAAAGATTTAGAGATGGCAGGACACCAAATTGAAAGGTCAATAAGTTTTTTCTATTTAGTTAACAACATCGAATTTAAAATTCTTCCTTATGTTTTAAAACATTTTCAATTCGATAGTCATAAAACACAAGGTATTAGTCAAGAAAAATTTAACACAAATTACAAAAAATTATTATGATTAAATTTGATGATATAAAAGTAATTACGTTTGCAAAAGGTAATTTTTTGAATTCGCAGACTATTCTTTCGGAACATCTTAATAAATTAGGTATTAGTAATCAAATAAATCTTTCTGATAAAGATTTACCTGAGGATTTTAAACAAAAACACAAACTTTTTTTTAACGAAATACGTGGCTATGGTTATTGGATTTGGAAACCATTTATTATTTTAAATGAAATTTTTAAATTATCTAATAATGAGATTTTGGTGTACATAGACTCTACTGATTTACCCAAACTACCTTTTTTTGAGTTTTTACAAACACATTTTATAACTGAAGATATTTTACTTACAAATCGTGGTTACAAAAATGGAGAGTGGACTAAAAGAGATTGTTTCATTAGTATGAATTGTGATAGTGAAAAATATCATAATGCGATACAATTAGAGGCCGGATTAATGGCGTTTAAAAAAAATGATTTATGTATTAATCTCCTATCAGAATGGTTTGAATTTATGCAAAACAAACAAATAGTTGACGATAGTCCAAATACTTTAGGATTTCCAAATCTTACAAATTTTAAAGAACATAGACATGACCAAAGTATATTAACAAATCTAAGTATTAGTAAAAATATAAAAAACTTCAACATTGGGAGTGAATATGTAAATTTTAATTTTAATCAACCAAGAATATATATATGAAAAACTTATTATCAAATATAAACCCTCAGACAATAATCGAGGATGAGTTCATTAAAAATCTACTTAATTTTGAAGATGTCTTTAAAGAAATACTAAGTGTATGTAACAATAAATTTAGTTTTGGTACTGGTAGTTACTTGTTTGACGGTACAAAATACGAGTATTGTGATAAAATGTTTCAAAAACAAGTTCTACTTTATGAAAAAGTCAAAAATATTAATAGTGTATGTGAAATAGGTACTTACATGGGACATTCACTATTAATAATGCTGATATCTAATCCTAGACTAAGGATTACGTCTATTGACATTGATGATACCTTTAGTTTACCTGCCATTAAATTATTAGAAAAAAAATTTAATACAAATATAAATTTTATAAAAGGAAGTAGTTTAGACGTACTCCCCAATCTCCAAGAAAAATTTGACTTATTTCATATTGATGGGACACACAAATTAGATTTTGTAACAAAAGAATTTGAAATGTGTAAGAATCTTACTTCATCAGATGAAATTAATGTTATATTTGATGATTATGACACAATATCTGAAATGAAAAATCTTATTCTTAAAAAACATACTATTTTAGAACAGGTAGTCCCAAATTGTAATTGGAGAAATTCTTATTTAAAAATAAAATTATAAAGATAAAATTATGAAAACAGAATTATGTGAAATAATGACTAGACATGGTAGTGATAAAGGACATGGGGTGCATAACTACACTATTTTTTATTATGAATTATTTAAAGACATCAAAGATAAAAAAATGAATATTTTTGAGCTAGGTTTAGGTACAAATAACACAGATATTCCATCTAATATGGGTAGTTCTGGAAAACCTGGAGCTTCTTTGAGGGGGTGGAAAGAATTTTTTACAAACTCAATGGTTTATGGGGCGGATGTTGATAAAAGAATATTATTTAATGAGGATAGAATAATTACGTTTTATTGCGACCAAAAAAATCCATTAGAAATAAAAAATATGTGGGAAAGTGAGATACTTAATAACTTATCATTTGATATTATTATTGAGGATGGTTTACACGAATTTGATGCTAATTTAATTTTTTTAGAAAATTCACTTCATAAATTAACAAATGATGGTGTTTATATATGTGAAGATTTAAAACCAAATACAATTGAGTTATTTGAAAAAGAAATACCACTTTTAGAAAAAAAATACCCTGATTGTAAATTTGAATTGAAAAAATTAGAAAATTCCCTGAATGTATATAACGACAATAATATATTAGTTATTAAAAAATTTTAATACAAAAAATGACAAGAAAAAAAACAACACCTACTAAAGAATCACCACTTATGATATCTGAAAGTACTTCAAAACTCTCTAAGAAAGACCAAATTAGGTCAATTATTAAGAGAAGTAAAAATAAATTCCTTACTGATAGTCAAAAGGAATATTATGATAAATTATATAATAACCAAATTACAATTTGTTCAGGTCCTGCAGGTGTTGGTAAAAGCTACATTGCAATGAAGGCAGCAGTTGACTTAATCCACGACAGTGATAATTCATTTGAAAAGATTATTATTGTTAGACCTGCGGTTGAAGCCGAGGAGAAGTTAGGTTCATTACCTGGTAACTTGGAAGAAAAATTAGACCCGTATATCTTCCCATCTTATTACTTACTTAACAAAATTATCGGAAAAGAAGCTAGAGAAAAACTGAAACAAATTGAAGTTATTGAAGTATTTGCTTTAGCGTATATGAGAGGTATGAATATTGACAACTCAATATTGATATTTGAAGAGGCTCAAAACTCATCTCCAAGTCAAATGAAACTTCTATTGACAAGAATTGGGTTTAATAGTAAATTTTTTATATCTGGAGATATTGAACAAACTGACAGATATAAAGATAAAAGACACTCAGGATTATTTGACGCAATTGAAAAATTTAGTGATGTTCCTGACATTGGGGTTCACAAATTTGGAGATGAAGACGTTGTTAGAAATCCTTTAATTTCTAAAATATTAAAAAAATACGACACATGAAGATTGGGTTTAATTTTGTAGGTATAAGTTACGAAAAGGATAAAAGAGATTGGAGGATTGAAAAAGAGGCTTTTAAAAAACAAGTTATCGATTGTTGGGACAACTCTAATAATAAAATTATTAAATTAACAACTTATAAACAATACTCAACACACAATAATAACTTAAATGAGTCGGCTCGTTGGTATAACCCTACAATAGATGAATTGTTAGATTTTTTTAAACCTAAAGACTTATTACTTTTAAATGTTGAAAATTCTAGTCAAATAAAAACATTTTTACAATCATTACTATTGTGGGAATTTGAGGATGTTGATTTTATTGTTTGTAGTAGATTTGATATTAAGTATAACGTTCCTGTTAATAATAATGTCGACTTAAATAAAATCAATTTTTTATTTAGAGAAGGTAAGTGGTGGACTGAACGTAGGTATATATGTGACAATTTTTTTATAATACCTAAGAAATTTTTAGAGTCATTTACTAAAGCAATGCACTTACATCTCAAAAAAAACTCTTGGGATTGTATAAACATACACCCGATTTATAATTATTTATTGTTTTTTTTAGATGAAAACAATTTTCATTTCATGTATAATGATATGAATTCTTATAGTCATCATAATCCATATTATACTTTACTAAGATAATGAGAATAGGAATAGAGGTTAATGGTGTACTAAGAGACACCATTTCTAAATTAGAACAAGTTTATCAAAAATACTTTATTGATAAGTGGGAAGGGTTTGATGAAACCCCTGATTTTGACTATGGTATGAATTTACCAGTAACTAGTTTAAATTTAAAAGAGCATTTTAAATTTAAAGATGATGAGGAATTCTTTTCATTTTTATATGAAGAAAACTCAATGGAAATATTTGGACACGCGGGTTCAACCGAGACTTTCACATTCAATGACTTTAATAGCATTTATTTAGAATTACGTAACAAAAATGATGTCGTAATTATATCGGATGAGATTGGGAAGTCGAAACCAGCAACATTATTCTTCTTGTCAAAATTTGGATGTTTAACTGAAGAAGTTAAATTTTATTCAAATTCCACAATAAATTCGATGTGGGATAGAATAGACATTTTACTTACTGCAAATCCTGACTTATTATTAAACTATCCTAAAGATAAAAGAGTTATTAAATTCAATACACCATACAATGAACATATTGAATTTGGCGAATCTATTGACACTTTAAAGGATTTTTTAGATAAACTTAAAATTAAAGAATTAAATGATTAAAATTTTAAATGAAAATTATTACTTCGACTTAGATGTTTTGGACGCCTGTGTTCAAATGCCTAAAATAGAATCTTATTCCGGTGAAAATCACATCAATATCGTAAAATACGAAATGATTAAATTAATGGTTGAGGTCGTTATGGATTCGCAGGAGGAAGTCGATGAGAAACTAGGACCTAGGGCTGAAGGGATATCAATACCTTTTAAATTAGCATTTAACACCCTTTTAAATAAAAAAATAATAAATAAATACTAAAATGGACGAATTACAATTAAAAAAATTAGAAGAATCTATTAAAAATCTCGAAGAAAAAACATCGAGAATCTATTTGATGGTACAAGATACCAAAGGTAACCCTAAAGCCTCAGTAAGGTACATGTATCAAATGGGTATGGCTCTTAAAAACGGAGGGTTTAACATCATTATTCTTCATGAAAAAAATGACTATATTGGTGTTGGTGAGTGGTTAGGTGAGGAATATATGTCACTACCTCATAAATCTATCGAATCAAAGAACTTGGAGGTTGCACCTGAGGACTTCATCATTATCCCAGAGATTTATGCATTTGTTATGGAACAAGTCGTTAAATTACCTTGTGCTAAAATAGTTCTATGTCAGGCATACGACCATATGTTAGAGACATTGAAACCTGGTATGAGTTGGCCACAATACGGATTTTACAAGTGTATCACAACTAGTGAGTTTCAAAAAGAGTATATTAGTAGTGTGATGAGAAATGTTTCATTCGATATAATTGAACCTTACATTTCTAATACTTTCACTAAAAATACAACACCGCCAAATCCGATTATTGCAGTTCACACCCGTGACCAAAGAAAGACGATGAACATTATTAAATCTTTTTATTTGAAATTCCCACAATATCGTTGGGTGACGTTTAGAGATTTAAGAGGCGTTTCTGAACAAACATTTTCAGAATACTTGAGAGAATCATTTCTTTCAGTTTGGGTAGATGAGACAAGTGGTTATGGTACATTCCCATTAGAGTCTATGAAATCTAACGTATTGTGCTTAGGGAAAACACCTAATTTAGTACCTACTTGGATGAATGAAAATAATGGTATTTGGATTACTAACGAAAACTTGATAATTGACTATATCGCTGATTTGTTACAAAATTGGTTGGAGGATAATATTAGTCCTGAGATTTATGAAAAAATGGACGAGACAATTAACTCACTACCAACTGAAGAAAGTTTCAATACACAAGTAATAGCTACATTTAGTGAATACTTTGTTAACCGAATTTCAGGATTTAAGTCACAATTAGATAAAATGAAAACACAAGAACAAGAATAATATGGAAAACAATGAAGAAGTAAAAATTGATGCCGAATACATTAAGGTTGAGGGTCAAATGGATTTAACGGTAGTATTACCAATTAAAACTATATCAGCTAAAAGATTTGATGAATTATTTGATGCTGCGATTAAATCTGTAAGAAATCAATTAGTTTCTTGTAGTGAATTAATTATAGTTCATACCGATGAAACACCCCTTGTTGAATTTTTAAAGTCTTATGACTTTTTAAATTTAAATGTACGATTATTGGAATGGGTAAATGAACCTAATTTTGCCGAACAAGTTAATTATGGTGTTAATAAAGCGGAAACTAAGTGGATTTCAATTCTAGAATTCGATGATGAATATTCATCCATTTGGTTCAAAAACGCTAAAAAATATTCTGAAATTTACACCGATGTGGATATTTTCTTACCAATTGTTGTGGATATTGACGATAAAGGTGTGTTTGCTGGATTTACAAACGAAGCAACATTTGCAGCAAATTTCTCACAAGAAATTGGAATTTTAACAAATGATACCTTACAACAATATCAAAACTTCCAAAGTTCAGGTATGGTCTTTAAAAAGTCTTTGTTTGAAAAATTTGGTGGTGTTAAAAGTAACATTAAATTAACATTTATTTATGAAATGTTTTTAAGATATACACATAATTCTGTGAAAATTATGACTATCCCTAGAATAGGTTACAAACACGCTAATATGAGAGAAGGTTCAATTTTTTGGCAACATAAGTTTGGTACAGAAAAACTTTCAGAAAATGAAGTTAGATTTTGGATTCAAACTGCAAAACAAGAGTACTTCTTCACAGAGGAGAGAGCTATAAATTATGAACAGGTTAATTAATGACACAATCCGCAACAACTTTAGTTAGCGGTAATCAAAAGGCAGATAACGATAAAAAAGTAAAAAAAGTTAAGTCAGATAATTACTTTGATGTTAGAGAGGAATCTGCAGTAAGGATGTTTTTATTAACTGATTGTGTAATTGAAAGAAATCAAATATACAATCAGTTTTTAAGAGCTCCGTTAGATAAGATGATATCTTCAATTATAAGAAGATATAAACTATACCGAAAAGACATGGATTTTGTCGAAATTCACGCAGATACCCATTCTTTTTTGATGACAAAAATTGATAAGTTTAGACCTTCTGAAAATAAGAAAGCTTACTCTTACTTTGGTACTATATGTAAAAATTACCTTATGGGTCAAATTATTAAAGACCAGAAGGAGATGAATAGGAAAATATCTTATGAGGACATTTCTTCCGATTTAGAAGAAAGTAATAGTTTTTCATATAGGATTGATGAGGAAGAAATTGAAACTGACGTATTATTATTAAAATTTGTAACTCAACTCCGCGAATATATAGAAACAGAACCATTAACTGAGAACGAAATCAAATTAGGTGACGCCCTAGTTGATTTGTTTGAGAATCATAATTTAATTTTTTCATCCGCGGATAATAATAAATTTAATAAAAATGTAATTTTATTATCTTTAAGGGAAATGACCAACTTATCTACTAAGGAAATTAGAATATCTCTGAAAAAATTTAAAAAACTTTACGTAGGTATAGTTAACGAAGTTTATAAATAAAAAAAAATATATTTATAAATATGAGTAGACCAAAGAAAAAAGAGATTAATCTAACCAAAGAATCGATGTTATCATTGATGCAGGAGATTTATAACGAATTAGTTGAACAAAGAAATACCGCAATCAGGATTCAAAATAAAATGCTGTCAATGATGAAGGAACCTGAAGATATGACAGTTATTGGACCTGTAATTGAAAAACAACAAAAAATTGTTAATGATTGTGTTGAAAAAAAATTACAATTATCTAAATTACAATCAACAATGTGGGAAAAAACACAAAATAGTGAGATAGAACTTACATTGAACGATTTAGATGAAGGTCTTATAAGTTCTCTAATCGATAGAGAAATTGAGGATGATAAAAACTATAAATTAAATAAGTAATGCCATTACCTTCAGATAAATTTGATAGTGCCGCAGGTAAAATTGATGGATTCAAAACCTATAAAGAAGTTTCAGCTGGAATCAAGGAACTCAAAGAAAAAGGTAGTAACTTTGAAGCAGCAGCAAAGGATAAAGCTCAGGGTATATCGTCAAAAGCTCAAGGTCTAACATCACAAGCAGAGTCCACGATAGCTTCTGCTAAAGATAAGGCAAAACAATTCCAACAACAGGCAACTACACAACTTGACCAACTATTACAATTAATTTCACTTAATACCGGAAATAGTTCAAGTACTGTTAATGCTTTGAAGGGTATATTTAACAAGGTTATTATTGCAACTTATAAACGAATCCCTGAGATTTTATTACAGGAAGCAATTAATGCAGTTGGGTGTTCCCAACAACAAGAATTTCAGCCTCAAGTTTTATATATTAAAGTCCCTTCCATTGATTTATTAAACATTCTTTTTTTATCACCAGATGAGCCACCCGGTAGATTTTGTTATGAAAAAGCACAGCCTCAAAATGGACAAGCTCCATTTGCCATGAATAAACTTCTTAATCAAATATTAAATCAAGAAAATGTACCCTTTCCTGGTTACATTGGTTTTTCAGGTAAAGAGTTGTTTGATATTGAATACGTAACTGTTGATGACCAAGGAAACTTTGGTGACTTTTATAAAGTAACGTTGAAAAATCGTTTATCCTTAAATGGTCAGGTACAAAACAAAGTTGGGGATTTTATTGTTGACTACTACAAGTCAATTAAAATTTTTGACGTGGCGTCAGTTTACCAATTAGTGATGGATTTAATTATGAATTCTTTTTCAATATCCGCTAATATAGGGACAAAACAGGTAGAATTAAAAAGTAAATTTGAGATTATATTACAAAGAATTTTAGGTTTGTGTTTTGATAATACAAATGAAATTGACATTGCTGGTACATCAAAAGTATCTGAAACTGACGCAATTGACGAGTCATTTTTTCAATTCACAGATATAGACCTCCGTAATATTGAAACCAAATTAAGTAATATTAGTCAAGGGGTAATTGAGTTTGAGAGTTGTGAAAATGTTAAACTTCCTGTAGATACTGAATTAATTAATTCACAACTTGATTTATTATTTGATGCGGATAATTTAGAAGACCAAATTGAGATTGCTAATAATTTAACCGACGTTATTGCTGATAAATGGAAAAATCTATTAACAATACCCTATCTAGATTTTAAATTAAGTTTAGATTTATCTTTTATCAAAGAGTTACCAAAAGCGTTATGTACTGCAATATTATCACCAAAGGTATTATTACCAATTATGATAATGATTAAGGCACTTCAACAACAACTAGAAGCTGTTGACATTGAGGATTTTTTAAAGAAATTTAAAAAATTTATTATCAATTTTATGTCTAAATTAGGTGCAATATTTTTAGAAGAGTTATTTAAAGTCCTTAAAAAAGAAATAAGAAAACTTATCGCTTCAATAATCTCTGACATTCAAGATGAAAGAGTTCAAAAGGCATATTTAATTATTTCCCAACTAGTTGAGGTAATTGAGATTGTTGTGTCTTTAATTAAAGATTATAGAAGTTGTAAATCTTTAATTGATGAAATATTAGCATTACTGAGATTAGCTGGTAATTTAGTAGGAAACCAATTACCATTCCCATTAGCGTTTGGTGCTCAACTAAGGAGTGGTACTTCAGGGATACGTTCATTTATAAATACTATTGAGGAGATGCAGAAACTAGGAATACCTACAGGACCAATGCCCGACGGGTCACCAAATTTAGGTATAATTTCAATGTTTTCACAATTACAAGGTCAAGAAAAAGAATCGGCCCAAAACTCTAAAACCACAACCGCATTACCAGCATTAACAGTATTACCAGTAATGGTAACACAACCTGACCAAGCTGACGGATTAATACAATAGTTATGTCATCAGATATTAGAAAAAAAATATTAGAAGTTTCTCAAAATTGTTCAGAAAGAACAAATAAAGAACTTATTGAGTCTATGGATTTTTTAAAACAGGATTTTGAACAAACTAAGAGTAATATCATACATCTTACAAAACATTTAGATGGGATAGAATCCGTTTATAACAAAATATTAACAGAATACGAAAAACGAATAAATGGTAGATAAACTTAAAGATAGTAAAATAATTTTTCCTGGTGAGGTCATTAGTAACCAAGACCCGTTATTTTTAGGTAGAATTAGAGCTAAAGATAAAACTAAAAATTTTTTAGATATCGTTGGTGCTAATCAAATAATATATTTGAATGAAACTAAAACTGACCTCGCTAAAGAATATTGGTGGGATAAGGAAAAAGACCCTTTTGTTTTTAACTCATTATTACCGATTGAATTGGGTACACGACCCAAGGAAGGTGAGTACATTAACATTATATATATGAACAAGGATGTTAATTACCAAGACCAATATTATATCCAACCACCCCCTTCACAAATAACAAATATTGGTAGGGACGTATACGAAAGTGCAGTTGGTAATACCGGACAAGGTTCACAAAATAAATCAGGTCCCGCATTAAAAGACACCTCAAATAAAACAGCTCCTGAGTCCTTTGGGGTGTTCCCAGAACCTAATGACACGGCAATTCTAGGTAGGAGTACATCTGATTTAATTATTCGTGATGATATTGAATCGGGTCACTCCTCAATTATGTTACGTTCTGGAAAATGTGAAACTTTAAAATCTAACACAAAACCTCTTCCCTATGATAAAAGAGCATTTATACAATTATCAGATTTTTCAACAACTATAAATCCACCTGATAGTTTTTCATTTAATAATGTTTCTGAGGATGAACAACTTATTCGTTATTTAATTGAGTGGAATGTTCTTAATTTAGAAAACCAATTTGATAGTTTTATATTTAATTTAACAATATATGAGTTAGCACCTAAAGATATTTTTACAACATCTAATTTTAATGAAAATACCCCATTAGGTTCAAATGCAAAACTTTTTAAGACTTATACTTTTTATAATAAAACAAAAAATGATGTTGTAAAAATTACAAATAAATTATTAAAAGGTTTCAAAGACGGGACATGGAATTTACCTGATAGTCCTAAAGGAACTATTACTAATCAGTTTCCATTTGCATTTAGAGCTAATCCATTAACTTATAAATGGTTTGATGACCCAACCACACCACAATTTGCTAATTTAAATTTAGTATATCCTAGAATAAGAATTTCACCTGCAAGTATTTTATCAGGATTTGGATTACAAGCTAATCCTGAACAGGAAGGACCACCGACAAAATCAACGCCATCTACATCTAAAATTAATACTAGTAACGCTAATAGAAATACCTTTGGTGTACAGGGTGCAAATAAGTTATTCTTATTATCTCACAATTCATCTATAAGTGACAAAGGTGTAATTGATTTATCTAATTCAATTTATGGATTATCTCAACAACAAATAATGTCTGAGGTATATCCAAAAACTGAACCAATGGTTAGGGGTGAACAATTAATGAAATTACTAGATTTAATGGTTAAATTTATGATTGCTCACGTACATCCTTTCCACGGAGTCCCACCAGTACCGACTGCATCGGACGGTACAACATCGGCACAGATACTTACAGAATTACAAAATGCACCTAATAATATTCTAAATCAAAATATCCGAATTAATTGATATTTATCTAAAAAAGATAAATGTCAATTCACAGGTCATATTTTTCAAAGAATAATACAATAATTTATAATTCTTTAATCAACACAGGTCAAAATCCTGTTGTTGATTTATTTTTTGGGTCGTCAAATGGTACGGTCTCTAGTCCTGGTTTTTCTAGATTAATTTTTGATTTAGATTTAAATACTCTATATGAGAAGTACAATAATGGGACTTTAGGAAATAATTGTTGTAATGTGGTAACTACGACCACAACTAATTCAACTATTACCACTACAACTACCACGTCACCATTTTGTGTACCAAATATGAAACACGTATTAATGATGACCAATACTATAAAATTTGATGATTCATTAATCAACACATATAATTCTGATGATAGGTTACGTGCAACATCATTTGATTTAGTTCTGTTTAGAATACCAAAAACCAATGATGGATTTCCACAATATTGGGATGAGGGTGTTGGGTATGACTATTATAATACTAATAAAACATTGATTAAGGACAATGGTTATATTAACTTAACTGACCCAGAACAAGATAAACAAGTATCTGATAGACCTTCAAATTGGTACCAAGGAACGACATTAGAATTTTGGGGAACTCCTGGTATATATGATAACAAAAACTCAGGGACAACTAACTATTCAGGTCTTACAATAATTGCAAAACAACATTTTGAATTTGGTAATGAGGACATCAATTTTGATATGACAGATGAAATTAATGGAATATTAACTGGTCAAATAACTGGTGTCACGGGATGGGGAATTGCGTTCTTACCTGACTTTGAGAACATTACGGGACTAACATCTAATTATTCGGTTTCTTTTTTCTCAAGACATACTCAAACATTCTATGAACCATTTTTATTAACAACATATGATGATATAATCCAAGATGATAGAAATCTCTTTGTTGAGTTTCAAAATAATAAATTATACCTTTATGTTAATATTGGTGGTAAAATGCAGAATTTAGACACCGCACCAACTGTTTCTATATTTGACTCAAATGGTGACCCACTTACAGGAATGACAGATTTACCTTCTTGTCAGAGGACTTTAGGTGTTTATGAAGTATCTCTTCCCGAATTTGTTGGTTATTTTACACCTTGTACATTTACCGATAAATGGTCAAATGTATACTATAATGGTATAAAACTACCTGGCATTGAAAATGAATTTATTTTACAACCATTTAATAAAAAATTCAAGATAGGCTCATTGTCAGTTGACCCACAAATCTATGGATTTGATTTTTACGGAATTAAACAAGATGAGAAAATATTAAATACTGATATTAGGAAGGTGGGTGTTGTAATTAAAAAAGCTTATACTACTAATACACTTTTACCTTACGTTGACGCAAGTTATCGAATATATGTTAGAGAAGGTACCACTGAGGTTCAGGTACAAGATTGGACAACAATTAATAGGACCCCAAATGAGTATTATTTTATATTTGACACTAGAGATAAAATACCAAATGAATATTACATTGATATTAAAGTAGAATCTAGTGGTCAAATAGATACTTATAAAAAACAGATTAAATTCCAAATAGTAAACAAAAAATGAGAAAGATAAGACTAACTGAAAGTCAATTAATAAAGATTATTAAAAATGTCATAAATGAAGGAATAGATACTCCTAATTTCATTAATGACATTTTAGAAAAAATAGGTGATGTTGGTTATAAAGGATTAACCGAAATCGAACAAACAATGATTGATTCATTTTCAAATGATATGTTTGATAAAGATAACATAATATTTTTAATTAATAAAAAAATAGCTAAGGGGGGGTTAAAATCTTTATCCGAAATTGAACTTTCATTCTATGAGGACAACTCACCAATTACTGACGAAGACGATGGAGGTCAAGATTATGTTGGTGTTTGGGATTATGAAAACCCACAAAGTGATTTAAATGGTATGCAATTTAGGTATCGTTCATCATATGATGAGGACGATGGTTTAATACATGAAGGTGAGCTAATTGTTGGTGATTATAGTTTTTTTGGGAATGTTTATTGTGATATTGAGGGGAACTATGACACTTGTAGTTTTGAAACGGATGATGATGAACTTTTATTTGAAGTATTTAAGGGTAGTGAAAAAGAAGTTAGAAGATTTTTTGAACAGGTCTGTGACGATTTAAAAGGAAATTTTAATGAAATGTTATGAGAAATATAGAACACAAAATAACTAGATTACTAAGAGAAGAAACTGAAAGATATATGTTTTTCAGTAATTTAGAACAAATGAGAAGACAATGCGATTTATTGTTAGATTTAGACCAAAACCAAGTTGAGGGGATTCTTAAAAATGGACACGATTGGGCTCAAGACCACATTGCGGAAGCTAAGAACAATATGGACCAAGTTTTTGATTTCTTAATGAATGAAACTAAAAGTACTCATAAGATGCAAGATGAGGTTAGGTATCCGATGGAACCCGAAACAATGATGGAAGGACGTAAAAAATCAGGTACTAAACTTTGTGCTAGAGGTAAAGCCGCCGCAAAATCAAAATTTAAAGTATATCCTAGTGCTTACGCTAATGGTTACGCAGTTCAAGTGTGTAAAGGTACCAAACCAGGATTAGACGGAAAGAAAAAATGTTCGTCACCATATTGTTAGTATAGAATTTTTGTCATATCTTTGTCGTATTAATCATAAATGATATGAACAATTTTAAAAAACTATACGTTAAATTACGTATTCAATTACGTAATTTGATGACACAACCAGAACATTATTTGGAAGAAAAAAAATACACATCAATGTGTGTTTCAGTGGCAAAGACTCTAATTTCATTACCTGATTCTGAACTTATATATACCCCACAAAGTTACAAATACTACATTAAAAATGTAAGGTTGGGGATTTATATGGTTATTAATAATGATGTACTATCTGTGACTAATCATTCATACTCATATGAAGTCAAATTATCAGGTAAAAGTTCAAGAATTTTAACAAATAATTTTGATTATCATCTCGAAAAAAGAGGACAAGAGTTTGATTTAGAAATGATAAAACAAATTAAAGAGTCGTTATCTTCTGTATATAATAAACTAGAAATTACGAATAAGTAATTTTTTTCAAGTGATTTTTAATACTCTCAACTAATCTTGTAAACAAAATTTCTTCGTTAGTTTTTTTCTTCTTTGGTTTATACGATACCATTTTAGGTTTATTTCCTGTACCTGTCTTTGGGTTTGATTTTTCAGCTTTTCTCTTCTGAGCACAAGCTGATTTTTTTTGACTATCTGACATTTTTCCAGCCACCCCTGCTGCACGACATTTAGGATATGCTTTATCTGATGCCTCAGGTCTCCCACAAGGAGGATGTTTACCATTTTTATCTCTTTTACAGATATTAACCCAAGGACCCTTTGGTTGTTTACTACCTTTTGGTTTTTTCTTAGTACCGAACCAAACGGCTAAATCCTCTTTAATTGTATGTACATCATGTGTGGGTAATTTATATCCACTTTCAGGATGTTTTTCCCACACACCAACAACCTTTTTTGTGTTGTTTTTTAATTTTTTTTGTTTTTTTGTCGTATTAACCGGGTGTTTTGAAAACTCACTAAAAGGACCTAGCTCTTGTTTTCTCCATTTTTTTAACCCTAACTCTATCGGTCCTGTATAAGGTCCTGATGAGACCCAAGAATCTGTTGCTTCACGTAAAAAATCTTTTATTTTCTTTTTTAAACTATCCATATTTTCTTTTAGATTGTAATCATTATTCAAAATACCTCCATCTTCATCATTTTGTTCAGGATGTTTTTTACTATTTAAAGATATTTTTCTTGTCTTTTTTTCTAATTTATTAGCGACTTTTCTTGGCTCATCCATTTTACCATCGTAACTATCATAAGCTAATAAAGCATTATTATACTTAGATACAGGTTCAGTAAATGGGGTTAAACTATCCTTATCAAACATTCTTGTTCCTGGTTGTAACGGAGCTTGGTATTTTCCTACCGATGTATTTGTGGAAGTTGCCTCATTTATTTTATTTTTTTTGTAATTCATAAAATTTACCCTATATTTGTATAAATATTTGATTTTATGGAACAGACAGAAGAAACAGAAAAACAACCATTAGGTTCGTTATTTGGAACGATTAATTACTATAGTCTTGATGACTTAGATAGATTTGTTGCGTCCATGCAAAAAGACCAGGCAGTGTATTGTTTGATTCAATCAGTACATCTAGGGTTTCAAAAACAAATTTTCTCAATGCAGGAAATTGAAGTACTTTCAAAATGTTTACGTTTAATAGTTCAAAAAGATGAAAAATAGTTTGTTTATTCTATTTTTGTTGTTAGGTCTAACCCTATACTCACAAAATGATTGTTATATGTATAAATCAAATATAAGATACCTTGAGTGTAGTAATGGGTACATCACAACAAACAAATATCCCGTTACGTCTGAAAATAGGTATTTACGTAATCTAAACATTGATTATCTAAGACTAGATTCAATTAATTACAACATTGAAAAATGTTTAAATGAATTTAGACGAGAATATAATTGTCCACCTCTAACACATTTGAAAATTTTAGATGAATTAGCAAAATTACAATGTGATTATAACTATTATAATCATACAACAGGTCATTATAATTCCAAATATGGTGAGGATGTTGGATTAAGAGCTCAATACCTTGGTATAACGACGTTAAAAAGAGTTGGTGAGGTCTGTATGTACCGACAACATAGTTTGCTTGAATTTCCTAGCTATAAATCAATAAATTTAGACTACGTTAGAGATGTTATGGATTACTATTGGTTATCCCCACTTCATAGGAATTGTTTGTTGAATTTAAACTACGTTTACTATGGTTTTTATAACCATTATAATAAGGACACTAAGGAATATTATAATGTAATGATTGTAGGGTATTAAATAAAAAAAGGTCAGATTAATCTGACCTTTTTTATCATTGAAGATTAAGATTATCTTAACTCTCTCAAGTCGAATGTACGTACACCATCAACTTGGATACGTCCGTAGAAACGGTTGTTAACCATTTTCTTAGCGTAACGTGTCATGATACCCTTGATAGGAGTAAAGTTGAATGGGTTATACATAGTTGGAGTTAATTGAAGTGGTACGTATGGAGCGTAGATGTAACCAGTATCCAATAAAGATGTACCCTTATGACCAATCAAAACTGTGTTTGGTGGGAAGTATGGGTCACGATATACTTGGTAACGACCTGCTAAAGTACCAACTCTTTCAATACCCATGTTGTATTGGTCTTGCTCAGGAGCAGCATTTGATACGTGGAAATATTCCAAGTCATCAAAAATCGCACTGATTTCAGAAGATACAACAATCCAGTTAGCACCACCTCTTAGGGTAGACTTGTGGATTTGAGCAGAGATTTGGTTGATAGCTGTAATCAACGTTTGGTTCCAATCCTTTTGAGTGTAAGGAACTGCGTTATTACCTAGTCTCTTCCATCCGTTGTAATCCCAACGTAATGTCCAAGCTGCACCTTTACGTAAGTCACGTAAGATTTCACGGTCAATTTCAGCAGCAACTTGCTCAGAAAGTAATGCTGTTAATTCAGCTTCAGCGTCGATGTTGTGGAACGCAGCCACGTCTTGAGCCATTTCTGGAGACCATTGTGCTCTTAATTTTCTTTCAGTTACAGAAACTGTTACAGACTCTAAATCGAAAGAAACTTCACCAATTTTGTCTTCAAATTCTAACTCTTCGTATCTACGATAAACAACTTTGAATGCTTGGCCAGCACCAGTAAATGCTGCCCAGTTAACTGACATACCAGTGTAGCCATCTAAAGTGTCACCAGTACAAGTTAAACATACTGGACATTGTAAATCCACTTCAAGATAGATACAACCATCTTGTGAACAAATATCCCAATATTTTCCACCTGAACCAGTTGTTGGGAATGATGTAGAACCCCAAGAACCATATTGTACTAAACCTTTACCATATTGTTGAGTAACAGCACGGAAAGGAACAATAGAAACACCAGTCAAACATGATGCAGTCCAACCAGATTGAGCAGTAACGTTTGATTGAGCAACAACTCTTAAATCAGAAAGGAAAGTTTCAGTATCCATTTCGTTTCCGTCAGGACCGATTAATTTACCTTCACCACTTGTTGCGAAACCACACATTTGGATTAACGCTTTTCTGATAACTTTGTTAGTGTAAGCAGCAGTAGTTGTAGAACCAGTTGTCAAAGCACCATTGTCCCAAGCAACTAAAGTTGCGTTTTGTGTGATTGCAGTCCACTGACCTTTTGAATAATCAAATAAACCAGCTGGGTCTAAGTTAGGTTCGTTACCTTCATAGAACAAATCATAAAGATTCTTAGTGTAATAATCAGTACCTGCAGTACCATTAGCCATTTGTGGGTAACCTGCATCTGGACTTCCAGGATAGTTACCAGGTGAACCTACTGGTGCATAGTGTTGACCTGATGCAGTAGCAGTTGCTCCAGTGTAACCTTGGATACGTGGTACGAAGTAGAACAATTTACCAATTGGTAAGTTCATAGCTTGTACAGATACGATATCGTTAGCCAACAACTTAGAGAATACACGTCTTACGATTGGGAATACGACAGTTTCAAAAGAACCTGAAGAATCTGTAGAAGACGCTTCGTTAATCAAATGTGACGCTTGGTTTTCATACAATTGTGCAACATTTTCTTTTAGGTGGCCTTTAAGACCTTCTAGGAATCCTAATTTATCCCATTTGTTTATAGTGTCTTCTTTGATAACTTTCAAGTGCTTAAGACCGATGTTACCAACTAATCCACTTTCTAATAATGCTCCCATTTTTTAATTTGGTTTTTTATTTTTGTGTTTATTTTTATTTTATTAACTTTTGCATGATATCCTTCATTCTCATGAATTGAGGATTCTCATAAGTTTTAGATTCAATCAAATTGATTGCGGAACCTGTTGAAGGTGTCTTATTGATTTTAGTTTCAACTGATTCTTTAACAATTTGACTATCGTTTTTCGATGAAAGTTCATCCTTTATAGTTTTATATAAAGTCTTAGATTCTTTAATTGACTCAGCTCCATCAAAACGTCTCAAAATGTTAATCTTTTCTTGTTTTGTAGTAGTATGTTCAGTGAACAATCTAGTAGCATAAGCCAAGTTAGAATTAAATACCGCAACTTCGTTAAGTTTGTCTCTGAATAAATTCAAAGCTTTACGATATTCATCATTCTTAGATTTTAACATTTCAATTTCAGTGTTAACTGATTCAGTTGCTAAATGACGTGGTGCAGTTCTTGGTTTGTTTAAACCATTTCTACCCCATTTCTTACCATTACCTAGTGTTCTAGCAGCTTCAGTATGTTCACCTTTTTTCGCTTTTGCTGGTGCTGGTTCATTTTCCTTATTAGGATTTCTCATCGGATTACCAGGTTTTCTTTCAGTTTCAGTACCAGGTTTAACTTTTGGTTTTGCAGGTGCTGTTTTAGTTTCACCTTCCTTAAACTCAAATTTTGGACCTTTACCCATTCCAACTCCACGAGAACCTTGTTTTTTATCTTCTTTAAATCCTCCTGTAGTTTTCTTGTAATTAAACTTTGGTTTACCGAATCCTTTACCTTTAGGTTTGAATCCAATACTTTCATTTGTCATTTCTTCATTTTCTTCGTCGTAATCCTCATCTATTTCTTCGTCAATTTCTTCATCCATTTCTTCGTCCATTTCTTCGTCCAAAGTAATTTCGTAAATTGTTTCTTCAGATGACATTTCCATGTTGTCCATCTCATCCATTTCATCAATCTCATCAATATAAGACTCTTGGAATTCGTTATCAAACTCGAATTCGTCATCATCATTATTATTATCTAAATTGTCATTGTCTGACACATTAGATATTGCAGAAAGAAGTTCATCCATTTCTTCTGGAGTAAACTCTTCAGATTCGAACATTTCTTCGTTTGATTCCATTTCGTTAAGTTTGTTTTTTGGATTTTTAGTAACTGACTCACCCATTTTGATTAGGTAATTTTTATCAGTGTTATTATCTGATAATGAGATAGTATCGTCACTATTTTTTTTAATAATGATACCATCATCCTCACCCATTTCCATGAATGCTTTGATAACGTCTGACATAGGGGCATTTGTTAAATCTTTAACAACTTCCTCTTCATCGTCAACTGACAAATCAACATCTGTATCGTCTATATCTGTATCCTCTACATTATCAATATCAACCTCATCGGTATCCATTGTTGCAGCATCATCAACATCCATAGTGTCAACATCAATTTCTTCGTCGTCTTGTTCCTTTAAGGATTCTTTTACTAGTTCATTGATTTCTTCCTTCATTGTTGAAGCAAGTATTCCTTTTGCATTCTCAGCGATTACATCTTCCAAATTTTTCATTTGGAGTACCGCTTCTTCGACTAATGATTTTTTATCACTCATTTTATGTTTTCTTTATAAATATGTTATTTTTTATAAAAAATTAATTTTTGATTAATTCTAGATAATAAATATGTTATAAAATAAAAAAAGGAGGTAAAAACCTCCTTTTGAAAACATTAAATACGATTATAATTTATTCGAAAATCTCATCGATTTTACTTTCAGCAACTGAAGTAATTCTCCAATCATAACTAAAGGATTCATACGCTTTAGTAACTTTTGCCTCCACGTCTGTTACATTATAACCCTTTACGAGTTTTTCTTCTCTTACCTTTTTAATTTTTCCTGAGTTTTCATCTGGCAAATCATACTGAATTTTTGCCACAAAATATTTTTCGTCCATTTCCATAATTTATTTTTTTAAAAATATACGACAATTAAAATTACCTATCAAGGTATGCGGAAAGTTTTTTCATTAAATCTAAAGATTTATTTGCAGAATCTTCACCACCTGTTAGAGTTCTAGATGCTTTCATTTTGTTTTCCTCATCTAAATTCTCCTCAAAATTATTTCTATCCTCAGGATTTGAGAATAAATAAGCCCCGGGTGTTGATGGGGAGGATACTAGGTCAAAACATATTAATTCAAAATCATCTTGTACTTCATTTTGTTCTCCGACCTTTTTTAATGACCCTACACCACGAGAAGAAATACCAAGGGTTACACCTTGTCTTAAATAATTTGCGGCTAAATCTCCTTTAGTTGAACAGATACCTCTTTCATGAAAACCTGGTGAGGTTAACAATCTTAATTTACCCATTAAAATCTTACCATCCCACCACACATCTGTTATGATGTGTGCAACTCTATCTAAATCTATTAATGATGATTCAGGGTGATTCAACTCAGAAAGTGAAACACCCTTAGCAATCATTTTTTTATAGTTCTCAGCTTCTCTTTTAAGAATTTTTTCAGGGTAAACCCTTCCGTTTCTATTTGGAGTATTATATTTCTGTAGTACTGCGTAAAACTCAAATGGTTTAGAGTAATCTAAAAAATTTTTATTTTCTTTTATTATCTCAGCATTTCCATTTTCTCTAGGGTTGATGTATCCTGCGTCGTATTCAATTAGGATACCTTTTCCAGAATCAGTAGGTCCTAATATTTTTAAATTATTCATCTTATATTTTTTATTATAAATATATTAATTACGAATAACTTCAAAGTCCTCTTTTTTAGAAATAGAAAAATTGAAATGTTTATTGTTTTTTAGACAATATTTTATAACTGAATCAGTAATCTTTTTCATATGATTTTTTAATTCTAAACATTTAAAATCATAGTGTTTAGTTGTGTAAAATACACATTCTAGATTCATAAAAGACTTTTTACCAAACATCACCCCACTAGACCTCAAATCCATATCACATATAAAATTTGATTCAAATAAATTTCTATCAATTAAATCACCTATTGTTAATTTAATTGTTCTAGTAAGATGATTAATTATTTTTTCAGCGTTTTCTATGAAATCTTTTGGTTCTACCCAAGATTGAATGTTTAGATATACTGATTTAAGATTTTTAAAATCTACTGTTCCGTAACTTACTTTAAATGACTTATAACCTGTAAGTTTAATACTTTTTCCTTTTTTCATTAACCATTTTAATACTTGTTTATTTGTATCAAAATATAGTTAACAATTATAAAAAAAACAAAAATTTTAAAGATTATTAAATAATTGACGCAATTTCATTAAATTAATCTGATTTTTTGGTTCAGTTTTAATTCTCTCAATTGTCTCAGTTATTTTTTCTTTAGTTGGTGTGTCTGAAATAGAGACCAATTCGTCTAATTTTTCAATAGTCATTTCAGATAATAAATCGTATTTAGATACTATTTCAGATTCAGTTAGTGTCAAATACTTATTTAAAGTTTTTAGTTCATTTTCAGATAAATCTGACAAATACTCCTTAGTAGTGTTTTCGGCTATCTCATAAACTTTATTTAAAGGTATACTAGGTGTGTCAGTTTTTTTATCCTTTAAAATAATTTTTTTAGTTATTGTTTTTTTTGCCTCTAAAATTTTCTCAATATCCAAATCCTCATTAAAAATATTATCTATAATCTCATATGTGTTAGACTCAGTGGGAATTTCCTTTACCCAACTCTCAAGTTGTAAAATTTTTTTGGAGTTAAAATTTAATTTCTCAAATTGTCTGATACACTCATTAATGAATAAATCTGCATCGTTTGGATTTAGTCCTCTTTTTCTATCCATAATATCGTAAAGATAAAATGCTTTTGCAATATTTTTATCCTCTAAAACTAAAGACTTAAAAGTTTTAATCTTGTCTTTAAAGGTGTTATCAGACATAGATTCAACTAGAATCTTCTCAACTTTTGATTTTATTAGACCTATTTTCATTTTTTTATTTATAAATATATCAATTTACGATTAAATTATTGTGGACAAACTCCACCAATACAAGCCCCGTAAAAAGCCACTGCCATATTAGCCGTTAATCCGCTTATATTACCAACTTTACAATATTTTGGAGTTCCGCTATTTGCCGGAACTACTTCATTTTTGGTATTTCCATTACATTGCGTAAATGTAATAACACCTGTAGTTTGTCCAGTGTTGACAACTTTAAAACATAAACAATTACTTGTTGGTGTCACGGTTGGTACTGGATTAAAAGATTGTGTAGGTGTTATAGTCCTTGTTGGTGTTGGAGTACTTGTTCTTGTCGCTGTGGGTGTTGGTGTTAATGCACATTGATTATTTACACATAACCCTAAAGTTTGTTTTATAATTCCTGACACATTTGGTACACTACTAGCACAGAAATTAGAAGTTGTGGTATTGGCACCAACTACAATATTAGTGCTTTGATTTGAACAATTGGTATAAGTTACTACTATCGCACTTGTTGTTGTATTTTGTAAACGATGACACAAACAATTATATGTTGGTGTTGGTGTACTTGTTCTAGTTGGTGTTGGTGTGCTTGTTCTAGTTGGTGTTGGACTTCCTGTCCTTGTTGGAGTATTTGTTAAGGTTGGGGTTATTCCAGGTGTTGTAGTTCTAGTTGGGGTATTCGTTAAAGTTGGGGTTGCCGTTCTAGTTGGGGTCGCTGTTCTAGTTGGAGTTGCCGTTCTAGTTGGAGTTGCCGTTCTAGTCAATGTTGGTGTTGGTGTTGGTGCTGGTGAACAATTTCCGTTTACACAAGTCCCGACATATAATACTTGGAGTCCTGTAGTAACTACTGGTAGTTGTCTAGCACAGAAATTATTACTAAATGAATTTGGTAATACAAAAGTATTAGATGCCCCTCCATTACACCCTAAATAAGAAAAAGTTTTTGTGGTTACGGTATTGTTCCTCACACGATAACAAATACAGACGTTTGTAGGTGTTAAAGTAGGTGTTCTTGATGGTGTTGAGGTATTTGTTGGTGTTAATCCAAATGTATTTGTCGGGGTTACAGTTCTAGTTAGCGTTGGTGTTGGTGTCGGATATAGTTGACAAGAATTATTTAAACAAGAGCCCACCGTATTAATTATAATACCTGACATATTTTGTACAGATTTCGCACAAAAATTATTACTTGTAAAATTAGATGGTACTATGATTGTTGTTAAAACATTATTACAATTGGTATATGTGACATTTTTTGTTGTTGTTGTCGTATTTTGTAAATTATAACATAAACAACTATTGGTACTTGTTGGAGTTGCGGTTCTAGTTGGAGTTGCGGTTAATGTTGGTGTAGTTGTTTTTGTCGGTGTAGGTGTAGGTGTCTTAGTTACAGTAGGTGTTGCACTTGCGGTTCTAGTTGGAGTAACTGTTTTAGTCGGAGTTACCGTTGGTGTTAAGGTTTTGGTGCTAGTTACCGTTGGTGTTGGGGTTACAAATACAGGAATGTCTTTAACTTGTTGGTATCCATATATCATATAACCCTTTAGCTCTATATTACTTTTTGCGGGAGACACCCAATTATCGTAAGCATTTTTAAAATTTAGATATGCCTGTTCAAATCCAAACTCCTCAAAGTATGAGTGCATATATGAAGTTCCACCATGATAAATTATTATTATTTCAACATTCCTATTTGACCCTGATGCCGCATAACCTAATAATTCTAATTCTTCATCAATTGTGGTTAATCCATAATTTGTGGTTGCCGTAAATTGATTGGTTGTTATGTAACAAGTTAACAAAATCCTATCTGTTCTATTAACTAAAAACGTGGAAATTTGTGATGGGGTATAAGCCGAAGTCTCATCCCTTATCAGTCCAATATAAGCATCAAAAGTAACATTAGTACCTGATGTAACTGCAGACACTTGTAACATTTCATCCCTATATGTTAAAAACGGAACTGTCCCAACATTATCAGGATAATTCCAAAATTCATTCTCTAAATTAAATACATTAAAAGTTTCTGCCGAACTAGTACAACCCGTATTAAAGAAATAACGTGAATTATTTCCAGTTGTTCCAGTACCAACCAAAGTATTACTACTACCCCCAATACCACCAACTTCCAATACTCCCGATTCTCTAACAGAAACGTTATAAGCCCTAACATTTGTACGACCTGAACTACTAGCTAATATGGGTGTTAAATCATAAAAATATAACGCATTAAAACCAAAATATTCTGTGAATATTTTTAAATTATTTTTTTCTGAACCATTATTAATTATTGTATCATAGTCATTTACATATAACCCTTTGAACTGAATCAATGGGGTACTAGATGGTGTTGGTGTTAGGGGTATTGTTCCCGTCGGGAGTGGAGTTGACATTTTTAATCTTTAAGCAATTTATTTAGTTTATTTTCCATTTCAGTTAACGAGTCACTACTTTTATCAAAATTAAAATAATCATCATCCATTGTTTCTAGTAAGATGTTTAATTGTTTTTCCTTTGACTCGGGTGTAATTCCTGCTGGTTCTGCCGCTGGTTCAGGTGTAGGTTCTGCCGCTGGTTCACCTAATCCCCCTCCTAAATCACCACTAGGCATTCCGCCTCCTCCAGCTTCACCACCTCCAGCTTCAGGTGTTGTAGTAGTCCCACTTGTTGACCCATACAACTTGTCAATATTATCAAATAATCCTGTATGTTTTATAACCTCAGCAGTTGCCGCTAACTCACCCGCAACGGCTTTCTCAACACGTTGTTGTTGGATATCAAGTTTAATTTCTTCATCAGAAAACCCAAGGATATTTTTTTTAGCCCAAGATACTGAGGTCGGTGCTATACCTTCAATTGGTGTGACCGCATCTTTATACAATACAACTTTTTCTTTCCAAATGTCAATTTTTAACAAGTCTGCCTGAGAAGATGGGTTGGTTAACATTAAATTAAAATTGTTAAGTTCATCTTCAAACCCTAATAAGAACAAATGGATAATTGCAATTTTATTTAATTCTGCCAATACACACTTTTGAATTCTATTGATAGTTCTAGCGAAACGAATATCTAGTAATGAAAGGTTTTTACCATCCCCAACCACTTCCTCAAACCCTAAAAATGCTTTAGGTACACGAAGTGCAGTAAGTAGTTTCTTTTGGATGTATTCAATATCTGCAATCTCAGATAGGTTTGTAGCTCCGGGTAATGTGTCAATTGGATTTGGTGCCGCTGGGTCTCTAACAGGAATAAAATAATCTTGGTCAACCGCCATTTGATTAAACCTCATATCCACATTACCCGTTTTATTATCAACAACTTGAGACCTTTTAAATTTATTGGCAACTCTTTGTACATATGGTTCAATATCTTTGTCATCCATATTACCCACAAATACTTTAAATACTCTTCTCTCAGGTGCTCTAGATGTTCTGTAAATTAACATTGCATCTTCAGACAATAATAATTGTTTCCAAATACGTCTCGCTTTTTCTAACATCGATGTACCATAAGGAAGTTTTCTATCATCACCTAACAATCTAAAATGTGCAATTTCCCAAGTATTGAATTCCATTTCTTTATTTTTCCAAACAAACTTTAAACCATTTGTCTCTACGTCAGCATTATCCAAATTAGATTTTCCCTTCATTCCTCTTTCAATCCTTTCGATTTCAATGTTAGGTAGTTGTGAACACCCAACGACACCCTTTTCAGGGTCTAATCGTAAGTAAACAAAGTTATCACCATACTTACAAACATTTCTTATCCACATAGGTAAGTTAGTATTGACATCCAATGCATTATTGAACAAATCAGTTAATACTGATTTAATCCTTTTAGACTCAGAATATATTTGTAACATATGACCATTTTGGTCAGGGGTTGTGGATTCTTCAGCATAAATGTCTAAAGATGCCGAAATTTCAGGAGTATATTCCATAGATTCATAATCATAATATGATGCCAATCTAGTGGGTTCAAAATATACTCCTTGAGTATATAAATTATTTTCAATTTTAGCCCACTGGTTAGCGAGATAAAATGTTTGTTGTGCTTGTAGTTTTGCTAAATCATATTCACCTTTTGACGTGGTTTTTAGTAATTCTTTTTTATCAAATTTGTAGACTGGATAGTCTTGACCTAATAAAGAATTTGGACCGAATGTCTGCGATAATCTTTGCCAAACTGTTAATTTTTGATTATTTTCCATATTAAAATTTAACCCTATTCATTTTTTTATAAATACATCATCTTCTACTTCCAAACAACCAACCATATTTTGCGTAGTCTTCTCTTGAAAACTCCATAGGGTGGTTTTGTCCTCCAACAACATACGAAGGGACGTATGTATTTTGGTTTATACTTTTTGATACATTTTCATTCTCGGCAACTGACCAAGACTCTAACATAGTTTTTGCTTGCTCTGTAACTTTGGTTAAAGAAGAAAATGAATTTTCACCAACGTAACAAGCAATTGCGATTGACATAATTAGGTCATCGTGTTGTCCTTTTTGGTGGTCAGGTCTTCCATTAACATAAACAAAAGTATTCATCTCGTTTAACAATCTTGATGAATATACCTTAAACCCGTGTCTTAAATATTCCTCATATGCCGCAATTATTTGAACTCGTTTATTATTGAAGTTAATTCCTGGTATTTTTTCATTCATTTTTGGGTCATATTTCCATCTATTTGTCGAATCTAATCCATCAATATATAAATTTTTATAACCCAATTCTTGTAATTTTCTTGACGTAGTGACACCCATACCTCCTGTAATATCAACAACAATAAATGCTGAATACATAGTTCCCCATTTATAACATAGTTCCGCCAAAGTGTCAGGTGGAAGTTTTCCAATATATTCAGCAACTTGTTCCCTTGTTTCAAAATCAATAATTTGAAACGTAGAATAGTCTTCACTATCGCCACGACTTACGTCAACTCCCATAATATACCTATGACCTTCAAGTGGGTCTTTCCATATCCATAATCCACCACTAACCATCTTACCTTGTGGTTCTCTAACCATATTGGCTCTAATGTCTTCAGTAAGTCTACTATCAAATACGTTATCACCAGAACCTAAAAAAGCACATTCTAATTCCTGATTAACTTTACGTTTGTCGTATTTAAGTTTTTTAACCATTTTCTCATACCAAGATGAGGTTGGTTTGTAACCTTGACCAATTAAAGAATTAACTTCAACATAGTCTTTAACTTTGTCTGAAAAATCAATTACTTCATCATTTAAATGTTCCTCACGATTTAAAAAATAATGAATGATGTCATCACATTTAACTAATTGTAGGTCTTTATTATATCTTGGGTCCTTATACCAAACCATTGGGGAGATTTTAAAATCGTTCATCCCTTTTTGTGCTTGGTCAAAAATTTCATAGTATATTGGGTCATAACCATTTGGGGTTGAAATGACTATTACCTTACCTCCTGTTGATAAAGATGCCATACAAGCTGCCCAAAAGTCACCATCTGCCTCGATATATGCTGCCTCGTCAAACACCAATATTGTTGGTGTGTAACCACGTAAGGCATCGGTGGATGTTGCTACGGCTTTAACCTCACATCCATTTGTTAATTTAAAGTGTCTTTGTGAATTTTTTTCAGCAGAAAATGTAACCCCTACCCATTTTGGCCATTGTTCGGTGAAACCACGAACTTTGTTAGCCATCTCAACGGCAGTATCTAATTTGTTTGCAATAATAAGAACCTTTTCAGGTTTATTCTTTTTGGCAAATACTAATTTCTTTGATGCCCATGCGGCAGTTACTGTTGACACACCTGCCTGACGATACTTTAACGCAATATTTTCATTAAAGTTTTCATAATCCTCAACAAGTGTTATTTGGTCAGGAAATAATTCTAGTGGAACATACTGAGAAACAGTATTATCATAAGTTTGTAGATAAGTTTTTAAGGCGTATGGAGTGTCCTTCATACACCTTGTGTACTCAATTATTAATTCTTCTTTTGTCATTGCCATATCTGATAAATACCTAGATATGGCAATGAAATTTAGTCATCAGATAAATCAATACCTAAACTATCCAAAAACCCTGAGATATCATCGTCACCCGGTTTAATATTTTTCGATTGTTTGTATTCTTCATATTGTTGTAACATATCCATAGCATCTCTTACAATCTCTTTCATTTCCAATTTAGCTTTACTAATATCTTTTGGGTCATCGGAAATCACCAAAGACATTAAATTGAGGAATTCTTTTGGTTTTTTTGAATATAACAATTTTTTAAACCAAGGATTAACTTTTGAATTTTCCAATGCTTCTATTGGTAATACATTCCTTAAAGCATCCACAACTTCAGGTCCAATACGGATTTGCATAATTTCATTCTCAAACGTATCAGTTTGACCATATACTTCACCAGCATAACCTGGTTCAGTTTCTCTAAATTGTTCTCTTGTTGGAGCTTCTTCAATACCCTTAATAATTTCGTGTACTAATATTGGGAAAATGATTCCTTGTGCTACGATTTTTGTATCAGGAGCATCTTCATCAGGTTCTCCTCCACCCATTTCATCATTTTCTTCTTCGTCAGCATCTTCTAAATTAACACTACCCGCAACACCTTGTCCTGTTTGAGTCGCCATTTCAATGAAATCCTCCATAGTAAAATAAGAGATATCCAACATGGTCATTAATTTTGAGTACAATGATGCAAGTTGTGGACTTTTTCTATCTAACTGAGATTTAATTGATGGGTCTTCAAAATAGTAATGACCTTTTTTAGCTTCACCTTGGGTAATTGCATTTGCCAAATTTCTCATCTGAACGTGTTGTTGGAATTCCTCTTCCTCTGTTGGGAAATCAGGGTCAAATGCTTGTTCTCCATATTTTTCAAAATCAGGAACATTTTTTCGTTCCTTTCTTTTTTTTGGTCCCATTTGGAAATTTGGTGCGGAAAAATCGGTTTCTTCTTGTCCTAATGATAGTTCATACTGAAACCAATCTTTATCAATACCAGTTTTTTCAGCCGCAACTCTTAATGCCAAATCTTTAAGATATTTTTTATGAGGTGACTCTAACCTCATAATTTCTTTAACTAAAGAATACATAGACATAAACAAAGTACGAATTTCTTCGATACTACCTAATGATTCTTTACCATGTGCTTGTCTTGCTTTTCTAACAATGTTCTCAAATCTTTTTGATGACATTCTTTCGACATCTGCAACCCCTCTTTTTAAAGCGGGATTTTTAGCAAATAAACTTTCAGGTGAACCTAATTTTCTTTCAGTCCTTGGGTCCATCCTTTCAGGAAACCCTTCAGGATAACTTATTGGTGCCTCTCTTAAATTTCTCTTTGCCATTTTTATTTCTTTAAAATTTTGTTAATTGCCGACATAAATTCGTCTTTCTTTCTTTGCATTTGTGAATTAGAAACTTCTTTAGTTTCAATTTTTTTAGCCTTAGCTGGTGCCGGACCTTCACCTGGTCTTGGATTTCTTCCAGGATGTGATGGTTTTGGTCTTGTTTCAGTTCCAGGTTTAACTTTTGGTTTAGCTGGAGCTGTCTCAGTTTCAGACATTTCACTCTTACCATAAATGATACGACCAATTGGTTTATTCATCTTAGGTTTACCAATTAAATTAATAGTTGTTTCCATATCTTTTGATTTTGTTTCAAGCAAAGATACGAAATTTTTCTTAGTGATTCTACCTTGTATGTTATTTTTAATCAAGTTCTCAAATTTAGACTCAAGAATTGTCATATAAGGATTTTTACCCTCATTAACATCTTGTTTAACTTGTTTAACACATCTTTCATATTTATTTTTTTGTTTTGCTGACCACTCACTTCTTTCAGTAGTTTTAAACTCTTTACCTAGTTGTGCTGTACAAATAGCCCAAGGGTTATATTTCGATTTCTTTTTCTTTTTACCCTCTGACATTTCACCATCTTTGATTACTTTGTTTTTAGGCGCTTCAGATTTACCTGACTTTTGTAGTACTCTTACTCCACCACCAGGTGTTGGTGTTACTTCACCATTTGATACATTAACACCCTCACCTTTCTTTTGCATATCTGCAACTTCAGATGCGGTATAATCAGTTATTTTAACAGTTTGAGTTTTAGTGGTGGCTTCTTGTAATAAAACATTAACAATCTTTTTTAAATCAGATTCGTTAATTTTTAAAATATTTTTATTCTTTTTCATAAACTAAATTTTTTTCAAATTCAAGGATTAGGTCTCGTTCATAAAGTTTATCTTCAACTTCTTTAAGGGTCATTCCAAAATGAAAGACTAGTCTAGTTATTCTATCGAAATCTAAATCATCATCCATTTCCCAACCTAAAGCAATAACTTTATCTACAGCATCAAAAAAAGAAAAAAAATCAGAATTTTGAATCAATTCCATTTTTAATTTAGAATTCTTCAAAATACCGACTTTTTTTATATGTTCCAATTTTGGTGGTTTTGGGTATCCATTTGCGGGTTTTGAGTCCCAATCTTCACCTTCACAATTTTTTTCATCACCAAAAATAAATTCATACATAAAGTTACCTTTATAGTCAGAACCTAATTGGTTTATGAAAATTAAATTATTCACTAATTTTACCAGATTTAGTAACTTTAATTTGTTTATTATTCATTTCAAATACTAAATTACCTTTATTAGTTTTCCCAACAAATCTAACGTTATCGTTTTCGTCAAGTAACATAATACTTTTTTTCTCTTGTATTGCAGTTTCACAAAGACGAGAAATTTCATTCATAGTTTTATCTTTTACCTTTTCTTGAATAAATTTCTTTTCTCGTTTGTCAACTTTAAAATATTTTGTTAAAATACTATCAACCTTTGATTCTGTAAACATACCATCCATAATTGATTGTACTTTTTCTTTTGGACTATATCCCATACTTTTTTTCATCATTGTCCCAGCAACATCTGTTGCCATTCTTGATGCTAACTCTGGCCAACTACCTTCTTCCATTTCACTAGTATTATCTGTTGGTAAATCTGTTGGAACTTCAGGAATATCTTCGTCAGTAACGTCAACATCCATTTCATCACCCATGTCCATTGACATATCACCGATTTCCTCATCTTCAAATTTAGCAATAATATCATCCTTATCGTCTTGAGATAATTTGGTTAAATCAATTGCTGATAAAATTGTATTGATTACGTATTTGATATCTTTGTCAGACAATTTATCTTCGTCTTGTAAATCTCTCATTTTTTGAGTTGCCTTACCAAGAAGTTTTTGTACTACTCTAAAAGAACCAGGGATATTTGAGTCTTCAGTGTCACCACTTTCTTCAGAACCCGTGTCATCCATAGGTGGAGTAGGGATTTCTTCAGAACCCATATCATCCATAGGTGGTGTCGGAATTTCTTCAGAACCCATATCATCCATAGGTGGGACAGGAGTTTCATCAGGACCCATATTATCCATAGGTGGGGCAGGAACATTCTCTACCTCAGGTAAGTTTTCGGATGGACTAAAATTTTTTTTTTGTTTTAATACATATTTTGTATCTTCCGAAAATAAAGATAAACCTTTTTCATTACCATAATTTTCATTAAGTTCTTTAGCAATGATATTTAATCTTTTAAGTGCTTGAGAATAAGAACTAAAATATTTTCTTTCTTGGATTGGTTCTCTATAATCAATCGTATTTTCACTTACGGTTGATTTAATGATATAACCATTTTTTTCTCTTACAATATGGTAAGTGTTACCATCCGCTAATAATTTAGTATACTCTGAAGTATTTTCATTGACGTTAGAATTATTTTTATAATTAGCTATTTCAATAATTCTCTTAATTTTGTCGTCTCCTTGAAGTTTCTCACTTCCTAACGGTCTTAAATCTGACATATCTTTATTTTATTTTTACGAGTTTAATCCGTTAAATCCACCTAGGACTACGGAGTTCATTTGGATTACATCCACATTAGCATTATTTGTCCAAATAGCATGATTAACAGTTTTGGCACTAACACCAACATTTTGATTCTCATCATTACATACTATTTGACAATATCTGTAATTTGTTCCTGCTGAAATAGTGTCCCTAGAATTATCACATTCATTACAATCATCAAAAGGACCTGAGGCAAAAATTATTGATGATGAGGGTGTTGTACCTGTTGTTAATTTGGCACACCCACCAAACACACCATTACTATATTGTTGTAATTGAGTGTAGTAGAATTTATCGAGAGTTAAACTCCCGTCAACTGCTTGATTTGAAACAATTACTTGCCCTGAATCACAACCTGAAAATG